CCTGCCTGCCATAACGCAAGGGTGTTATGGCGTAAGCGGTAGTGCGCCTGCTGCGCGGCCTGCTGCGTCATGTGCTTAATCGTGGCCTGCGCCTCGATCAGCGCATTCAGCACCACCGGGAGGATCTCGCCGTCGTCGATCAGAGCTTGCAGATCGGGCCGCAGCTCCAGCACGTCAGCAGTTTTGTCGCACAGGCTGGAAAACATGGAGTCATAGCCTACCGTCAGCCGGAAGAAACTGCCCTCATCGATGCAGGCACGCCAGCAGGCCCGGAAAAACAGCTTTTCCTCGCGGCTCAGCTCGCGCTCATCCCAATCCGGCTTAAAATCTACGTCCCCAGCACGTTTGTAGCCGTGGTTATGCTCTACCAGCTGCGCCAGGCGGTTAATGCGGCGCAGGTGCTTAACGTCTTCGGCATCAACTACCGCTATTTTCAGTGTATGTTGCGTCCCGGTGCTCACCACGGGCCTCCTGTTCTTCTGCATATTTGTTAAGGGCGTTTGTGGCCCACTCGGAAAGCTTTAAGCCCTGTTCGTGGGCCAGACGGATAAAACGGATCTTTTCGGCTGGGGTCGTTCGAACGTGCAATTGCGAATCCAGCGGCTCGGTACCCTTAAGGGCGTTCTTATTGCCGCGCAGCCCTTTATACAGCTCGTTTTTCGGGACTTTCTTGCGTGTCGATCGTGCGTTCATATTTTCTGTTAAGCCTTAAAGAATTTTATGCTGACCCCTCTCGACGCCACGTAGCGGGATCAACTACAGGATCTAAATTATTACAGGATCTAAATCGTTATGCCCACCGAGGGGCGTAGTTAAAAGTTCTGTTGCGATCCGCCTGGGTTAGTAAGCCCAGGCGGGGAATTGCACCGCCCGTGCTGGAATCAGGAAATTTTCGTACACGGGCGGTAATTCTCCTCCGAGGACACCTCCACCATTTCCGCGTCCGGGATGCCGTAGCGTCTGCGTTCTTCGGCGCTCAGCTGGTAGCGCGGCTGATCCTCTTCATCCGGCTCGTCGTCGTCTTCTTCTTCATCGTCATCCAGTTCATCGTCAACCGGATCAGGACGCAGGGTAATGCCCTGGCTGCGTGGCGTTTCAGCGTTCCAGAGCGCCTCTTCTTCCGGCGTGAAGGTCATCATGTGCTCAACGCCACGGCGGGCAATGGTCAGCATCGCTTCCGGCGCGGTTATGCCGTTCTCATCCATCACGCGATTGATCTCCAGCGCTTCGTTGTGCAGCAGCTCCCAGGCGGCAAGGGCGTCCCATAAGGTCGGGTATTCACTTTCGTGGACTTTGGCATAGTTAAGGCCAGTCACGTCGCAGCGGATCAGCAGGCTGCGCTTTTCGTCCTGCTCCAGCGCACGGGCGTGCGCAATATCCAGACGGATAGCCTTGTACTCTTCGCTGTAGACCTCTTCCCATATGTACTGGCGCTTATTGAATTCGATCTGAGTGGTCAGGTGGACTTCTTCGTCACGGATGGCCTGTCTACGTTTCAGCTCAAAGGCCCAGGCTGCGTCGTAGTCCTGAGCGTACTGCTGTGCGAATTTTTCACCGTAAATATCCATGCCCTCGCGGCGGGTCTGAATGGCACGCTGTTCCGGTGTCAGGCCATCGCGGATAATGCCGTCAAACAGATCATCCTCAATCAGCGCGGCGGCGTGCGCAGCCTCGATATCACCCGCCCAAACGTCAGAGTGCAGGCGCTGTGACGCGGCAATGATGAAATCGATATCAACCGGGCTAAGGCAGTATTTCGTCCACATCTGCGGCAACAGGTCAGCATTGCCGATCATGCGGTCGTATATGCGGGCCAGTTCGTGCGCAGACTCAACGGTGCGGCGCTGGGTGACTTCACAGCTCAGGTTAAAGGTAAGCTGTAGCTGGTGTGCATCACCGTTAACAATGGTGACTTTTGGGGCGGCTGGCGCTTGCTCCGCAGCTTTACGGCGACGGGACATTTCCGTACCAGTTTTACCTTCCAGGATACGCAAAGAGGCGCACGTTTCGTTTTTGCCGATGATCAGGCACTGTTCCACCAGCTCCCACATTTCAGCCGTCAGCGGGTTACGGGCGTTATAGAAAGGGTTCGCTACCGGGTTGCGGTACTCGTCATTGCGCAGGCTCTTAACGGTGCTCCCCTCGGTCAGCAGGGAGTGACGGACGTTGTATATAACACGATCCAGAATCCCAATCTGATCGGTGGTCATGTTGCTCAGTGCTTCGTCTACCGCTTCGGCCTTGTTCGCTTCAATGCGGGCAGCGACTTCACCTTTCAGGCTCTTGTACGCCTCTTTAAACGCTGCTGTGTCGTCGATATCGACCCACCAGCCACAGGAATAACCATCTTCGTAGCACGGGCAGGTGTCGCAGTAATCGGCGAATTCAGTTTCACACAGCAGATCGTCCATTGCTTCCAGTTCGGCAGCGGTGGCGTTCTCAATGATGAAATGATGTTTGCGACCGCGCAGCAGTTCCGAGCTACGCACGCCAAATGGTGCGCTGTCTTTCTGGAATTGATCAGAGGAAGAAGTGGTCTGGCGTACAAGTTTCATGTCGGTATTCCTGTTCACTGGTGTCGGTAAGCGCCGATACGCTGGGAGCCTTCGCCCCGGTGAAAAGAATATACGCCAGCTCTAAACGGAAATCAAACCGTTTAGATACACAAACAGTTTAGAGTTAAATAAAAGCCCGCAGAATGCGGGCTTGAGGGGTGAAATATTTTTTTATATCAGCTGAAACTGATTCGAATTATAGAAACTATCTGCTCTAAAATAAAAAATACTGCGCCGCCCAGCGCCATCAGGATCACAGCAACGATGAGGATTGCTTTGTCGTAATCAGGCATAAAACTCCCCCGCTATGCAAAGAGCTGACGCTTCCAGCCCCATGTAATGATCAGGATAAAACATACGCATCATCATCAGCTTTATCACCCGCCAGCAGCCGCTATCTGATTGCAGGCAGCTATCCAGACTGAATGGCCCCGGAATATCCACACAAAACGAGTCCAGCGCTTCCGGCTGCTCGTTCAGTTTCACGTAGCATTTAGCCCGCAAATTCAGGTATTCAGCCCGTTCTTGCGGCTTCTTCAACGGTGCAGCCATTTTTACCATCAGCACCGCCGCCCCCTTTTCCCGCAGCTCATTGCCGATAACGTCACCCAGGCCTGCCCTGTTCAGCACAAGGCGAGCAGGCGGGAGGGTTTCCAGCATACGCATGACCGATTCGGCAATACTTTTGCAATCGTCCCCTGCCGGGAATGAGTGGATTTTCCAGCTGTCATTAAGGCGGTAGGACAGCGTAGCCATGCCTGCATCACCCATAAACAGGCCAATATCTATAGGGTTAACGCTGCTCATCAGTCGTCCTCAAGGCAACAGTTGCCACATTCAACATCATCCCCTGCGTCACACTGGTCGCATTTTTCGCTACCGCAGTGCGGGCAGCTCGTCACATACTCGGCGTCGTCATTGCCGCAGCCGTTACAGCTTTTCTTTTCGTTCACTGGTTGCTTCCATCCACAGTGGCAGTCGTGGCATTCGCCATCTCCCCCCATCAGGTAATTACCGCAATTATCGCAATACAGCTTTTTAAGGCTCATAGCGTCCCTTACTACTCAATTAGCCTGCTGGTGGTTAAGCAGGTTCAGTGCGCCAATAACCCGGATCGCATAGACGTCCACTGGCTCTGGCCCAAAATGCGGATGCGTGATGGTTTGCAGCTCGTACCCGGCATACTCCAGCACCAGGCGGCGGGCGGCGTCCTCACGCTTCGGATAGCCGAGGGTGATCACCAGCTGGTCATAGTGTTTGTCCACCAGCCGAGCGGCCCAAAACGCCGTCCTGAGACGGTACTCAAACAGCTTTTCCCCGGAGGCCATCTGCTCGAAATACTCCCGCTTAACGGGGAGCGTCAGCGTCCGGAGGCTTTGCGGCTGCTTCATGCTGGTAAAGCCTCTACAGCGGGCATAAGCAGGCCTGCCTTGCGGATCCAGTCTGCAACAGCCTCAAATACAGCCTCTTGCGCTTCACTTTCTCTCCTGAAATGGGTAGCCGTCTTTTTGAGGCCAGGCAGATACGCGTAAGCGGCGTATTTGCGCTCATCGTTACGGCTAATCGTCATGTCATAGGACACGATGCCTACGCAATAGGTACCGAGCATCAGGCATTTTCGCGGCGATCCGTAGAGCTGTTTAGCGGTCTTCCAGTACAGCATTACTTATTCCCCTTCCGGAGCAGCTTGTAGCTGCGCCCACATATCGTGCAGCGGGCGGACATTGACCCGCTGCGGGTTTGTTTCAGTGTTGCGCGTTCGAGCTTGCAGTGCGGGCAACGTTCATGCTGGCAACGTGTTGCCATCCGGCTGTTGATCTCTTGCTTCAATTTGTCCGGCATTGGCGCGTTGGGGCGGCGTGGTAGCTTTATCCCCAGCGCGGTAGTGATTCTCCGGTACTCCTGGCGGATCCATGCACCGCCCGGCTCCAGATCGAGACCATCCCCGATCATGTCGCCCAGGCGAACCAGCTGGCTGTGAAGGCGAGCCTCGGTCTCTTTATCGAGCTTACTCACAGGCGTTTTTTCCGCTCAAACTGGAATTGTTCTTCAAATAACGCGGCATGTTCATCGCGCTCATGACACAGCTGGTCATACTCGGCTTTGACGTCGGCAGGCCATTTAGCCCAATCCGGCCCGTACTGCTCGGGAATGGCAGCAATACGCTTGAAGCGCTCGCGTTGCGGGTTTTTGAGCGCGGAAGCGTTACCCAGCGAGGAATACAGCTCATCAAGGCTTTTGGCCCCCTGAATGCTGGCAATGAGATCTGCGGCAGATTTAGCCATGATGGTTCCTATAAGACGCGGGTAACGCGCATTGATAATTGAGGGGGTTCGCCCTCGATGACGATCAGCGCCTTTTTCAGCTCGATCTTGTAACCCAGGCGGGTGGCAGTCGATTTCAGGCAGGCCTGTTCGCGGGGGTACTCGGCGTCGGCATACGGCACAAGCAGAATGGAATCGCCGATTTCTAAACCACGGATTGCCTCGGTGCGACTGGCGTGGTTTTGGATTTGCTTTTTCATACTTTGGCCTTAGCCAGCGCTTTGCGGATTTTGGTGATCTGGCCCTCGGTGCTCACAAAGCCGTTATGCGGGTGACAGGCGCTGAAAGTGCCGTCTTTCTCTTCGGTGTAACCACCAGCCAGCTCGGCGAGTAATGCCTCGGCCTCTTTCAGTGCGGCGATGGCGCGGTCACGCAGCTGCTCACGGTGCGCCTTTACCACTGCGCGAGCCGGTTCTACCGCAGTAATCTTGTTGGACATATAACCCCCCAGGTTATCGAATAGGCGGCACCATGCCGCCTCGGTTGAGCATATTACTCCGCTCTAAACTATTTTTAAACTGTTTAGTTACACAATCGGTTTAGATCTGATAATAGCGAAATAATTTAATTTAAGACGATACCTGTTACGCCTTTTTTTCATAACCCATAGTGATTAAAAAGGACAAGTTTCGGTTTGCATCAAGGTCTATAACAAGTGAGCTTCCGGTCGGTTTGACGAGCCAGGTTTCGTAACCCGGATAGTGTTTATTCAGCGTCCGGCGCACCATTTCTCGCATGGAGATCGCCGCGTTCCGGTACCGCTCACGGGTCGCCGTACGCCAGCACCCATTATCGGCGGTGTAATTGTACTTAATCAGTAGGCGCACCATTTCGAAAATGCGACGGTCGCAGGCCTCTTCGCTGTCTTTCTCAACGACGAACATAAACGGTTTCATGCTACTGCCTCATAGGTTGTGCCGTCGGCGATTAGCACCAGACAGCGTTGATAAAGGTCTTCCTGCGTGCCGTTCAGGCGCTCCCATTCACGTTTACCACCGTGTTTGCCTGCGGCATGGAACGGAATCAACCACGGGTGCGCCCGGCGGATCTCCACGGGGGCCAGCTCCTGATGATGCCAGGTGCACAGCGGGAGCTGCGTTTCGTGTGCGCCCAGCACAGTGCGCCCGTGCATATGGTGAAGGCTGATAACGTGGCTCACCTTCCCGTGCGCCAGGCAGGCAATACACGGCAGCTTAGCCAGCTGGTCAGCAAGGTTGCGCTCATGCGCCAGCGGTGTACGCCCTTTCAGGCCTCGCGTGCTGGTGCGCTTCGCTGGTTTGCGCTGCGGCTGTTTGGGGGGCTTGGGATCTATGCGGGCCAGCGCCGTTAAGCGCGGGTCTTCCGGCAGCTGCGGCAGGCTCTCGTTGCTGTAATCGTCTATAGAATCCTGCTGCGCGATGGTGGCTGTGCGAAATTTATCGGCCTGCTTCTCTCGGGCGCGTGCGGCGTAGCGCTGCTGACGTACGCTCTGCTTTTCGCGTTGCTCGCGCTGCCACTCCGGATCGGCCTGTTTGGCCCGCTGTTTGGCGCGGGCACGCTCCTGCATCGCCTGTTGTTGGGCGTAACGTTTCTCGATCTGCGCGGGCGTCAGCTCTTTCATAGCAGATCGCCCGCTGTAAGAGGCTTCTGGAGCAAATCAGCAGGCACGTCGCACTTCTGCGCAACGCGTGGCGTGATACCAAAGCGTGATTTAAAAGCGCGGCTAAATCCCTGTTGGCAGGAATAGCCGCAGATAGCAGCCGCGTCGTTAATAGAGCTGTTGGGATGCCGCCGCAGGGCAATGGCGCATTCTGATAATCGCCGGGCAATGATGTACCCCTTAACCGTGGTGCCGGTAATGGCGTGAAAAACTCGCTGAAAGTGCCATTTTGAATACCCTGCCCGCTCGGCAATCATATTAACGGTGAGGTCATCGGCAAGGTGCTTCTCGATCCAATCAATCATGGAGCAGACCATATCGCGCTGCATATTAGTTCGGGGTTGAGTCATTTTTGAGCCTTATCATTTTGTGCGACGTGGTGAGTGTACGCGGCTCTAAACCGAAAGTGAATACGTTTAGATACACAAACGGTTTAGATCTGATAAGAACGAATTAAATGAGCATATCGCCGGGTTCGCTGCGAGGTATAGCGTCGAGCATGCGGGAGTATCGAGTGACGTCTCTGCGGTATTGCTTAAGCTGTTTGGCCTGCTCGGCGTTCTGAGCTTTGAGGCTGGTAATTTCACGGGCGTTGGCCCGCTGCTGCTGTAGCAGCGCATCCGGATCACCGACCCGCTTAAACATGTAGGCCAGCATGTTGAGTTCTGTTACCTGGTCGGCTTTGTGCTTCCACTGTTCCTCTATCCAGCCGCCGTGGTAGCCCTCTGAAATATGGCAGCAGGCTGCGCCAGCCATTATCCGGCAGTGGCCCCGGCTGTTAACCCAAATCAGCCCCCAGCGCTCCGGCATATCCTCCACGGTCAGCAGCCCTTCCGGGCACATGTAATAACGGTATGTCCCTACTCCGCCCTGCTGGCGGTGCGGCTTGTGTTTGTCCCGGAGGAAGTCCGACCGGGATACCTTGACCTCCACCAGCACGGAGAAGGGACGCCAGCCCCAGGAGTAGCCCCACGCATCACAGCGTTCGGTACCGCTGGTGTCGCTGACCTCCTGAAAGGCTACATGACACGACGCCCCTTTAGAGGACGCCGCACGAAGCAGCCAGCGCACCGCTATGGCGTTTAGCTGGCTATGGGTGTGTGTTACCTTCACTTTTGGTTTAAGTCTCTCAGCGCGTCGTGTGCATCGCACAGGAGGCGCGTATACGACAGCTTCTGCTTATCCAGCACATCTGCCATCTTGTTGGCCTTATCAGCAATATGCTCCAGCAATTCCTTTTCACTCTGGAAAATGTCGTACTTCTCATGGGTCATGACACTACCATCTTTGCTGTAGTTTACTTTGACGCGGTAGCCCTTCGGCGTTTCTTTCATGACTTCATAGCATCCAATATAGGACTTGAGTTCGCTTGCCATGCCCATACCCGTAAGCAGCCCTTTGCGAACTACCCAAATATAATCAGTCATTGTTGGCCTCCAGCATTTCCGGATTAAATCCCAGCGCTTCGCAGATAGCGCGGACGCGGGCAGCAGACCCGACGTCATAGCCTTTGTCATAGGCGTAGTTAATTTCGCGGAGGATGGCCTTTACCTCGGCAACGGACAGCACCGGGGGAAACAGGTATTGTTCCTCGCCCTCTTCGTCCAGCACCTGAATAACGTCATACGGCGCGGCATCGCCTTCACGGCGGGTAATTTTATGAATGGTAGCGGCTTCGATATTGATCAGCTTATGGCTCATGTCGGTAATCCTTTTTATTTTTTTGAAGCGGTGCGGCAATCGTTCAGGAACGTGGCGATCTCTTCTGCGCTGGCGTGGGCCACCGTCTCAGAGCACTCGTCACAGCCGAGATAAAACAGCCCGGAAACGTCTTTCGTTGTTAACCTGCCCTGCTGCACCGTGTTGTGAATGGTCACAGCTGGTGCCCAGGTCAGGGATTCGCTACCACACTCCGGACAGGTGGCAATGTTGCCGGGCATTTTCACGAAACGCGCTGGCGCTGTTTGGGTGGCGCGATAAAGCGCAACAGGCTCTTTTAGCCTGTCGGCATGCCGGGGTTCGTACACCATGCCGTGTTTATCGCCGTCAGTGAATCCGAAAGGCTGGGTATTCAGTTCAGGGATCTGCTGCTCTGCCTGCTCAAGGGCATCCAGCGCCGCTTCGGCAATATCTTTCATCTGCTCAGCGTTGCCGTGACTCGCTTCGTCAAAGCGCTCCCACAGGCGCGTATGTTTTTTGCGATAGTCAGCCATTATTTTCCTCCAGAATGGCACTGCGGCAGGCCGTCCATATTACCTGTGCGTCTGCCTCGCATTCCACGAATCCACCGCATTGCTCGTAAATCACGTTATATACCGGGCGTGGGACGATATCCGGTGCCGTCAACGCTGCCAGTGCTATTTCCAACACGCGTTTATTCATTAACGCTTCATTGCGGAGGGCATCGTTAACCTGTGAATCTGGCTTTATACGCGCTGCCTTTGCGGTGATGTGCGCTATCAACTGCTCTTTGGTGAAAGAAGCCATTATTTAACCTTTAAATTAAGGTGCTCTGATTTATTTAATTCAAGCAACATATCTTTTTCGCAATCATCAAGCCCCGAAATATCTGCGTTTTCCAAATTGGCTTCACGAATAACATCGGCTGCTATTGTTTGGTGATCGTGAAGTTCGCAAATAAGATATGCCGCATAGAAAATACCCCGCTCAAATTCACTCATTATGCTTTCTCCGGGGTGCGCTCCGTACTTACTTTTAGGGTTGCAGCTGCTTCGCGGCCCGCGTCGGTCAGTTGTACGCGGTAGAATTTCACAGGCTCCTGCCCGCGATTCAGCGTAAATTCCACCAGCCCCATGCGATACAGCACGGGGACGCTAGGCGCGTTCACGTCGTCATAACCAAACGAACGGCGCACGTCTGGACGGCGTTCAAAACCTTTTTTCCCGTTGCCCTGCATCATGTACTTAGTGCCGGAATTCATACGGCGCAGGGTGTAGATCTGCGCGTCGGTCAGCGGTTTATTTTTCGTTTTAACATTCATCTGCGTAATATCTTTTCCAGCACGCCAGGACACTATCGAGTAGGCCCAGCTGCGAATTTAACGTTTCAAACACATCCAGCATCGGCGCGTCTATGTGGCTGTTTTTCGGCTGCGCGATAAAAGGCGGCGGGTCGGTAACAAGGCTTATTGCCTGCTTCCCGGCGCTGTAGTCCACCAGCCAGCGAAACTCGATAGCCAGCAGGTCATTACCGTCAAGCAGGCGGGTTGACCCCAACATTTTCCTGTCGAACGTGTCCCACTTGAGCACGTTAAAACCCCCGACCGGGTACCACTTCATGACGTCCGGCTGATACAGATCTGAAACGAAAAAGTTAATCGGTGCCGATGGCGCTGCACTGATCTCCGTTTCCATTAGCCACACACTCCCTCTACTGGCTGGGGGAAATCTATGGTTTCATCGAAGCCCCAGCCGTTCTCTTTCAGGATGTTAATCAGGTCGCCTGGTTTCTTATTGATCGCTTCGCTGTGCGTAAGGTCGTACAGGAAAACATTGTTATCGCCTATGGTGTAAAAACCGAGGCGCTCAGACGGGCAGCGGTCAAGAACGGCTTGCAGCTCGTCTACCCACTTCTGTTCTGCTTTGGTCAGCTTCTTACCCTTCGGATAGGCCATTATTCGTCTTTCCCTCCGCTAACCTTGCTTACCGGGATCGCCGTCCAGGTGCGTTTCGGCCCCATGCAGTGACACGTTGATTCGTGTTCATCCACTGACAGAGCGCCGCAGTCATCGCACTCGTAAATAATGAAATCTGGCGCGGATGACCGACCTTGATTTAAGAGCAATCTTTCCGGCAGCTCCACGCCGGACATATCGACCACAGAGCGGGTAGACGGGGGGATCAACGGGGTGATCACCTGCTCCAGCACTTCACGGGGTACGTCAAGATACGGTTCGAATTTATCCCTCACGTTAGCGCCGAGCGCACCGGCGATTTTTTCCATCGCCGCTTTAACGTCAGGCTGCAAGCTGAGATTCACATTTTCCAGCACATTTTCATCCTGGCACCGATCAAAACCCACATAAAACGCGGATTCCTGCTCGCTGCACGGGTTGCTAAAGAACGTCAGAGTATTTTCAGCCCAATCCCGGTCAAAGCCCGGCATCACTGGCAGAGAGGCTACAACCTCGTTCGGCAGCGCATCGATGTATTCCAGCGCGGCGCGGGCCACTTCTACCAGTTCGTTATTCGTCTTCGCCATTTTGCTCAGTTCCGTTTTAATGAGGTTTCGTAGGCATAATTAAATGCCTCGTTTTGGGTCGGGAAATTCTTGTCGGTGTAGTCCACCCATTTTCCTTTGCGGAGGATCTTGATCCACCAGCGCCCCTCATAGTGGTAAATCAGCCGGGCATCCATCAGATATGGAGTAAACGGAGGGGTTAACTCACCCTCATCCAGCATCACAAAAGGAATGCCGCCGGAGGTAAATGTCTGCATTACCGCGTTCTCGTCACGACAGATCCAATCTCCAGCATAAACTCACCATAATGTTGGTCGATCAGCTCTTGATTCCCGTTAAAGTAAAATTCCAAATCTCTTGCTGGCTTTATAATTAGTGGTTCAATGCCAAATTGATCTGCCGTAATGTCGATCACAACCACCTCAGACGGCATCCTAACCTCAACCCAATAATGACCATGACCGACACCACAGATGTAGAATCCACCATCACCCTTGCCATCTCCTCCACGAACTACCGATGCATACTGAGTAAACTGGCTCACCATCGTATGAACCAGGTGAGCACCATAGAGGCAGGTGCCTTTGGTATTGTCTTTATTCATGTAGCGTAGTAGTGCTTCTTGCAGAATATTCCTTGCCATCAGGGCAATTTCTTCAAGCTCCTTCATTTTTTTTCTTCCAGTGCCGCCAGTGCGAGCAATTCAAAACTTTCAGGTCGCATATGGCTTATTTTCACCTGCACGCCGCAGCACTGGCAGGCATCGCTAACAAACTCCAGACCACTGCGCGACCCTTTAACAGCCCGGATTTTACCCGGCGTTCCGGCTGGTAATGTCGCCCAGCCGTTAGCCGTTTCGCGCACCAGCTTCACACTCGCACCGTTCCATTCATACAGGCGCTTAGGTGGTTTAATTGTCATTGCTATCCTTCACCATTTCGCCGACTTCTTTAATGTCGTACAGGTCAAAATCGCCATCGTTTTCGATACCCAGCTCACGGCAGGCGGCTTTCACTTCGTCAGCCGTCACACGGTCGCCCAAAATTTCGCGCCCGGCACACCAGCCAGCGATAAGCGCGGTTTGATTTGCTGATAAACGGGTCATTATTCCTCTCCCGATTTATCTTCCAGCGCAGCCAGGCGGCTGATTTCTTTCACGCCCAGGCGAGTCGCTACGCCCAGCGCAGCGGCTTCCAGCTCGGCTTTGCCACTGGCAACAATCTTGTCCATGTTTTCCTGGATCAGCTCAGAGGTGAAAGCAAGGTTGCCAGGCAGGTTATTGACGGCGTTGGCAAGGCCGGAGTAAACGTCCGCCAGCTCTTTCTTGCCCGCCTTACCCTTCGCCACCAGCGCCGCCAGCGCGTCCATATGCTCCTGAATCCGCTTGAGCTGACGCTCAGTCGCCTCTTTAATCTGGCGGTCGTAGCGCTCGCGCACGCTCTCGGTATGCCCAATCAGCGGCAGGCGCTGGTAGCCCTCAGTGCGGATCGCGTTCAGGGTGCAGGGTACGCCGTCACCCATGCCAAAGCTGGTGATCATCGCGGCCCACTGCGCCGGAGACAGGGAGACAGATAGCAAGGTGCCCGAGCGGCGATCACGGCGGTGACGGATAACGCCGTCGTTCTCTACCTGTTCAGCCACATGAAACGACATGGTGATCACTTCCTGGTGAGACAGATCGGACGCATACAGGCGAGTGCCCGTGGAGTGCGTTCGGTTTACGGATACCATCCCAAAGGCCGGATGACGTGTGACAGTGCCACCTCCGGCTGCTTCGTCATCTTCGATAGTGGTTGGTGTGACGGTTTCGAGTGCCATAGATTCCCCAGGTTCATTTTTGAGCGGGTTTTTGTCGCCCGGTCATCTTAATCTTTTTTTTCCGCTGCATCACAAGCGGCATCCAGTACGCTCTGCATCCATTCCGACATTTTCATGCCGGATTTCATGGCTACTTTCACGTAGCGATTTTTGCGGGAAGGTGTTACCCGCATATGCAGCTGCATAGAGGCGGGTTCTTCTCCGCGCACGGCGTTGGTATTGCCGCGCATTTTATCTTTTCTCGTCATTCTTTTACCGGAAGTGAGTCGCGTAACCAGTTCTCGTAGCGACGGCGCATTAGATAGGCGCTACCTGGCGAGGTCTGATACAGGGCGCGGCGTTGTTCGCTGCCGTCCGCCGCCGTCCAGCATAAGTGTGACCATTTAAAGACGTACCCCCATTCGACACGCGGTGTGCATCCAGCAGCACGCACCTTTTCCACCAGAGCCTGAAAATCAGCTTTGCTCATTGGCATGCCGTCCGGCGTGCCGCAAGCACCTTCCTCATCGGCTTTGCTCTGCATACCGTTCAGAATATCCGCCAGGGCGTTTTCTTCATCGGTAGGCTCACGGTCAGGCCCGAGGCGAATCACATCACCCGCCATCACTTCCGCGCCGTTATTCAGCACGATAACGCCAGTGCGGGGGCACGTCTGGCTTCTCGGGGTACCGTTGATGGAGCGGGTGAAAGTGGTACGGAATGTTTGAACGGTGAAAATCTTCGCGCCTACCAGGACTTTTTCGTCCCGCTGCATATCTTCGGCGATAGCGGCGTGGTGCTCAGCCATGATCTGATCCATCCAGCCCTGATAGCGTGCAGCCATGCGCTCGGTGCTGTAGCTGTTGCAGGAGTAAACCTGCTCAACCTGGTTTAAGTCGTCCTTACCCGCAAATTCGATGAGGCCAATTTTGCCGACGTTGGTGGTGCGAAAACGTGGTTTAAAACCGTTTTTAAGGAGGGACTTGATAGCAGCAAAGAAATCAGCTTTTAACATCGGTTTCATGGGGTAAATCCTTTGAAAGCCCGGAGCCGCCGGGGCGGTCGGCGCTGTTGTGCGCCGAGATAATTAATATGCTCCTTTTATCTCTATTTGTCTACACAAACAGAGATGTTTTATTCTTCCTGGTTTACCTGCCGTAGCGCGGGTGCGGTTTTATCAATGGGGCAGCTTTTCTGGCTTTGTTACTCTTCGATCCCGTGGAAAGGTGCGTTGTTCGCGCCATCGTTCATTGCCTGCACGCCCAGCTTCATGAAACGGCGGAAATAGGTGTTATCGGTGATCTCCAGTTGCTGCGCGGTAGAAAGTACGTACTGGCGCACTTTGTTCTGATTCAGCTCCTGGCCCTCATAGGCCATGCCAGCCTGGTAGAACTTGTTAAATACCTTCGCCATATCGTCCTGAATCACTTGAACGCGAAGGGTGTAGTAACCGCGTGTATCAGCTTTTTCCTCTTTGGCTACCTGCGCGACAAAATCGCCCATGTAGGCTTGTGCCGCGTCTTTGCCATAGTCAGCAAAGGCATTGAACGAGAAAAGGGATGATGAAACCAGGATCGCAGAGGCAATAAGGGGGCGAATTTTCATGATGTATATCCTTAAATATCCCAGGCCCGTCGGGATCCCGCCGGGATGGTCGGCGCTAATCAGCACCAAAATGGACAATATGCACTCGCACCTGATTAATGTCTACACAATCAAAAATAAACTAAGGATTTGTTTTCCTTATAACAAAAAACCCGCCGAAGCGGGGTCTTTGACTTTCTGCGAAAAAAGTGGGTCGATAGGAGCAAGCATTACCTATCCCAATGTGCGCCACGCTGGCGCACATTAAGCTATTAACGCCGACCAGCAAAGGAGCTGGAGCTACTCCGGAAACTGCTGGTGCTGCTACGGGAGCTGTAAGACGGCTTCGCGCTGTAGCTGGTTGAACTACCCCACCCTTTCGTGGTGCTGGTGCTCCAGGTGCGGGATTTCATCGCTGACGCAGACGGAGCGCTCACGGTATAGCTGCGAGGGCTGGTTGTCACGGGTTTAGCCACCGGAGCCGCAGCGGGCGCATGGTAAACGTTCGTGACGTTATTTACCACGGTACGGCTGCTGGAGCTATTCCGGTTGCTGCGATTGACGTATGCAGATGACGGCGCATCGTGGGAGGCAAGTTGAACCGTGTTACGGCTACCGCTCATGATGTGATGCAACATAAGGTAATCCATCATGGACAAGTGATCGCCGGACTGAGCTGGCACGTTATTCACTATGACAGGTTGTGGCACTGCCTGAGCCTGCACAGGAGCCGCAGGGGTGACAACCATACCCTGAGCGGCCTGCGGCTGTTGCGCGGCATATACCGGCTGCTGGTCTGCGTCGTCGGAATCGTCGCAATTGGTCAGTGCCACCAGCGATACGGCAGCGAGAGCTGCTACGGCGAACCAGCGGCGTTTAAACGGGCTATTTCCAATGTAAACGGTCATTAGGTGCCTCAATGGTTAAACGGTTCTGCACCAGGGGCGGAGTGCGCGAGCCGCCCTGGCCTGATTGTGATCGATAGTAACGATGAATGAATGCGCACCAGATCTCTCCTGGCACAGAGGATTGAGGCCGCTCAATCCTGTATGTCAGGTAAAAAAACGCCCATCAGCGAGATGGGCTAAACTACACACAGCAATTTGGATGTAACTCAATATTGAAGCAGTGGCACCCCTATACCTTGAGCTACTAACTCTAAACGATTTTTGGATCTAAGTCTTCCACTACTTCTATATTTTCCTGGTCTTTAAGCCAGAGTAGATGATAAGGGCTGCGCGGATCGCTGGGTTGGTACTGCGGCTCTGGTTTTAGCGGAGGGAACGCCCCCGCTGGCGGGCGCTGGCCCGGCTGCGCAGGAATCGCCGATTTGATAGTTTTTCCGGCATCTCTCAGCTCTAAAGTGATTACCTGCTGATTGCCGTCAGGTGTATCGATTAACGCGGGAGCGGCTTCTTTCGGGGTCTTCTCGCCTTTATCCGACATGTCAGCGATGTAACAGGCCAGCTCCATTCCGGCACGAAAGGCTTCCAGCGCAAAGCGTATCCCATCGGAGTCCGGTTCATGAGCGTCATGCGGCGACATGCCCGTCGTTTCGTCGTCGCTGACTAGCCAGTGAACAAATAGTGAATCCACGCTGGAAGGCGTGGCCTTCTCTTTCCACTCGGCAATTTTCGCCACTATATGCCGCTCCCAGGCTGCTGGTTCTGCTCCTGCTGCGGCCTCCACCAGCCGTTCTAATTTGTTCAATTCTTCTTCTCCAGTTGGTTTGTCTCTATGGTTGGCAGGCTTACGCTGGAGCACGCTCCATCAGCGTATCGTGCTCCTTCTTCATCAGCTGCGGCCTCGGCGGTTTTGATAACAATATGGATACCGGATTTACCTGCTTCATCGAGTAATACGCGCTCTAACGCACGCTCATAACGACGGTGCTGGAATACCCCTTCAAACCAGAATTCCGGATCAGTGGATACAGGGAGGGTGACGGTCACGCGCCCCAGGTGCAGATCTTTGACTTGCTCACGCAGCCCGGCGATCTCCGCATCTTTCTGGCCTGCCTCTGTCTTGAGGCAGTCGCACCTGTCAAAAGCCACCAGCAGATTTGTCAGCAGCTTGATAATGTGCGCCGGGCTGCACGCAGAAATAAAACGTGCGTCTTTCTGCGTCTGTTCGGCGTTGCGCCAGCGGGCAGAGTTCAGGCGGGCCAGTATGTAACGGATAAGCCCGCCGTTTTCCCCACGCACCACGGCATGCAGCGTTGGCTTGCCGTCCTCTGCTCCATTACAGTCCATATCCCACATGCCAGGCGTGGCCTGTCTGGCAAGGGTCAGCATCTTCGTGACTTGCTCCAGAATTTCGGCCCGCGATGTTACTTCTACGCCGCCCTTAATCATGCCTTTGGCTCCGGGGCGGCGATCAAGTTAGCCGTCTCCAGCTCGGGCAGCTTGCTCAGTGACGCGGTGAAATCGTCCAGGCGCTCCACCAGCTCGTCACGCAACATATCGCGGGCTTCGTTCCGGTCTTCTGCCTTGTCGAACATACCGACCTCCCACATGCATTGCGCCATATCGAAAAGGGAGCACATCCAGAGGTCTGCTATCACCTGTTCACGCACCTGGGTTAGCAGCGTGTCGCCCGTTTTGCGGATCGTCCTCCGGAGGGCGTACAGCTCGCCCAACAGTACATGCAGGCGTTTATGCTCAATGGTATTGCCCTCATAGGAGGCGGTACGCATCAGGGAGTGATAATGCGCCGTCACCAGGTCGATACCGGATACCACGTTGCGGGCGTAGATAGCATCCAGCGCAGCGTGTTGCAGCTGCGGCAGCAGCACGTAATCGCAGAATTTCTCAATATGATCAGCAAGGCAGTCCTCTTTCGTGGCCTCGCGCTCGTCGGTCATGGTGGCTTTCTGCATCACGATGCCCCAGCAGACCCTATCCGTTTCCTCGCTCCAGCCGTCGCACGCCTCACCACGGTAATAATCAATCGCGGCATCTGCGGCCTCGATGGCCTTCTCCATCGTCGGAAATTCTTCATAGCCCGAGTCAGAGTCATAGCAGAAAAAGCCTTGCGGGCCGGAGCGCAGCTGCACGGATTCGGCGGTAAGCCGTTCTATGTGCGCCAGCAGGTCTGCGCCTGCCGGGCATTGGGTCATCACGCGGATCTTGTCCAGGGTATCGGCGTCGCTCATTTTCGTTTTCATCGCAGTCATTATTTTTTATCTTCGCCGTGTGCATAGGTCAGGTTGATGAATTCACTAAAAGTCACTGAGCGCTTAAGGCAGTCCACCCAGGCCAGCTCCTGTGCGGTCGCTTCGGTTTCCAGACGGATAAACACATCCGTCAGACGTTCATCAAAGATGCCTTCCACTGGCTCATAGCCGCCATTCGGCCCGCGTACGGAGCGCAGAAATTCTTTATCGCGCAAATTGCCGATCATCTGCTCTATGTAGGAGAGCGAAAAGCCCGTGATTTCCGACAGTTTCACCGCAGTGATGGGTTGAGCGTTATAGTGCTTCTTGATCACTGACATGATGAGTAATAAGGCATGAGTTTTGCGGCTGAAAATCATGGTGTAATCCCTTCTTTTTTTTCTGGTGTGATAACGATGTAACCCTGATAAAAATCCGGCTCTGCGCCGCAGTCACAGCGGCTGACTGGCTCGGCGTAGATGCCCTCGCATCCCTTGCAAATAAATACCGCCCTCCCATTTTGTTTGTTATTTGGTACCGGGAAGCCGAGATCGCGGGTCATCTGCTCAAAAGCGGCGTTGCTTTCGGCAAGTTCCTGGATAGTCATCGCTTCGCGCTCCTGGTGATATTTGGCGCGGCGAGTCAGAGAGAGGAAAAGTGCAGTTATTGACACGCCCGCGTGCAGGCGTATACCCGGATGCAGCTCAACCAGGCACGGCAGTTTATCCGGATAGGTGTGCTTTTTGTCATCAAAAGCCTTTTTGCCGCCGTCGCGCCGCCAGGTCAGCGGGAAGCCGTCCGGCAGGATCCACAGGTGGCGCATATTCGCCACGTTCACGATATCGTCCCGGCGCGGGTAGATTTCTACACCGTCGCGCTCGGCAAAGCCCAGGCTGTCTTTAATGGCCTGGAGATCGTCCCAGCTAATTCCGGCGTCCCAAACAGGCTCACCGTTCTGGTAAGAATAACTGGTGCGGTTGACGGTCATCCGGACAGTGCCCTCGCGCTCCTGTACGAGCTGGACAAAGTGCGTGGATGAGCGGTATACGCCGATCCGGTACTGGTCATCCTGTCCCAGCGTGTGCGCAACGGGTACCAGTTGAAACTGGAGATCAACAGGTGGCGCGATCCGGCATGCCGGGGCCAATGCGCGGGTCTTGTGGATATTGAAGACCTCCAGCGCGTCATGGATAAGCATTGCATACTGCTTTTTAACGCCAGCCTCATCCAACGCCTTAAGCGCGTCGGTGAGAGAATTTTCCATCGCAGCAATCGAAACGGTGTCGGTTTCCGTCATCGTGATGGCTTTGCGAAGGCTCGCTAAGGCCTGTCGTACCTTACTTTTCATCATTCCAATCCCCCGTGCAATACGTGGGATTGAGAATATTACAGATCTAAACGCAATTCATTATGTTTGGAGGGGTGACAATAAAAACGAGATTTTATGCGGTTTTACAGTGGGAATTAGAATTAATGTATCAAAATAAAAATGGCGTAGATAAAACTAAATCATACGCCAGATCTAAATCTTTTTTATTTGAGCAAACGATCAGCTACGGTCTCAACGGCACGCTCCACCAGCACAGTGATGATGTTATTCAGGACGCTGGCGCGGGCCTGGCGGTGCGGGCTGTTGGTATCGTTCCAGGCGCTGCTCTGGTCATCGCTCCCGTGGGTCATCAGCTCCGGATCGATATCCATCGGCAGGGCTACATGACGCTCCGGCAGCACTGGCAGCTCCTTAACGGCATCAAGCTTGCCTTGCAGCTCATCAACTTTGGCCTGCAATTCGGTTTTGTCTTTGACGTGCTGGTCTGTCTCGGTTTGCAGCTGGCTTTGCAGCTGGAGCACCAGCGCATTCAGGCGGGTTAATTCGGCAGTCTGTTCAGTGCCGTCCTGTGTGGTCTCTTCTTTTTTAGTGGTTCCTGCCATGATAATTTTCCTGCGGTTTGGTATGAGGGCCGTAGGGTAAGAAAAGTAATTTAGCGAGCGCAACAAAAAAGCCCCCGAAGGGGCTTTGTCATTTTGTCAGCTGGCTGGCCTGCGTCTTTGCCATATCTACCAGCAGGTGTGTCGTTCGGGTCAGGTCGCACAGCATTTGCAGCACGCCCTGATGATCCACCCGGCATAGCCCCGGCACGGGCCTGAATGTCTCCGTGGGCTTCCAGGTCATATGACACCTACTAAATACCAGTGCGTCAGGGTTAAGTGCGCGATAGGCCTGTATATCGCGTTTTGCGGCGCTCTCCGCCCTGTTAAACAGCTTTTCCACATACTCGCGCTGACAGTGCCCGTACACGACGATACAGGCCTCTACCACGCACAGCCGGAGTGACAGATCCGGTGCTGGCAATTCGGTCATAACAGCGTCGTCGCAAATGCGCAGACGGTCAGAATGCTCCAGCCCGCGCAGGCCAGCGCAAACATAAGCTGAGCACGTCGGTTATGCAGTTGCCGCCACACAAACCAGCTGTTGCCGATTGTCGCCGCCAGCAGCACACAAACAATCAACTGAATCATGCCGCGACCTCTACGTTCTCTTCCGCCCGGTCATCTTCGCCAAAGTCATAAGTACCCTGGCGGATCTGCTCCAGTATTTCTTTTTCTTTTTTCAGCTCTTTGGCCTGGCGGTCAGCGCACTGCTCGGCAAACGGCGCTTTGTCCAGGTGCGGTGCGCCGTTATCACGATCCCAGCGGGTAATATAGGCGCGGCAGACTTCACGGATTTGGTTCGCGTCCGCTTCCGTGATGCCTTCCAGATTGCACAGCTCATATTTGAACTTCGAATTCAGGTGCGCCAGGTCGGCCAGGCCACCCGCAACAAGGTTAAGTCGCACCTCTTCCGGCAGCTCAATCAGCTCCATCACAGACAGCTCACGCGCCCACATGCAGCGCTCGTGCAGCTTCGGGTTGAATGTCTCGATCCTGTCCATGAAGTAGTCTTCCACGGTCTGATCCATGTTTTCAGGCCAGTGGTCTTTTAGTTCCGCAGGCACATCACAGATAGGCACGCCCAGCTCGGTAATGCTGTAGGTCATGCCGTAGCCCCGGTTGCAACGGGCCATCATGTGACAGTCCAGATTGTTGATATAGCGGATATCGTCAAAGGACTTCGCGGCGCGGAGCGGAATATTCAGCTCATAGTTAAAGACGTGCAGGAAAAATTCGATATCGTCATATTTCGGGGATACGAATACCTGTTTAGCCAGCAGCATTTCACCGTCGCCCAACGTCATACGGCGGGTCAGGTAGTCCACGCCTTCATTCAGATACGCGTTGCGCGCCTCACTTTTCGCATAGCGTTTCTTCATGGCGATCAGCTCAAGCTGCAAACGGCAGTTGTCGGCGGACAGCGTTTTCTTTTCGTTGGTTAGTGTGGTGTTTTTTTCGCGGGCCTCGGCGAGGCGTTTTTTCAGCTTCTCCGGCTCCATCGCTCTGAGGTCTTTCAGATCGTTCTTAACCTGGCGGAAATCGGAGAGCAGTGTAAGCATTTTATCCTGCTGAATCTCATACATGCCCTTCCATTTAGCGCGGTCAATGCTCATTTCATCCAGCGCCGCCTGAGCCTCTGCCTGCGCGGCAAGGCCGATCTCTTTGGTCTGCTGGATTATGTCAAAGCACTGGTTTTCCATCAGTGCCAGCTCATGATCGATGCCACGCAGGCGACCATGAATAATGGTGTTCTCTTCACTCAGGCCTTGATAGTCATCCGCCAGCACGTTGTAGGCATCGGCTTCGGCGTCCAGCGTGCGGTTAAGCTCAGCCACCAGCAGCGTCAGATCGGATTGTGCGCCGTTCAGGAAAGCCTGAAATAGGTCATCACCAGCCACACGCTTACCAGCCAGATCAAGCTTATTGAGGATACCTTCAATAAGTTTTTGAATAAGGTTGTCGTCTTGCTGTTGTTCTGGCTGCTGCTGTTCGGTTGGTTCCAATTTTCGCTCTCCCATTCGTCTTTCGACATATAACCCAGGTAACTAACGTCTAATAACGGGGCAAGCTCTGTCAGGCCGCGCTGTTCGCGCAGGCTGTTGAGCACGCCCCGGCTCACATATTTGGTAGTCAAACAGACAATCGAGCTACCGCCGGATATGCTGTCAACACTCCCGAAAACAATGTTGAAGTAATGAGACCGTTCTACTTTCACGGATACCTCACAGGAAAGGGAGCCAGCTGGCTCCCTTTGGGGTTTTAGTACCCCCGGCTCAGTGCGACAAGGTGAAGAACCAGTGCCGCGATAGAGACGGCGGAAGCGAGAATGCATAAGTCGCCTGCGTAGTTCTTGATCACGTTAAGGCGATTTTTGCGGCTGCGGACGTTAAAAGTTGCTTGCGACGTGCATTTGGCATTGCCAGTTAAGCCGATCATTATTAATATCCTTCTGTCGGTTATTCCCGGACGTCTTGCAGGACGTCCCTCATTAAGCCCACTCTTCGGAGTGGGCTTTTTGTTTTCCGGTCTAAATTAATCCGGAGACAGGAATGTACTGTTTACAGAAGGGGATTGGCAAGCTCTTTTTGTAACTTTTCAGATCTAAATCTTTTTCCGGTGGTGGTCAAATGCGGGTTATGTTCCAGTCGATCACCGCGTCCCATGTGCGTTGATTAAACTGCACTATAGATCTAACACTTTCCTGAGTGGTCGGGTGCAGCACCATGCACCAGCGGCGCTCGTCGTTTTTATCATGAAGCGTAAACCCCATGTTTTGCCGCTTGTGGCGCAAGATGTAGCCCAGCTCATCACAGCGGGCGACAAGCGCCCGCATGGTGTAACGTACCTCAAGCCCTGCCAGCTTACGTTGACGACGAGATTCTAAATTCGACTTCTGGATCGAAGGATTGGTAGTCATAAGGTTCCGTGTCATCTGCGGTCTCATTAACCTGTAACAGGTGTTGTGCACTGTAAATTAAACCCTGGTCGAAACGCTCCATACTGTAAAGGTGCGCCGCCACCAGGTTAAGCGATTCCTGCGGATAGTGGTAGATCGCAATCACATCCGCATCCACCAGCAGGCCAAACTGATTATACTCCGCGCCAATCAGCATGTTTTTGACGGCAGGCCACCACGGGCCAAAGGAGCGGTATTGCGCCGGGTCGCCGTCGAGACGCCTCGCGCAGTTCTCAAGCCACAGGGACATAAACTGCTGCTCGGTCTGGTCAATAATGGCGTCCTGTAACGCCTCCGTCAGATAGGTTACTGGCGGCTGGATGGTATCAATGAGTGTTGCCATAGTTTGTGCCGGGCGCATGGCCCGGCCCTCCTGTTAACTGTTCAGAATGCCGTAGATTTGTTCCAGGGTGGCATTTGCCTTCGGAATAACCCACCACGAACCAGGGCACTCGTCCTCTGGCTCACCTTTGTAATACAGCGCCCCATATTGGGCTTTAAGCACGTCCTTATGGGCGCACAGCACGCCTTTGAGACCTTCTTTGTCCATGAAGCAAAGCAGCTCGCCCGCGTCGAAATTCTTCTTGTTCCGCCCGTAGCCGCAGCGCATTACTCCGGTGTTTTCCTTACTGGTGATCGCAGCGGTCTTTTGCTGTACCAGAGCGGCACGCTGATCCTGTTCGGCCTGCGCGTCATCCTTCGCTTTCTGGACGATAGCGGCGGCATCAGCAGCGGTGATCTCCCCTACCCGGATCCGGGTCTCTGTAAAGCGCTGGTCTTCCGGCTTAGCCATTTCAGCGGCGTAGGCGTCGTTGATGGCCTGAATCTGGCGCTGGCGCAGCCCTGGACCGTCGGTAAATGAATCCGGCCCGATGGTTGCCGGGTCAATGAGGCCGACGCCCGCAGCCGTCGCAAAGAGTTCAGCATAGGCCAGCAGGTCATTGCCTTTACCGTGCAGGAAGTTCAGATCGAAGCGCGGCAGCGTCAGCCCGCGTACAACCTCCAGCCCTGCGCGTTGCATTGCACCCTCTTCCTTCTCAAACCAGCGCATAGCCTCCTGGCCCAGCTCATCGACCGCCACCAGCATTCCCTGGCGGATCCGCTCCACGTCGTTTACGCGAAGCGTTTCGTATGCCCGGATGAAGTCATTTTCGTTGCTGTATCCGGTACGCTCGCCCCACGATTTCCGGCGCAGGTACGCGGCGACGCCATCAGTCAGGCGCTGGTCATAACTGCGATGCACGATCCACGCGTCTGTCTGGCCCCGCCCGGATCCGTCCGGCTCAAACCCCTGAATGGTGCCGCTCATGTCGGAGACTGCTTTATCCCAGGTCTCTTTTACGATCTGCTCCACTTCCGCAGGGCTGGCCTGATCGCCGAAGTTCTTAATGCTGACCTTGTAGTCATTGCCATACAGCAGCACAAAGAAGCCTTTCGCCAGGTCGAGCCACGATTTCTGTAGAAATTCCTTAGCCAGACGGGCCTTAAGCGGATCGTCATTGCCGTCGGGCCACACCACGTATTGCGCATTTTTCGTAATTGCATCCGCCGCCCCGTAGACCATGCTGCGGGTGCTGCGGCCTATGCCCTGGTACTGGCTCTCAAACAGCTTGATGTTGTCGAAGCCTTTCGGGGTCTCAACCAGCATCTGCGTTTCGTTGATCAGCAGATCCCCGGAGGCCAGGTATTTACGGAAATCGGATTCGCTCAGGCGCTCCATGATTTCCGCCATCGGGATACCGTCCCGGCGGCGCAGCCACGCCATAAACGTTACTTCATCTTCGGTGTAGCTGGTCAGGGTGCCCAGCTGGCTGGTCGGCAGCGGAATCCGCTTCCCGGTTGGTTTGCTGCGGTCGTCAGACCATAGCAGCTCAACGGTCGCCATCCCGTTATCAATATCCAGAGCGCGGATCCGGTACACGTCGTATTGGTTTGGCTTGTTTGGTACCTGCCAGACCTGGCCCTTGCGGTAAACCTTGCCGTTTGGCGCGAAATAGCACTCATCAGCATGATCCAGCATGTCCATATCGAGGCCTTCCAGCACGCCGTCTTTGATAGCGCGGGCCAGCTCGGGACGCAGCTGCTTAATCGTGGTTGCGGCCTTCTGGATACGGGTCAGCATACGCTGGCGGCGTGTAATACTCAGACGGGCATCGTTCAGCTCTTTAACCTTATCGTCGATCTCCTTGAAGTGCTCGCGCTGGCTGGCCTTCTCGTTATTGAGCTGACCTTTGTAGTGGCTCACCAGGTAGCTACGGGGGTCGCTTTCCTGCTGGTTTTTAAGGCTGGCTGCGGCCTTATCCACGCCTTCCTGATATCGGCCCGATGCGCTGCGCAACTTTTCCAGGTCGGCCTGGAAATCGATAGCGTTCTGTTGCAGGCGGGCGATCTGCGCGTTGACCTCATCCGGGTTGCCGTGGGCGGCGGCGTGCTTCGCTTTGGCAAACTGCGTAAGGTTCTGGCGGGCACGCTTCTGCGCGGCGCTGCGCTTCTCGGCAGCAATGCGCTCCTGTTCCTCTCTGAAACGGCGCTCGCGTTCCTCCGGGTTCGCCGCCAGCATCATCTGCATTTCAGCGGTGGTGTTGGCGTCGGCGTTGTCCATTGCGGACTCGTTAGAGGTCAGGATATCGGTGATCCAGTTGCGTTTACGTTTCAGGGTGTCCAGGTGGAATTCGTCAAAGCTGCCCTGCCCGCAATAGTAATGCGCGTTCACGCTGTCCTGAGTACCGCCCACACGTGCGCCGCGACCGTTGCGCTGGTCGATACTGGCTGGCGTCCAGGGGAGCGTAAGGTGGTGCATATCGCTGGTGCCCTGGTGCAGGTTGATCCCCACCTCGGCCTTTTTGTTGCAGATCAGGATGCGGTAGCGGCCTTCCTGGTAGTCGGCGGCGATCTGCTCCAGCCCACCCAGGGAAACCTCGTTCAGCGCGGCCTGATAATCGTCATAGGCCTGTTTCTGCTGGTAGTAGGTCTCCAGCTGTTCGCTGGTCGGTTCGTCGCCCAGCGGCTTCGGTGCTTTCACGCGCTTCGGCTTCTTGCCCTTGCCCGCTTCGGCGACCGTGGTGGCGTTCAGGATCCCGATTTTGTCAGCATCCAGCGGCAGCGCGGCGGCGATGATGCGCTTAAGCTTCTCATGCTGGCTTTTCTCATCAGAGAAAACGATCTGCTTGCCTCCGTTCGCCATTCCGGTACGGAGCTGCTCGATCAGCATGGCGTACTTCGGCGGGATCGGATGGCTCACATCCTTAAGCGCCAAGCCGAATTTTTCCAGCCGGGCCAGCACGTCTTTTTCCAGCGTCTCTGGTACCCGGAGAATGGCGTAATCGTCATCGGTGCGCAGGGTGATATCGGTATTGCCTGCGGTGCCCTCGTCGCCGTCCTCGTCATCCTCTGCGGCGCTGGCCTTCGGCAGGTCGTCGCGCAGCTGCGTCACGGCATCGAGTTTCGCCAGCGGGAAATTAAACGTGATGGCCCGGTAATACAGATCCGGGTCAGTACATACCCTGTCCATATCGCGGATGATCGCAAAAATAGAATCGCGCTCGATAGGCTGCCCGTCTTTGTCCAGCAGCACGGTAGGATTGCCGTTGGCGTCGGTCGGCGGGTTCTCTGACAGATATTGTGCGCGGGTGCGGAGTTCCTCGTAGGTGTCCCGTTGCAGGTCGGTCATCGGCACTACCTGATTAATCTCCTTCACATCCGGGATCTTGACCTCGGCAGAGACGTCTTTCGCCGTTTTCAGGGTCGTCCAGCGGTGGAAGATGCCGCGCAGACCATCCAGGTTCTCGAAGCCCACCAGCCCGTTTTTCTCTTCGACCGCGCCGGAGAGTTTCTGCACCAGCACATTGGCGGTCTTGCCAAATACCTTAACGAAATCGTCAGGGGTGAGGATCCCCATCTTCTTCCACTCTTCCATTGGCACGACGTGAGACAGCATGTTAAACGCGTCAATCGGGCTGTTAACGAGCGGCGTGGCGGTCAGCAGCACTGGCCCGCGCCCGTTGTACTTCTTCATCAGGTAGGCGTTTTTGATCGCCATATCCTTTGCGCTTTTGGCCTGTGCCCCGGTCGGCAGGTACGCGAGCGCAGCGGCTTCACGCCCGGCGCTATAGCTGTTGCGGTAGTTGTGGCCCTCATCGACGATCACGCTGTCAAAGCCCATATCCTCGAAGTACGGGAAATCGGCCTGTTTTTTGGTGCCCGTATCGCTGGCCTTCGCCTTAACGCTGTTGAGCTTCGCCGCGTCACGGTGTTTGCTGCCGTTCAGGTTCACGCGCCCCGCTTCGGCCTGTGCAAACACGATATCTGAGGCGTGCGCCTCAATGGTTTCATCCCGCAGCGGGATAGCGGCATATTGCTCTTTGGTGAGCACCACGGCGCGATAGTTCGACTGCGGGATCATGTTCATGCGTTCTTTGATTTCTTCGCTGCTGGCAAGCGCCAGGGCGTTACGCATGACAGGCTCGCCTTTGGCGTCCAGTTTCGGGTTGCCGTTCTCATCGAGGGCGGGAACCTGCCGGATGTTGCCGGACTCGTCGCGCAGCTCGTTGAGGCCAACAAACAGGAAGTTTTCCAGCACAGCTGGCGCATAGAAGCCCTGCGCTTCGTGGTACCAGTTTTCCAGTACGGCTTTTGGCACGACATACGCAGTACGTTTGCAACGCCCGGTTTCGAAGTTGTAGGCCTCCAGCGCCAGCGCGGTCGTGGTTTTACCCAGCCCGGTACCGAAAGCAATGATCCCGCGCCCGTCTTCGGATACCCGGCGAACCTCACTGTTCTGGTAGCTCATCGGCACGCGGGAGCCGCTAATGCCTTTCAGCTCCAGGCTCGCGCCGGAGTGCTCAAACGGGATATAGGCGTTAAACGCGCTGTTGTACTGCTCAACGGTCGAGGCCAGTTCATCATGCTGGCGCATCCAGTCGTTGAAATCTTCCTCCAGCGCATGCATGCGGTCGGCATACTGGCGGCTGTAGGTAGTGCCGTTGATGTAGTTCTCTAACTGACGTGCAAACGGATCTTTCGGGGTGTACGCCTTGAATACCGGTACTGTACGCCCTGTATAGCCGCCCTCCGGGTCTTTCTCCTTCTCCATGACGGTCTTGTAGCGGTACCCGGTGAAAACGCCGTCATTGCCCGTGTAGTTGACGTCAGAAACCATCTTCCCGTCTTCGACCTGGACGTCCGCAACGTACTTAAATTCCTCGTACCCGCGATCCAGCAGGAATTCCAGCACCAGGCGGCGATTCATCCAGCGGCTGTTTAGCTTGAACCGGATATGGTCGGCCTCAGTCCATTTACGCTTTTCCTTGATGGCAGCGATCTGCGCGTGGAAGTTGGTTTTGAGGCGCTCATCTTCGGTACCTACCAGGCACAGGCGCAGCATTGCCAGGCGGCTGGCAATATTGCCGCTGGTGGCCCGGTCAAACGGGGCCAGCTCACCCGTATCGGTGATCGCAATGTCTTTGTGGCCCGCCAGCATCGCCAGCAGTTCGGCATCACTCTCCGGCAGCGTGCCCCGGAAGTTGCGCCGGAAGTCTGCCAGGCTCACAGGGTCGAGGGTGAGATCGTTAAACAGGAACCGGACGGTCTCCGCGTGGTCAGTCAGGTCAAAGGCTTCACCCGTGGTGCGGTCGAGGCTCCCTTTCACCAGCTCTGACAGCTCGCCATTGGCGGTGATCGCCGATTTGTAGCGCAGCCACGGGCCGTTTCCGGTACCGGAGATCTCCACCTTCGCGCCGCTGTTCGGGTTGCCGTATTTTTCCAGCTCCTGGCCCACCAGCTTCTTCACGTCGATATTCAGGTTGCGAACGTTATCGGAGTCGGTACCGAGGTTTGCGGTCAGGTCTTGCAGATCGCTAATCTGGAGGCCGATGACCGACCCGCGCCAGGCTTTTTCCATCGCCTTCGGCTTCTGGCGGTTGGCGAATTGCAGCAGGCGGGTGTACTGGTCGGGGATCTGCTCGGGGTAATCGCGGGCGATGGCCCGGATGGCATCAAATGACAGGGACAGGATGCCCTGCGGCGTGCGGAAGAGGGTTTTAATGTCAGTGTACTGGCTGACGCCGTAAACGGTCGGATCGAGGTCGAGGGTATTAACGGTGTTATCGACGATCATGCGGCCCGCTTCCATCCGGTACCACTGCCCGTTCATAAAACGCTTATCCCCTTCCTGCATCCGGCTGATAGACGGCTCTGACGAGTTCAGGCCAGCCCAATCAATGCGGGATTCAAAGCGCACAGACAGCGCCTGGCGCATCTGCTCGTTGGTGATCTGGTCGTTGCGGATGGTCAGGCGACGGAATTTGCCCTCCCCCAGCCATTCCTCTTCACCGTGCATGAAGCGGCGACCTTCGCGTTTGAACCAGAAGCCCTGGATAAATTCGGGCCAAAGCACGTTCAGGCCTTCGGCGGTCTGTTCGTCCAGCTCCAGAATTTTATCGGCGACGTCCGCCGGGTGTTTGCGCAGCACCCAAATATCAACGGCGGTAGCGGTGCCGTTCTCGTTGAACGTGCCGGACGGCAGGCGATGAGCACCGAGGAATTCCGCCCGGCGGCTGACGCGCTGGCGCAGCTTAATGTAATCGCTACCCGTGGTCATACCGAACGGCACGATCAGGCAGGACATACCGCCCGGCTTGACCTTATCCAGCGTGCGCAGGATAAAGTACGCGCCCATGTTCGTCTCGTCGGCGTAGTCCTTATCGTACAGGGCAAAGCCGCCACGGCTGGCCCCAAACGGGATATTACCGATCACGCTGTCAAAGGTGTCATCCGGCGCGTTGCGGGCCAGCATTTCGAACGGCGCGATTTTTACGCTGTCCTCCGGGTGCAGCGCCTGGTTGATGCGTCCGGATACCTCGCTGATCTCGGTAGCGGTCATCACCACGCCACGCGGTTTCATTTCATGGAAGATGCCCGATCCGGCGGACGGCTCCAGGCAGTTCCCGGTATCCGCGCCGTAAAGCGCCATCATGTCCCACATGCCAGCGGCAACGTGCTGCGGAGTGTAATACTCGTATTCACTGCCACCAATGCCACCCTCACCCGTATAGCCCGCCAGAATGGTGCGCTGTTCGTCGGTAAGAGCCTGGCCTGGGGTCAGGGTATTAAGAAGGTCAATTGCCTTCTGGTTGGCCTCTTTGCGGGCGCGGGCCATAGACACGCCTGGGGTTTTTCGAACGCCATATTCAACGGGTGTACGCTTCACCAGCGCGGATTTTATTGTCGAAATAATATCCGCGACGGATTGCGCCCCGCTAAACAGGCCGCGTAACGACGGCATAACTTTTTCCTCACGATCTAGGTTTAGAGCGTGTGGATTTTTGCATTAGTTTATTAGCGCCAGAGTGGACAACAGAATGGCGAATAGATTTAGAGCGTTCTCACCCTCGCTAGTAAACAAACATCATAATCGCCGCCGGATATTTTTTTTAACAACCGAGGTGATCAATGGCTGAAAACCAAACAGATCAGCTGTGGTTTGCGAAATCAGCATTGCTGAAAATTATGTCGCCATTCTCTACCCGTATGCGACGCAGCAGCAGCCAGCTGCCGCTTACTGCATCAATCGGGACGGGCGCTATTGTGTCGCACTCCACGCTGAGAAATTTCAATCCGACGGCGACACAGGAGCCGCTCGCAAGCGTGGGCGATCAGGTGGACATGCAGGAGGCGCTACCGCTAGAGCGACGCTCCCGCTATGCATTACTTGAGAAAATGGCGAAAACGCCAATGATCCACGATGCACTGACCATCCACCTGGCGCACGCGCTGAGCGTCGATACAAAGTCCCGCCGCTGCTTTAACCTTGCCCCTGTCGATGCCGCTGACAAAGAGACGCTGGCCCGCTGTGAAGAGTTGATGGCTGATCTCGGGGATATGCTCAGTGATGGTCTGCCATCGTGGTGTATGACCATGATGATTTATGGCGTCTCCTACGTGCGCCCGCAGGCCGAGCATGGTAAGGGCGTGGTATCCATCGAGAATAACTACTACACCCTTCCCCATTTCGTTCAGGAGTTCTATCAGGGAGGCATGCTGGCGGGTTTCGCCGGGGATTTCATTCTGGATGAGCGCGGGCAGCGCGTACTGTCCGACCCGTGGATCCTGGTGCCGCTGCGCGTGCCATTCTGGACGCCTAACCACAAGCTGCGCCCGGTAACATGGTCGAACAAGGAATACAGCCTCCTTTCCCCGCGCCATAGTCAGTCGCTGGTTGAAACGCAGAACTACGGCACATCGTTTCTGGAATCGTCTTACCAGCCGTGGTTCAACCTGAATCAGGCGATCAATTCCCTGCTGGCGAACCGCTTTAATACGGGCAAACAGGACAGGCTGATCGCGGTCAATACGGACACACTCGATCCGGTAAACGCCGCACGCTATACCCGCGAGATCACGCAGTCCCTTAAGCGCTCAACGGACTCTATCCAGCGCAACGCCTCTATGATGAATGCCCTGCCGACGGTAATTAACCACGTTCTTCCGGTAATGGGGAATGGCAAGGGTGGGATCACAGTCGATACGCAGCAGGTCAGTGCCGACATTAACGGCATTGAGGATATTATGTTGTGGGTGCGTCAGCTGGCCTCTACGCTCGGCGTTGACTACACCATGCTGGGATGGGCTGACCAGATGAGCGGCGGGCTGGGTGAAGGCGGATTTATACAGACGGCTATCCAGTCTGCCCTTCGTGCCGAGTGGATCCGCAAGGCAGCACAGGAAGCCATCTACCGCATCATAGATATCCACCTGGCCTACAAATACGGCAAGGTTTATCCGGCCTCCCTGCGCCCGTACCGTATTGAATTTAACTCCCTGAATACCGCCATTCAGGAGCAGGAAAACCGCGATTCTGACAGCCGGATTAACTATATCTCGCTCGTCGTCACCGTGCTGGATGCGATCCAGGACAACTACAAGCTCGCTAACAGCAAAACCATGATGAGCTACCTCTTCGGCAGTGTGCTCAAGGTAGACCAGAAGACCATTGACGCCATGATCAGCGAATTCGAAAGCGCGAAACCACCAGCAGACGGCTCAGGCCACGGCGGCGGCTTTGGCGGCGGCAGTGGTTTCATGGAGTCCGCGCCGGAAGATATGGACTGGCTCAAGGATCTCGATATCGACAACATGACCGACCAGGAAAAACTCAACCTGATCAAGATGGCATTTTCTCAGGAGGCCGAGTAATGGCTCATTTAAAAGGCGTCCGCACGACGCAAGACAAATTCTCCCTGCGTAACCTTAAGCGCAAATTCACGCCGCAGAACGGGCGCAATTACATCCTGGAATCGGTGCAGCACGCCATCGCCAGCCCGCGCGCGCGTGAGCGCATGGAGCTGGGTGAAATGTACGGCTATTACGGGCACGGTCGCCGGGAAATGTATTATAACGAGCACCAGCAGCTGCGCCTGCCGGAGTTCACCATCATGCGCGTGGACGGGCAGATCATTCAGCTGAATAACGTGCCAGCCGCCCGCACACTGGATATCAAGCTTGATGGCGATATCGTGACCCACACGCAGGAGATCCTGGATACCGACCCAGGCCGCGTGGTTAACACGATGGAGGCCGGGAGCGTCGGCGGCTGGTCATGGGTTACTGACGGCTACGAATCTGCGAGCGCAGCCCGCGTCACCCTGTTTGAGGGCTTCGACTACGTGACCACGCCGAATTTCATCAGCCTGAATAAACAGCCCGCGCCTATGATGGAGAGCGCCGCCGACCGTGAGACCCGGATCGTTGAGCGCTGCAAATCTGCCGGATTTACCGAGAGCGCCGCCGTCGATATCGCCCAGCACTATGAAAAGATGGTGCAGCACGCGATGTTTGAAAGCCCGCTTATCGAAAATGAGGCTCTCCGTGCCCGCATGTTTGAAATGAGCGGCATGATTGCCGACCTGGCGAACAACTACCAGAAGACAAAGGCCATGCTGGAAACTGCTCAGGCTAGCGAGGAGGGTCGTGTTGCCGCGCAGCAGGCCTTTATCAGTAAACTGCCTGTCTTCCTCGGCAAAGCTGACCGGGCCGCTCTGGAGGCGTTAAACACGGAAGAGGATTTCCGCGTGCTGTCGGCGCTGCTGGAGTCTGTGCGTGCGCCGCTGCCGGGCCAGGGTGGCTCGCAACCGCTACCGCGCAATTACACCGTGATCAGCGGCCCGAGCAAAGCCGTTCCCGGCGGTAAAGCGCCGAAATTCAGCTAATAAAAAAGCCCGCGCTCTGCGGGCTTACTTTTAGGTGACGCTTCGTGGTCGCTGGCCTATCGCCACCGGAGCCGGGTCTGGTTCACCCGGTCGGCGATTCCATGCCTGGCAGGCCACGCGTGAGCGCCGGAAGGTCAGCGTTATCGGAGCCACAAGGCAAGCAGTGTTGGTACAAGCAATGTAATAGCAATCGCTTTGTCTTTCGCCGAAATCAACGAGTATATTTGGTTCAGCGCCACAAAAAGGGCACGGCAATAATTTAATGGGCGGCTCGATTGATGACTGCATTTCAATTGTCATTCACCGCTTCATTCCAGAATACAGCGCAGTGATTATCAAATATTTCTTCTGCTGAATTAACCAGATGGATTCTTATTTTAGTCTCAAGGCGCTCTATACCAAATTCAGCAGGAGTAGTAATACGGATAACGTCGTTACGCTTGAGGCTGTAGTCATGCTCGGAATAGAGCACTACGGGCTTGTCCTCTCTGGCTTCGGGCTGCTTCGACCCTGAATAAATAAATATGCCCTGAGCGCAATATTGATGGTGCTTTGATTTGCCATTAACAGGCGTCATAGGAGTAATAATTTTTATTGCGTGAGTTAAATCATTTTCTTCTGGATATTCTTTTCGCGGTGTTCGCTTAAATACTTTTGAGGTTATACCGTTCTTAACTTTTTCAAATGGTAAGAAATCAGGATTAGGTGCTGTTGGTTCAGATAGCGCAAGCACTCGTGTTCTCTTTCCTTTCGACTTCACTGTTACTGCAATCATCTTCATTTCCCCAGGTTTAGTTTCAACTTAGTACCAGACTCTCTCACCAGTCTTAGCACTAATGGCGTATACCATAGCAGATCCGGATTGATTTAGACCTGAAAAATTTCATTTTTTTCTTAAGCCACTCATCAGTCTTTGCGTCCGGCTCGGTCGGTGATCATGCTGTCGGTTGTCGGTTTGAGGGATAACGTCAAAAACTCCCCTACCCCGAGACACAAAAGGTCTTAAGGGTAAGGAAGTCCTGCCGTGGACAGATCCATGCCGTTCGGCGTTCGGAATCGGTCAAACGTACCACATCAAGAGATAGCCCTGTGGCTGGTGCAAGTATGCCCTATCGCGGCACATCGTAGCGTTTGCACCTACCAGGTTGCGGTGATGGTCGCGGCAGTTCGCAGGAGGGTTTCCCCAACATCCGCGCTTCGCACTCCGAGATTTATCGGCTAACCATCAGGCACATTGCCTGGAAACTCATTACGCCCCTGCCGTCGATCACGCTGGTTGCAGGAATCCCCGCCGAGCCGCCAGTGACACTATCCTCCACCCAGCTCAGCGTGAGATGTAAGGGGCTTATTGCAATCAGTTCGCACTCGATTAGCGATTTAATTTGCATCATCTGAGCTATTTTCATAAACTCAGAGACAAGAAGCCCCCTTCCCCATAGATACGTCTTGGTCTGGTGGTTTTTCCCTCCCCAGGGACGATGGTTTTAACACTCAGTTTGACCGCCAAGTCAAACTACTCTTTCAGAGAAACCGCTGACGCCAAATCAGCGGTTTTTTCTTTTCCGAAAGGTGCTAAATCCATTTCACCAAACCAAAACGAACCGTTCGAGGATCGTCTCGCCAGCATCTTAGTTCAGAACCATTGTTACGATCCAGACATTTAGTAAAATTACTCTAAACTAATTCTTACTTTAAGCTTTTTTATGTTTTGGCTGTTCAAATAATGACTTCCCTGTCATTGGTTAAAAAAAACACGGGGTTTAACCCTCATCAGAGGATCGGCTGATTGCCGATCCAGTAGCCCTACTAACCATTCCAGCGGGCTTTCGGGGGGCGCACATCGACGTGCGTAAATGTCCGGTACCGCCCTAAACCACCCGTGTCAGGCCATGCCTTATCGACAAAATCCGCCACCTGGCTCGGCGTAAAACCTTTTACCCTGATATCCGCAGCGTTACCCAAAACGTGCTGAGACTTCACCGCGCCGCCCTGGCTGGCGTTATGCTTTGGACAGCGGCAGGCGCTGTTAACGATGACCGGAGCACCGAAGTGCGCCCGGATCGCCTCCAGCTTTTCCACCAACGCCTGGTTGACGGTATTAAAGCCGCAGCCGCAGTGGCAGGCCATTTCCTTACGAGAAAAGTGTGCACTTAAGTCGCCCATAATTAAAATATCTCCTTGTTTTCGCCGTTGTCCGGCTGGTTTGTGTCGTTAAATTGTTCCTGCCAGTCTTCCGGCATGATGAGTTCAAAGCCAATGACCCGGAGCGCATGCAGCACCGCGAACGGCTTCATCATCGGCGCAAAGCCGCTTACACCGTCGCAGACGCCTATCCCGCCGGGCTGGCTGTTGAAAAATTCGATGAGTGCTGGCGCGTCAAAACGCCCGGAGCAGGTGAACGCCTGGGAGATCCCGGGATCTGCTTCCGGAAAGGTCAGAGTGAGCACTTCGGTTTCATCGAGGCCATGTCGAGCTTCTACTGTTACCATCACGATCCCCTTCTCATGTATTTAGCCAGAATGCCGAGCACCAGCTCGGTGCAGTTGTCATTGTTCAGGCCTGCCATGCCCGTAGCGATGGCATTGGTACAGGCCAGGTTCCCAAACCCGGTGGAGATAACCTCAGACGCACGCAGATAGCTCAGATCGCCGTAGACCTTCCCAACGTAAGGCTGCGAAAGCTGGTCTTTAATTCCGATCTCGTCAGCGTCAAATCCGCTATGAATAAACTCATTCAGCCGCACCAGGTCGGTATTACCGGATTGCTCCTGGCGGGCTTTCAGGTAGGCCATAACCTCCACCAGCGAATCCTGGTTACTGAATTCGAAGTGATGGCCCATTTCATGCCATACGGTTTCTTTAGTGGTATCGCCGCTCATGACGATATAGCCCTTCTCATGAGCGCATGCGCGGGGCTTTTTCCGGCGGTCGAGGATGAAATAGCGCAGCGTCTTGAACTTCCCGCCGCCCAGCTGGTAGCACTCCTTGATCCAGCTCAGCAGCACGCCTTTGCCCCAGCGTTTTTCGTGGGCGCGTAAGAGTTTCGCTTCGATATCTATGGTGCCGATCCACTGATCGGCGTCGGCCTGTTTCACCTTGCTGGTGGCAATAAACTGCTGCACCTCGTTTTTAATGGCGTCCATGTAGGGCTGCATCAGGCCGCGCAGCTGCACGGTGGCGGATGAGTGGCCCCATGACGGCTCGTTGTAGTAATCGAGGTTCACCAGCACGACGCCGATCCCGTCCATAGCCCCGTCACCAGACTGGATAAATTGCCCGGAGTGGATCATTGCCGTAAGGCGGCTTGCATACTTCGCCAGACCCGGATGCTTCGCACGGATTCTGGTCAGATAATCCGCCAGGTTGCCTTCGCTGATATCTTCGCGCATCGCCTTGAGCGTTGCCTTACGCGGTGCTTCAGCGCTTTCAAGCCATGACTGCCCGAAACCTACCGCTTCGTCATACTGCTTTTTGGCCTGTGCTGGTAACGGCATGTCATATTTCGCCAGCTGGTAACTGGCCCGCCGTAGCGCGTTAATATCAGGGAGCTGGCCCTCACAAATCCAGCCGAGCCACGCCCACACGCGCCCGTTATACGATTTGACGACAGGCAATCCGTTGGCATAACTGAGCGTCATCGCATCTTCTGAGGCTTTAAGGATGTCCTGTGCAGCTGCGCGGCGCTGGTCAGTGCTGGCCTCATTGCTCCCGTTTCCGGCCTGCACCCAGCGGCGCACCATTGCTGGCACGTCAAAGCCCTTACCCTCGTAGACGACGAATTCAAAGGCTTCACTGTCAATCGGGAGCGCGGCGGGCGGGCAGTTCGGCAGCACCTGGCGGAGCGTATCCATCATGCTATCGGGCTGAAACATGTAGGCGTCAGTCGGTTTACCCAGCAGCGGGCGCGTGAGCCGGATGTATTCCGTACGCGTCAGCTGGCGGTTTTTAAGAGCCATCAGCTGATCGGCAACGAACTTCATCACGGTCAGCGGCCTGTCCTGCATGGTGAGCTTGCCCTGTGCCACCCTGATAAGCCCGATCACGTCCTTCACGCTGCTGCACATCCGGAAGGACGGCGGCGGCGCGGGTTCGTCGATCTTCGGCTTACGGGCGGCTTCCAGCATGGCGCGGGTCTCTTCCGGTTGCCCGGTCGGCTGCACATTGCAATCCTGCGCAAACTGCACCCGGTCAACGTCATCGAGGCGCTGGCGCACCAGCACAGGCTCGCTGATACCGTCTAAATCGGCCTTAGAGAGGCCGAAATCACCCAGGGCGGCTATGAGGCTCTGACGATATTGATCGGCCTGCTGTGAGCCATACGCTCGCGCTATCCCCATCGTCCGACCGTTTCCAGACTCCACGACGTTATCGGGGCCAATAATCGGCGCACCTGCTCCGCCCCACTCCGAGCGGCTCAGGCGGTCAAAGTCCATCGTACGGGCAATATCGAGCACCTGTAGCTGGCTCTTGAGTCTGGTACGGTCACGCGGCTGGAGTTCCGCCGGGAAGTCCGGATTGATGCGCCCGTCGGGCTTGTTACTCATCACCAGATCGGACAGGTCGCGGATCTGCCATTGGGTAGACACGCTGGCCCCTGTTCCGGTCTTGATCATGCTCAGGCGCTGATCGTCCTCCGGAGCACCCTCAAACAGCGCGGAAGTCTTCCCGAAGCGATCATTGATGTTTGGGTACCGCTTATAGTCGAATCCGCTAAACACACGGAAATCAGGACGCCCAAGCCCATCGGTATAAGCCCATGACCAGCCGCCCACGCCGGAGCGCTGCATAGCACTGACCTCATCACCTGTTTCCGTACCAAACAGTTCCTGTACATGGGTGACGGTGCCGTCGTCGTCCACCTTCACGCTGATCGTGCGGAAGGCTGGCGGATTTTCGTGGTCTTCGCCCGTAGGGCGCACTTCGTAATAGCCATACATTTCCATCAGGCGCATACGTTCACGCGCTGACGGGTTGTTAATCGCCCGGCGAATGATATCCACCTGACGGGCCAGCTTATCCGGCGCAACGGACGTCTTACCGAAAAGTTTAAAGCTGGCAGTAATTCTGCGAGTACGCATTTTGCGGGTACGCATATTCTCCCTTACCCCGCCCTGCGGCGGGGCGGTTATCAGGCTTGCTGTTCTTTGTGCCCGGTCACATCCCACCACTGTTCCGCGCCGCCAATCACCTCGGCGAGGGTCAGGAATTTGCCAACGTACTGCTCCAGTTCTTCCAGGATCTTGATGAAGTTGTCACTGGTCGCATCGGACAGATCGCCATTCAGAAAAGCGGTGACGATATCCGGCACGGCATCCGGCTGCGGCGTTCCCTCCGGCTGCGGTTCGGCTTCGCCGCCGAGCTGCGCGATCACGCTGGCGATGCCGTCGAGAATGTCCATGCGGTCGAGCGGGTCGGTGGTACCGTTCAGCGCGATCTGGTAGTCCTGGAGATCATCCAGCAAGCCGAGCCTTTCTAACGGGTCAAGAGCCATTGGTTACGCCTCCCGCAGCTTGTTGGCGACGGCGATCATGAGCCGGGAAAGGTTCTTCGTCGCGCTGTCGAGTTTGTCAAAGTGGGCGTCATACTGGCCCTGCTCTTTCAGGTAGTTCGCCGCTACGCGGATACGCTGGCGTGCATCGGTCAGGCGGGTCTGATCGTCAGTGTCCAGTTCGTTCACGTAGTTGATAACGGCAAGGGCCGCTGCAATGCTTTCGTTGCCCGCTGCGGTCGCGCCGTTTACTGGCGTTTCGTCAGTGGCGCTGGTGGTATCGTTTTGAGCCATAAATTCCGCCCGGTAGCCCGCCATATCACTCAGGGCGTCGGCAATGGTGGAGGTGTACTGGTCGGTAACGCCTTCGTCGTTCAGGACTTTGATAGCGTCAGCCACTTCCTGATCGCCCGCGTTTAGGTCTTCAATGGTCAGCGGGGTCAGGTCAAAGGTGTTTTCCAGCAGCTTCACAGCAGCGCGGATGCGCTCGTTACGCGCTTCTCGGTCGGCTTTGCCTGCAATGAATTCAGCGCGGCGTTTCTGGCGCTCAGCCTCCAGCGGCTCCAGCAGCTTATTGACCCAGGCGATACGGTCATTGATGGCATTGGTGAAGCCGTCGCGGCTGCTGGTCTGTACCGGGGCCAGCAGGGACAAAAACGCGTTCCACTCGTCCGTGCTCGCGCCCTTGCGCATAAAGACGTCTTCGAGGAACTTCGATTGCTGCGCCAGCTCGTCATTGCCGCCCTGGATTGTGGAGGTGGCAAACGCCTTTTTGATCATACCGAGGCGCATCGTCACAAAATTCATGCGCTGCACCATGTCAGAGACGTCTTTAGAGGACATTTCTGACAGGTCGGCGGGTACCGGATACGTGATGTAAGTTGCGGCCTTCTCGCCCGTATCGATATCACGCTGGCCCGTGCTGATCTTCGCAATGCCGTCCTGGATGTACTGCTCTACCTGATCCATCAGCACCTGATTCTGCTGAATCTGCCCGTTCATTTTGAGCAGCACACGGAAGATATGGAGCTGATCTTTGAGGTCTTCCCATGCCGCCGGATCGTCACTGGTGAAGGTCAGCATTTTCTGGAGCTGTTCGACCGCGCCAGTCACCTCCGGAGAGATGCCCGTCAGCGCTTTTACGATATAGACGATAATCGCGTCGTTGACGCTGCCAAACTGTGCTTTGCCCTGCGGGGTAGCGAAGAATTTAGCCGCGTCGCTGCTGGCCTGCACCGCTGCGCGGGCGGCGGCTTCGTCGGTCTGGATCTGCTCAACGATATTCTCCGGCAGCTCGATGCCCCGATTTTTCAGGCCTGCCAGCAGTTTCTCTGCGCCGTTGGCGATCAGCTGATCGGTCATCTGGCCCGCTTTGGTGTCGCGCAGCAGCGCGGCGTAGGCAATCGCCTCCGGCTGGCGCGGATAGGCCTGCTTGAGTAGCTTGTTGAGCTTCTCGGCGTTGAACGCGCCGGAGCGGATAAACTGCGCAGGGAGCTTGCTGTCTTCGTCGTACTGGCCCGCCACCAGCGCGTTATAGATCGCCTCGCCGGGCACCTTCGGGCGCTCGGCCTGAATCTGGAGGCCAAACACTGCCATTGGGGCCAGCTGGCTTGTCGCGTCAGCTTCGGCGTCGTTTTCTACCTCATTCCACCAGTTCTCGATCACCGCCGCCGGGGACTGTTTCGGGAAGTGCTGGCGCATCGCCAGCATCAGGCCTTTGCCGTCGAATTGCCCGTTGCCGTTTTTAAACGGTACTTCATCAGTGCGGTCGCCCCGAGGGTTGAAGAACGTCGCCCAAAACTCGGTAAAGGTCATGTCCTCTTCGGTACGGGCCATCTGATTCACCCACGCGTGCAGGGTATCCAGCGCTTCGACGTTGGTCTTGCCTGTGATGAGGTTGGAGAAGTCCACCAGGTCATAGGCATCGAGATCGGAAGGCGTCAGCATGGTGGAGTACCCGACGGCACCAAAGCGGAAGTTGTCCGGGGTGATGCCACGTTTTTTCACGATCTCCAGCTCGGCGGTCTCGTCAGCGGTCAGGGTTGCCGCCGGATTGGACGGTACCGAGCCGGGCGCTGCTGCACGCAGGCGCAGGCCATACCAGAATAAAGCACTGGTGCGATCTTCGTGCTCGCCCTTCTCGCGGTTTTTATCAGCATCAGCGTCGTCTTTTTCCTTCTGGCTGGCATCGGTCAGATCTTTGCCGCCGCCGGACAGCCCAGGGCGCTTATCCCCGCCGGAGACGTCATCCGGATTGAGCGGGGTAACGGTCGGGTTCGGATTGGGGATAAAGCCGTCGAGGTTGCCGTGGGTGTTGAGATATTGCTTTTGCTCAGCCAGAAACTGATTCCAGCCCTTTTTGTAGTCGGCGACAAAGGCCTCATCGACATTAGCCATGCCAGATTGCTGGCCCGTCTGCGCGTCGGTGTAACCCAGCGTAAAGGCATCATGCGCGTTGTTAACCTCCGGGGCGCGGTTTTTCAGGTCTTCAAGCTGTGCCTGTAACTCGTCGCGCTGTTGGGTGAGCTGTGCAGTTTTTGCCTCTGCTTTGGTGGCCTTATCGGTCACGCTTACGATCTCCGCCTCGGCGGTGTCCGCCTGTGCGGTCAGGCTGTTGGCCTGTTCGGTCAGGCTTTCCTGCTGCGCAAGCAGGTTATTGGCATCAGCCTCGGCGGCTCCCAGCTCGTCCCGCGTGCGCTTCGCAATAGACTGGCTGCGGGCAAATTTGGTGCTGTTGAGGCCAATCAGCTTCGCCATATAGGTCGTCACCTGCGCCAGGGAGATATCTGCACCGTTTTGCGGGGCGACAACATGCGTTACGTCGCGCTTGTTCAACAGAAAGCGGAAGACGGTCAGCGTGTCTGATGCGGTGATGTTGTTGCCGTTGCTGGTCGGCGAATGGAACACGAACGACACAGACTGACCATCGCTTAGCGGGATGCGGGCCACGATAATCGGGATGCCTGCGATCTTGCGGACTTTACTGATCTCCGCGCCGCCGATCCCGTCCTCACTGTCCGGATCGCCCTCTTTCGTTCCGGCGGTGATGTTGTGGCTTGCCAGGGCCGAATTCAGCCTGCGGATAAACGCACGCATGGAGCGGGACAGCTGGGAGCGGGTGGTGCTGATCGCCTCAAACATCGCCGTATACTGCACGTTCACCAGCTCGTGACCGATATAGGCGTTTTCCACCTCAGACAGAGAGCAGGACTCCAGCAAAAGCCCCTCTCTGGCGTCGCTGGTAAACAGGGATTCTGCCGCGCTGTCATCCATTTTCGGGAACATCGCTACGGGAGAGTCCTTTACCCGGATACGTGGGTAAAAATCAGTTGGAATACTCATAAATAGCGTCCTTCAATTGTTTGATCTCAGCCCGCAGCGCACGCTGTTTGGCGGTCTCCGTGGTAATGGTCGAAGTGGCGTTACTGGCGGTGGTCTGCGCAGCGTTGATGCGCTGCTGCTGCTCGGTAATGGTCTGATTCAGCAGATCAATATTGCCGTGCAGCGTGCCGACCTTCTCCCGTGTTTCTTTGACGCGTTGGGCTACAGATTTCACGCCCGCACGCGTGGCGCGGTCGGTATCCTGATTGGCGGCGCGTACCAGCTTCCTCGCCAGCGCATTCGCATAGGCGGCAGCGTTCGCGTTAAACGCGGCAACGATACGCTGCGCCATGTCGGTGATGTTCTGTGGGGCCAGCGCCGGATAGTTCTTCCCGTTCAGCGTTGCGCCGGAGATATCGCCCGTCTCGGTGACGTTAATGGCGATCTCCTGCCCGTCCACGTTGATCAGGCCAAAGGTCTTCATCTGTACGCCGTCTTTGCGCCGGGCTGGCCCGGCTGGCTCCAGTTTCACAATGTCGCCACCCGCTTTTTTAAGCGCGTTCATCAGCGGCTTAAGGCCTTTCGGGTTCAGATCGTCAAAATTCAGTACGTGATAGGTGTTTGCCATGACTAGCCCCGGATGATGACCCGCTTGCGGGTAATGCTCTGGTTCGGAAACAGGCGGTAAACCGGATTCCAGCAGCTGTCGCCATGCGTGATCCTTACCTGCAATTCCCACTCGCCAGGCGTGAGATATGCGCTCTTGAAAGTCAGGAGTTCGTTGTTAATCCCGGCACTGGACAGGTCAAGCGTGCGGTGGACACCCGATATGATCAGGTTGGGTTGGTCGGCGCGACGCAGCCAGTATTCGATTCGCGCCCCTTTAAGACGGGATGAGCGTTTCACAAACGCGATAGGGAAAGCGGTCAGCTCCCCTTCTTTCTGAGCCGCCCCGAGATTTACCAGCTTCACCCCGCAACGGCGGAGCAATACACGATCTGCCACGGCGACCGCCAGAGCGGCGAGCGCGACTGTTGACGTTGAAATCAGCATTATTTTTTCCCTTTACCCAGCAGCGCCATGATTTTGGAGATTTCGATACCCCTGACTAAATCCCGGCACTTCTGCCTCACCTCTGTTGCATTGTTGGCCGCCATCAGCACTGCCAGGAGGATGCAATACTGATTAAATTCCTCGTATTTCCCTCCGCAAAATGCGATAGCGCCCGCCACCAGCGAATTAAGTAATTCGCCACCTAAGTCCCACACCGATTCGTTACGCCCTTCTCGTCGTCCCTGCATCCATGACGCAATGCCGCACAGCAGCGAAATTGCTGCCACGATTGCCACGTCTTTGTTATCGAAGTCCACGCAAGCCCCCTCGTTGTTCAGGAGCGCAGGATAAAATTTGTTTATTAGCGGGCGGGAATAAAAAAACCCGCCGAAGCGGGTTTAGATTTAATTTTTTTTAGAGGACAAGGCGGGATTATCAGGCCAGACGGTTTCCGTGCCCTCTACCAGCTCCAGACGGCGCAGGCTGACACGATAAGAACGTAAGGCACCAAGTTCTGCCACCTCTTCCGGCGTAATATCATCGTCCTCCTGAGCCTCTGTCAGTGCAGTGATGCGGGCGCTGGCGGCTGTCATCAGCATATCGCGCTTGTTCGTGTCCATCACCAGCTGCTCGGCGGGAGTATAAACGCGTGGCACTACCTTGCCGCCAACAAACTGCCAGTCACCGTTAATACTGAAACCATCAGGCAGGACGTCTGTTTCCGCAATGTCAAAGCCCGCAGGATAGAGGGTTGAAACATCCTCTGCAAAGGAACGGATCACCGCTGAACCGGGATCAATGCACAGCTTGTAACGAGCAGTGAATTTGTCCATCGACTCGTAAAAGTCCTGTCCGTCAGCACACTGAAAATATTGCACGCCATTCCCAAAAGGCATTTCTTCCGGGTAATACCGGGATACATTTTTTAAGATCATGAAATTAACCATCAATAGTGCGCCATGCGCCATTAACCAAAATCTGTAAAGGTCGATAAGTTATGAGGATACCGTAGGGTGCACCTGGATCGTGGCGGGCGTTCGTCAGCACGCAGCCTTGAGGGGCTTCAACACCGCCATAATCATCCGTTCTTCCAGGAGAAACAGGCGCGCCACGTTGCACATTCGAGATAAAACCTTTTGCTGCCAGATCGGAGTCAAAGATAACCTCCTTACTACCGCCTCTGTTCCAGTACGTAATGCCACCGCCCTGGTTGTTGAATCGCCACATACCGAAACTGCCGTTATCGTTCGTGGCGCTGATGACCGGATCGTTAAAGACATTCAGTGGCGAGATGTAATAACCATATGATACGGCGGTTGTATAACCCGTTGATTTATACCCTTCTCCTTTGATCATGGGGCACCATGAATCTCCAGCGGGCAGGTAAAACCGGGTAGTGTTAAAGGCCGCAATGTTAGTTGTGCCATACTCCTGGTTCCAGGCGGTACCCCGGCCCCGACCTATAAACTGACCAAATTCATTCATGAACACGGTATCTTCACGTGACCCAACGAGTCGCATCCGATTGTCAGTATCATTGATAAGCCGGACGTTATAGTCCTGGTTGGTACCCGGTCGATGGAAGTCGATAAAAGGCTCACCGCCTAAAAGCTCAATGTTTGAGGCGGCTAAGGTGCCAGCGGTTTTGAGGTTAATATTCAGAGTGAAATCAGATTGATTCCAGTAGCCCACTTCACCCGAGTTTGAGCGAATAGAAATGGTGCCGTCACCTTTGGCCCACAGGCCGGAATCGTTATCACCGATGTTGAGCGTATTTTTAACGTACACATTAGGAGCGGAAAGCGTACCGACGCCATTCATCGTGACGTTACCCCCACTGTCGATATCCAGTGAGGGGCCAGCAGCTGCACGGAGATGGAGTTTATAGTCATCGGAGGCATAGATCAGCCCCACCTCATTGCCCGCCGCATTTTGAAACCACAGATGCTTATTTCCAGCGCCTACAACGTAAACAGCATTACTCGCGAGCCTTGTTTGACCATTAGCTGCACTAATGACGCCGGGAGCAGCCAGGTTCCCATTTTCATCGAAAATGAAGTCTGATACTCCAACATGCAGACGTACGCTGTTGCCTACATTCAGTTTTGCCGCAGACATTGCAGCAATCTCAACATCACCCCAGCGCGTGGCTTTCCAGATAGTATAAGCTGTGCCAGTAGCGGGCATATCCACTTGAAGCCCACTGGAACGGGATCGCCAGTCTCCCCAGCCACTTCCTTCTGTTTCACCACGCAGCAATGCCTGAGTCGGCCCGGATGGTTTCTTCCCTACACTATTAATCATCCCGTTCTGGAAGTTGAATGTAGTATTGTCGCCGTTCCAAATACGCAGTGTACCTTTTGTAGCATCTGCCTGGATGTTGCCTAACTGCACCCCATTTGAAGCATAAAGACAATAAGCCGGATTATTGTCATATACCCCTACCTGATTTAGGTATAACTGTAAAGAAGACGTGTTTAAGCGCAGGCGCTCTGCCCCATCAAGTTCGATGGAATAGCCGATAATATTAACGTCTGTACTGCGCCGCAGGCCAGCATAGGCGTTATGTCCGTACCATTCACTGCGAACGCCGCCAACGATCTCGTTCATACCCCATGTGCGGTTGTCCAGATAAACCCGGTTGGCTTCGCCTGCCTCTACTCCGATCAGTTTGCCGCGTGCCATAAACAGGTCGCGTTGAAAAGTCGGGTATTCACTCCAGGCGTTGAATGTCGATTCTGACGTTGAGGCGCGGAAAAATTTACGCCCGGAGGCGTACGTGGTGTACTCCTGCACGACGCCATATGGGCCAGGGGAGACGGTTAATACACCCGCCTCCTGGATGGGATAACCCAGCGATACCAGTGCACCAGCATTGATGTTCTGGTCATACGTCCCACTATTAGCCCGAGTCGTCAGTAAGTTGGGCGTAGCGCCTGTTATGCTGGTGATATCAGGCCAGTTTGTATGCACGCCACGGAACCGGATATCACGCGCACCGGCGGCACCCGTCCAGCTGATAAAAAACGGTGTCAGCGGTAGCAGTTCGTTGACTGGACGAATCAGAAGAGACTGATTATCCGTATTTGACAGGCCCATTACCGTTATCTGGTATGCGCCATTTGGATAGCCTAATGGCGGGTTATTCCGGGCTGTTCCCCAGTCAATTAGCACACACTCGCCGCCATGAAACGGGTAGGTTTGCCAGTCAAAATTTTGCGCAAAATTGATGGCCTGCGCACCGATCCCCATCGCTCCTGCCACAAGACGTGTCGCCGAGTCCGCCTTTGCTGCATCCAGCGCGTCCTTAACAGCTTTGGAAGACGCCGCCACGGTCGGATCAGAGGAATTTGTTGCATCGGACAACAGGACGCCCAGCGCACGTGTGATGCGATGTGATCCGTCGATCATCTGCTGAGTAATAGCCGTTGCCCCATTCGGGATGGTCAGGCGGCACAGCTCCAGCTGATTTTGGGCCAGCGCCTGCGTTACAGGGATAGCGAAGATACGCGCCGCGTCAATGTTGGACGAGGTGGAAACCTGCTTTGTCAGGGTGCCATAGGCGTAATTACCCTCACAGACAATGATGTAACTACGCCCGGCAGATAGCGGAATCAAAATGTCTTTAATCTGCTGCACATTGACCTGGAAGTAAGCTCCCACATCAACGGATAGCGCACCAGTACCAACGTCGGTGGAGGTGATCAGCAGATTGAGACCACCGCCAGGCCGGGGCGTGAAACCAGAGTAAATTCCCGGCAGCACTACCCCGCGCATTTTGCGGTTAAGCGCTGATGCACTGTACGGCTCGAAATACTGAATATCCGCCAGGAGCGCCAGCGTTGAAATATCGGGGGCAGTAATGATTTGCCCGCCTACGCTTGTTGACATCAGGACGCCCTCTGCTCAATGGTCATCATGGCCTGGAAGACCTTACCGCGATAAACGGTGTCCTGCTGGCAGCACAGCACCGCCACGGCTTCCCCCTTGTTATCCAGAAGGATCATGGTATTGAGATTGTGTGGCGCGTCATCCGCCAGATCAGAATCGGACAGGGTGGCGCTGATATTGATATTTGCACCGCTCAGGCTTAGCACCAGCGGGCATTCAGCAAAGCGGCTATGCAGGTCTGATTTTTTAAAGTCAGGCGGAATATCGGCGATGACCCAGCCATTTTGCGTGCTCGATTGCGTGACCAGGCTGGAGGTGCCAAACGCGGCTCTGGCGAGGATAAATTGATCGCCCCCGATGGCTGATTCAGCGCGGCGGACATAGTAGTAATCCAGCATCTTGCCTTTGAAAAGGCCATTGTTAGTTGAGATTGTTGCAGCCATGAAAGTAGCCTCATTCGAAATGTTGAATGAGGCTACGACGAGTAATTTAACGAAAGTGAGCGATTTTAATTGAAGGTATAAAAAATAGCCGTTATCTGCTCGGCCCGGCTGCGCGGGATCTGCAAGGTCATCACTGTTTGCCCGGTCGTGTCGTAATACTCCGTCTCTCCCGTTGAATAATCCACGGCGATTTCCCGTGCCCCCTGCACCTCAATAGCGGTACTGTTTGCGTCGATCACCATGCGTGTATCTGCGGAGGGTACGCCGGGTAAGATCGGCGGGCGAATAACAGCATCCTGACGCCAGGAGTCAAGCGGTTGTAAATCGAAGCGCTGAGCCACGTCCTCCATGACCCGTACGCCGGGTTCCAGCGCGATCAGAGGTAGCATTATTTTGGTGGAAAAGGTGCTGATCGTGTCACCACGAACCACGATAGGCTCAAAATTCAGGGTGGTAATAACGTTAGTCAGCGTGATCTGATCAGACAGTTCCTCTACCTCAAATTCGAGGTACATCAGGAAGCCATCCATCACGATATCCAGCGGCAATAGTGGCTCTACAATCCCCTCAAACTCTTCCTGTAAGCGGCGTAGCAGCTCATCCGGGCGTTCCGCCCCGTACATGTTGTACAGGACGTTAATGGAGAGGGTTATTTTGCCACGCGACGTTAAGAAGAACTCGCCGTAAGTGTGCTTCGCGTATGGCACGCCGTCCGCCGTCGTGAAGTACGTTCCGTAAGGGAATTGGTCAACGTCAGACGGCGCATAGAGCGGTTCCCAGCGTGCCGGAAGGTTATTAAATTCACGCCAGAAGGTAGCCACTATCGGGCGGTCTGTGCCTTTGAAGTGGATCTCGTCAGTACGCTGCGCGAGCAGTATAGGTTTGTTGGCGGTGTTGCTGGCGCGGATCTGGAAGAATTGTCCCAGCTCCGCCATCCGGGTATCTAAATCCTCTTCCGCCATCGTAAACAGGCTTTTCCTGTTATCGATGCGCAGCAACAGAGGTTCCACGTGGGTTTCAGCCAGCTCCTGGAGCAGCGCCACATAGCCGCTCCACATTTCGCTTTCCGCCTTTGCCGGGGGCAGCTGCTTACGTAACCAGTCTTTAAGCATAGCGCGGCCCCTAGTAGGAAATGCTAATCGTGCTGTTCTGCACGTTGAGATAGATAAAATCATAAGGTAGAACGGCTTCACTCATCCCGATCACCTCTATTTTAAATTCAGAAAGGCAGCTCAACGCCTGAATTGCCGCCCAAATGTCATTCTCTTTGATGGTATTAAATCCACGTACGCGCTGATCGGCAACAGTAGTCGAATCAATGCCGAATTGAGATTCAAGCGCCTGGCGAATATTCGTGAGGGCATCGGAAATAATGACTTCCGGATTAACCTTGCCTGTTAAAGTGAGGGTGAACGGCAATTTATTTGGCAGATAGTGCTTAAATTTCTTATTCATCCGGGTGGGAATTGAGGTTAGCGCAGTAATTATCAAATCTCCAATTTCCTGGTCAGTCACGCCGGGTTTATGTGCGGAAAAGAAAATAGTGTTGATGTTTTGAACATCCATCAACTTACCGTTAACCATCTTCAACGGCAGACCGCCGGGCGGCGTATAAATGCCGTCTGCTGGTGCACCATTCAGCATTGCATTTTTGCCGTTCGCCGTTTCCTCGTCGCTCTCGCCCCACACGTTCAGCCACGAGATTCCGGGAAGTTTACCCATCAGGTAAAATTTATAATCGCCCCGCCACACGATCTGGTCATCGTAGACCACGCTGTACATTGCACGATTGCGGGTCTCTTCCGTTGACTCAATATCGGCACCATTGGTAACAGGCGTTGACGTCATGATTTCAACCGAGGTCGTCAGATACTGGAAATCACCGGATGGTTTCAGACGCTGGCCTGCCACCAGCGTCAGATCCCCTTCCGACGTCCATACCTGTAAACGAATAGTGCAGTTATCAGGCGGCATCATGCCAATAGAGCCATCACCGAAGCGGATCCCGATTTGTTCGGTTGGCTTATAAAATGTCGTGTAGTTCTTACTTTTACCTGTAGCCAGCCGAAACTGAGCGTTATGCTCCCATTTTTCGCTTACTCCATCCGAGATAACGTAAACCGTAATGTCAACGGTCTTAGCGGTGATATCCTTCGGCAGCAGAATTGACAAAAATTCGACGCTTTTATCGATATTGGTGTCAATTGTGACTAATTCTTTTTGCTCAACAGCAGCATTTTGTATCACGCCATTCGCTGGGATTGTGACGGCATCTGTAAGCACATAGGGGTACTGGTTTTCGCCCCACAGCGTCATATTGCTGGGGAGCTGAATAGGCGAGCTGGTCTTATTGTTAATATCAACGGTACCGTACCCGGCCTTAACCATACGGGCCACATAGCCCCTGTCTTCTGCCGCTGCGAGGATGGAAGATCGCTTGTTCGCCGTCGAGATAAAGCCCTCCGGAAGGGCTGTTTCTGCATAGCTGCGGCAAACATAAATCACCTGTGCGCCAAACATCGCCATCATGCGAATAAACTGACTATTCGCAAAACGGCTCCACCAGCGGTTATCCGTGATGAGGGTATTAAATTTGTCGTAAAGTTCCTGGACGGTCATTGTGCGCTCTCGCTCTGCATAAATATTTCATACGCGCCGGACTGGTGGAAAAACTGCACCCGGTACATATCAGACTGGATTGCCTCGCAGCGTATCCCGATTAATTTAAGGTCGGGTACGTCGGTGCGCAGTTTGTTTATCAGATAGGCCTCAATGGCGATTGCCGTATTCTCGTTGGTCGGATCGTGGCTAAACCGCTTCATCGGGTTGCCCCACTGAGGCCAGCCCCACACAGCCCCCTCGGGCGTCTGGAGCCATTCAGTGAGCCGGGCCGGGATCGCATTCTCATCTAGGAAGAGAATTACCCCACCTACATCAACTTTTAGTTGGCTGTGAATTTCATTCATCAGAAGAGACCTCTAATCATTTCTTCAAAGGCAGAGCCAGTGGCCTGCATAGGAATATTGGCGTTTGGCATAGGCTGGTTGGTACCCGTAGGCAGGTTGGCGGTCTGCTTTTCGCTGTCCTTTTTCTGGCTGTCTTTAGTGATGCCAATCAGGCTCTGAATGTGGTCGGCGATCTGACTTAGCAGGTCGTTGCTCTGACTGTTATCGGCCTGGGTGCTGGCATCACGGGACACGGTTTCCGTGACACTGCTGGCGCTCAGGTCAGTAACGGATTTTGGTTTCGCTGGCCCGCCGGAGAGCATCCCCATAACGCTGCTCCGCCCTGCCCCGATCATGGAGTCCAGTCCGTTACCGACCGCCCCCGTTAGCGGCTGGAGAATAGATGCCACCTGCGGATTCATGGTGTTTGTGACGGCAGACATAATGCCGCTGCCGGAGATCCCCGCCGTGGCGTTTTTGAACGTGTCCCCCGTAGCGCCGCGTAGCACATCCTCGATGGTGGTTCCCACGTCCGGCGCGGGTACCGTATCCGGGGTGGGCGCATTCAGAGTATTAAGAGCGGTACCGCCCGCTTCCGGAGTGACAGGCGCGGATAGTGCAGGCTTGTCCGGCGTGCCGCGTATAAAGCCCGTCAGCGCATCGCGCCCGCTGGAGATAGCGGATTCAAGCTGGTTGCCGAGCATACCCGTGAGCGGGGCCAGCATCCCTTGTACCTGCGGCGGCAGGCTCTGTGTCAGGACAGACATAACTCCGCCGCCGGACATGCCTGCGGTCATGTTCTGGATCGTGTCTGCGCCCGCGTTGCGCACGATATCGGTAAAGGCCTCCGGCGCGTTGGCAAGCGTTAACCCCTTCCCTGCGTTAGTCAGCGGGCTACCAGACACGGCGGCAGGGCTGGACAGGCTGTACTGGTTGCCCCGGCTTGTGGCATAGGGAGCCGTGGCGTCGGCGGGCAATACGGTGCCATTCTGATCTTGCAGCTGAGCCAGCTGGTGCGGCTGCACCTTGAGCGCGTCCGGCACGGTAGCGCCAGCGGGCATCGTCAGTTCTTTAGACGGCTTTTGCCCGAAATGCCCGATACGATGCGCAGCCAGCAGCTTAGTCGCGGTCTCGTTTGGCGCGGTGAAGATGTCCTTAAAATCGCCATAAGCCTTCATCATCTTCGACTGGTCAGCAGTCTTGCTGTTACCGTCCCCAATCGCGCCCGCTTTCGTGTCTACCTGCGCAGTGGTGCTGTACTTATCCAGCCCCATCGTGCCGTTAAAGCGTTCCAGGTAGGCCGCACCATCAGAGGATATTTCTCCACCTTTGGCTACCTTATCGGCGTTACCTTCCCCCTGGTTGTAGGCCAGCAGCGCAAGCTTTTTGTTACCGTGATAGCGCTTAAGCAGCTTGCCCCACAGCTTGCTGGTCATCTCGATGTTTTTCTGCGGATCGAGACGGTCATCGAGGCTATAGCCTAAGTCCTTAGCTTTACCTTCTGATATCTGGCCCAGCCCTACAGGCCCGGTACCACTGGCAGCAGTCGGATCCCATGACGATTCCTTGCCGATGATGGTAGAGATATCCGAGGATTCGACGCCGTATTCTTTGGCAGTCTTCTCTACGATACCGCCATATTTCAGCTCGTTTGCCGTGATCTGCGCCTGCTCTACCGCGCTCATATTGCGCTGGTGGCGTAAAGCGGCCTGCGTGGGGTTATCGTTGGCAAACGTGCCGAGCTGGAAGTTCGCGCCCCCGCCATAGAGCGGGTTTCCTGCCTGCATACCCAGGGCTTCAACGGCAGTAATCAGCTTATCGTTGCGCTTATCAGCTGATTTCTCAGTAGTGGTGCTGTCTCTGGTGAAAACGTCCTTAAAGTCGCCCCAGGCGTCCCCTACCCCCTTAACAACGTCGGTACCGATGTTATCAATGCCGCGTGCCATATCCTCCGTGGAGAAGTCCAGCGCTTTAGCCGCGTCATCGAATCCAAAGGCGCTGGCCCCCATGCTCAGCAGCTGGGAGCCGCCGGATACCAGCCCGCCCATATCCACGATGTTTGCCAGCGCATATTCGGTCTTCTGGCGCGTGCTGGCTTCCTGCCCCTTTTTGAGGGTAAACGCGTTCTGCTGGCCTTCGTTGTCGCTGTAGCCGCCAACAGCATCAAAGCCTGCGCCCAGCACGGTACCAATGACGGGTACCGCACGCACGGCAGTTCCCAGCAGCGCCTTTGTGCCGACCTTCTCAGCGACGGCTCTAACCGCTCTCTTTTCGGCCTTGCTGGTGGCCTCCTCTGCGCCTTTCTTTATGAATCGACCGGAGGCGTCACGCCCTGCACCACCAGCTTTCTTCTCGGCAGCGTCACCTGATGAGGATGCAGCACCTTTGCGCCTCTTCATGTTGTCCGTAACATCTTCCGCAGCGCCAGCAGCTTTACCCCGTATCCCGGCCTTGCCACCCTTACCCCGTGCCCTACCTGTAATCCGGTCGCGCAGGCGTTTGAACAGGCCACCCCTACCGACATTGATATCCAGACCGCCACCCGTTCCGCCGGAGACGAGCGGCTTTTTCTTACGTTCCTCTTTCAGCAGGTTACGCAGCAGCTGGTTGGTGGTGTCCTGGCGCTGGAGAGTCTCTTGATTTTGTTCTTCCTCAAATTCGCGCTGCGCGGCGGCAATATTGCGGGCTTCCTGCTGCTGGGATTTAGTAACAGACTGCCTGGTTTTGGGCTGGTATTTCTTAACCTCGTCGCCGATCTCCTTCGCCAGCGCATCCATATCGCCCTTGCTAAACAGAGAGTCCGGCTTCGGCTGTTTTGGGGCCGTCACTTTGATATTCAGATCATTGCCGCCCAGACGCTTCGGTGACACGAACCGGCCCTGTAGATCGCGGTTATAGGTACGCGGACGCGTGGGCGCATGCACGATACGCTCAGCGGCAGCGCGGGCACGCGCCCGGTCGGGTGATTTGAGTTCGCTTTGGTTGCGGGCCAGCGCGGCGGCGTTCAGGCTACTGGAGTTCCGCCCCTGCGTCTGGAGTTCCCGCAGCACGTCCCGCAATACGAACAGCTCGGGCTTTTCTGAGTGCTCGCCAGGCTTCGCATTGCTGCGCGTGATGCGCATGTTAGACGGCTGGAGCTTCCTGATATCGCCCCGGATACCCTGGAGTAAACGCAGCTCCTGATCGCTCGCGCTGTCGATGGCATCCAGAATATCGCCAATCGTAGATGTGTCTTTTCGCATATAACCGCCATTTAATAGATCGCTATCTGTCTCATAACTAGCACTTAAAATGCCGTTATAAGGTCACTGGCTTGAACGCTGCTGTTAATTGCCTTTTAAATGCTCCTTGAATGCCTACTAATTGCCATTTTACTGACATTTAATTAGCGGAGGCGACAAGAGGCAAAAAAGGAGCACTTAAATTTTACGTAAACAGTCCCTAAGTGCCTTGTATTGGCTGTTATCTGGCGCTTATTTATTTAGACAAACAAGCGCCAGATAAGGGACTGATGAATGGCGCTAAGCTGGCTGCTTTTTGTACTTGTTCTCAAGTGCTTCGTTGAGCCGGATCGCCTTCCATTCAGCCAGCCGGAGTACGTCTCCAATCGGCTGATTGCCGTACAGCGCGAGATTGTTCGTCAGCGTATCCCAGCCACTCAGATCGAAAATTCGGAAGGAATTGGCTATTCCGAAATGGCAGGTGCAGCGGCGTGAACAACGGCGCGGCACCCTCCTTACCGGATTTAGGACACGGATGATCGGGGAGATTAAGGACGGTCACACCCTTGTTGATGGCGATATCAAGGCCGTGAGCATTGCGGCGGTTAAACAGCTGAACGGAGGCCACCAGCGGCTGAAACTCCATTTCCAGATCCATTTCCCTGAGCGCGTTATAGCGGTACTCCGCAGCGGCAAGAAAGTCCTCCGGCTCGTCCGGGAAGCGCAGCTGGTGAGCTATCTCGATCATGCGCAGGTTTATCCACTCGGCCCTGAATTCGTCGCTGTCTTCCGGCGGCAGCTGCGCGCGCAGGCTTTCAAGATGCACCATAGCGCGTCCGTCCAGGTGGGTGATCGTCAGCGTGACAGGCTCGTCTTTCCGGGTACCTTCGTATTCGCTGGTTGCACCTTCGCTCAGCACCTCCAGACCGTCCGCCAGTTCCCGCATATCGGTATCGACAAAATGGATATCGCCGCAGTGCGGGCACATATAGGAGCAGGTCAGCATGGTATCAATGCGGCTGTTTGTGAAAACCCACCAGAGCGCCGTACGGCGATCCTGTGCTGTCCATAACGCACTATCCCGGAAAGCGTCTCCGGGGCGCTGTAGCTCGTTCAGATAGCGCGTGGTGAGCGCTTCTTCCTGTGTGGCGTCTGCACTGCAATAGTCCATAGCCATCTGCACGGAAGGCATACCGAAATTAATTTCCGTCGTGATGTTCGACGGCAGCGGGAATAAAGGGATCTGCATAGCTCACTTGTCCTTAAAACTTAATCAGGTTGGTCACTTCGCTGATCGCACCTTTCACAAACGACGTGCCAATACCCGTGATAGCACCTTTCATCATTTCGCCGACGCCACCCGCGCCGCCGCTAAAGCTGCTGTAAATGGTGAAGGTGATCGGGTAGCTGAAAAACTCCGTCACCTGGTCGAGAGAGCGCGTGATATCGCCCAGGCCAGACGGATAAACCTTGTATTGATCAGCTACGGTAAAAGTGCCGTCATGCCCCAGGTTGTAGATCGTCAGGTTCATCAGGTATTGAGAGGGCACGTTCAGGGTGCCGTCATCGTTGACGACACGCTTAGCACGCGCCGTAAACCAGTCCTTTATCTGGTTATTGGAGGTATCGCGCACAGTCATAGCGACCGTGTTCACCGTTTTGGCCTGCGGGCGGTTAAAGTTGCCGCCGCCGATCTGCTTGCTCATCGTCTCGATGGTCACAGGCGCATAGGTAATGTCTTTACAGAACATCCTGAAATCTTTAAATCCGTCCACCTCAACGGCAAACTGCCAGCCCTGCTGGTACATCATGCGCAGCGCGGCCTTCATCATGGCCTTTTGCGCCACCATATCGCCCGAAGGGCCAGCGTAGCCCTGCTGGTTGCTCAGCGCCCCTATAGAGCGCTCCAGCAGGTTATTGATAAAGTCGCCGCCGAGCGCCTTACCGAAATCTTTCAGGTTGTTGAAGCCCAGGCCTTCGTTGAGTATCGATTTAAACAGGTTCACGGCGCTTGTCCTTAAAGCATGGTTGCACCCGTGATGATTGCGCGGTTGGCACTCATCGCGGTTTCAAGGTCGATCTTACGCTGGTACAGGGTGACTTCATCCGGCAGGGCGCTCACGTCGAGCTTGCCCGAGATACTCACGCGGCGGACGCGCTCGGTGTTTGCCATCAGAATGAGGTGGTACAGGTAGTCATCGAGGTAGCCGATAATGCTTGCCGGGATTTGCCATTCTTCTAAATTGACCTCACGCAGGTTCACCAGGTAAACGAGGGTGAACGGTCGCACGCTGCGGCGGTCGGGCTGTAGCAGGAGCTGATCGTAAGGATCTGCCAGCACCAGTCCGCCGCGATTGTCGATAACGTGGATGAGTTCAAGATAATCATCCGGGTACGGATAGCATGTATCCGTACCCGTCAAAATGGCACGCCGAGCATATCCGGCCCGATCCTGGTATGTGGTGAGCGCCTTAATCAGCATCTGATCGAGGGCTTTCTCATCCGTTACCAGTAGCGGGGCAAACCGGGTTTTCACCGATTCCAACAGCTCTTTAGGTGTGCTCATTTAATGCCTCTTATTCGTGCCAGTTATAGACCAGACGCAGGGAAGGGCGCACAACGGCGGTGGTATCTTCGGAAGCGAAATCGACTGCATCGCAGTAAATTTTCACGTCTTCCATAGAGCACACCGGAGTGTCACCAGGGCCACCTTTGGACTCAGAGGACAGGTACAGATCGATATCCACATAGCGCTTGTTGAAGACCAGATCGCGCACGGCTTTCAGCACATCGCCCTCAATGGTCTCAACGCACTGCACCTGGGTTTCACCGGAGTTACGGAAAGGTCCGTGCTGGCTGAATTTCGCGCCGCCGGGGGCCACGTCTTCAACGTCTTCACGGGTAATTTCCGGGAGCTGCACGGTGCGCACCAGAATGGACAGTTTTTCGTAGCCCTTGATGATCAACCAGTAATCAGAGCCGATCAGCTTTTCACCCGCTGCTTTGTTCATGTTGTAGCGGGATTTAACAAAGCCGAGGTTCGCTTTTGCATTACTAAAACCAGGCATATCTTTATCCTTAAATAAACATCGAATCGAATTCGTCTTTGTTGTACATCGTCGAGCCGCAGCAGGTCAGGCTGACCCGGTTCTCCAGGAAATAACCTTCGGCGTTCTTCGGTGCGGACAGGTCATAGCTGACGTCGGTAATGATCACGTCGGTCAGTTTGATACGCCGCCCAATATCGAATGTGACGGTATTAGGTGGGCGTCCGCCGGGCGTCAGCGCGTCGAGCTGCGGTGAGCACATTTGTTCCAGCACCTTGATCGCGAGCTGCACTTCCAGATAGGGGTTAGAGTGCGCAATCAGATCGAGAGCTATCGCAAATTGCGGTGGCTGCTGGCCTTCCCATACCATCAGGCTGTTAATCTGCGCCGCCGTGGCATACCCATAGGCTGACAGCGCAGCGGAGAGCGTGCCGGATCCAGCAGCGCTACCTACTGCGTTGGAAATGCCATTGGACACTACGCTTCCGAGCGCCCCCGCTTTACCGCCGAGCTTCCCCGCAGCATCAGCCAGCATACCGCCGCCTTTGGCTGCGCTGGCTCCCGCAAGCGAGGCAAGATCGAGGGATTTAAACGGTGATGACCATTCCCCGGAGAGAGACGCCGTACTGCCTTCCCCGATATAGCCCGCAACGAAATCGCCGCTAAGCAAATCGGTGATGTACAGTTTCAGATATGGACTCACGGAGTCCTGAAATACTGCGCCACAGACGTTCATACAACCTCTCAGCGCCCCCGCAAAGCGGGGGCGTATCACTTACAGACCGCGCTTGCGGCGCACCTTCATAGACTTCGCACGGGACATATTCGCCATAGCGGTATGCGCCTTCATCCGGGCCTTTTTCAGGGCTGCTTTTTGCAGGCTGGACAGGCGGACTTTGTGCGGCACCTTGCGTTTCAGGACAATCTGGCCCTTACGAACAACTTTGATCGCCGCTTCCATCATGGCGCTTTCCATCATTGCGCCGTTGTCACCGCCGGAGACGGCGAAGGAGGCGACTGCTGCGTCTTCGTCATCAGGGGTACTGATGGCATCAATTACTGCCTGCGCCGCGTCGCTGTCGTCCTCGTCGATCATGGTTGCCACGTCGTCTGCACTCGCGCCCAGCGCGATAGCAGCCTGCGCCATCAGATCCAGCTGGGTATTGAAGTTGTCTACTTCGTCGTCAGTCAGGTCGGTCTCGTCATCGGAGATCCCTGCCAGCGCAAAGGCGTATTCCTCAAAGGATTCGCTGGAGGCGTCGCCGTCGGATTTCCACTGGAGCACGGATGCCGCAGCGGTACCGCGATCATTGGTTGCAGCGGCTTCCATCAGCGCGTTAGCGAACATGATTTCCGGCTCACCGTTTTTCAGGGCCAGGGCCGCAGCTGCTTCACGTTCTTCCAGCTCAATGCGGCGTTCTTCAACAATGCGCTCTGCGGATTCCAGCAGGGCAGTGCGCTCCTGCTCCTTTTTGGCCTCGTCTTCCTGCTCTTTCAGGCGTAGCGCTTCGGCCTCGTTTTCCTGGCGGGCAGATTCCAGCATCATGTTGCCGACCGGGGTTGCAAAGGCATAGGACAGGGAGCTATTCAGCAAGCCTTGACGAAATTTGTCTTTCATTTTTCACCTCAAAAATGGCCCCCACGGGGGCCACCAGTATTAACGGAACAGGATCGGTTCAACGCTCATGCGACGGGCCACGCCAGTCGGACAAACGAACAGGCGAATGTTCCACAGATCGAATTCGGCCTGAGTCACTTCAACCACGAAAGGCGAAGTCCCCTGAGTCGCATCGCGTGGCGTTACCAGCGCGGCGGAGGCAACGTAGCGCTCCAGCAGGCGGGTCAGCTCTTTGGTCAGGCCATTACGGGTAATGCCGTCCGGCTCGTGTTTGAGACTCTGGCAAATGTCATAGGCGGCACGTGCGATGGCGTTCAACGTGGAGTTGACGTGCTGGAAGCGCAGGTAGTTATTCTTGCTCCAGGTAGTCAGCTCATCGTCAATCACAACAGAGCCGTCAGAGCCGACTGCTACCGGGTTGATACGGGCCGTCACATACGCTTCACGGTCGATGGAAGCCGCGCCAGGCAGTGGCTTGATGTTGGCGCGATCCAGCGTTGCGCGGGCCGGGCCAGCCGGGTTGTAGTGCCAGCCGCCGACGTCGTTGTTAAGCGCAACGCCTTTGGCTTTCGCGGTAAACACATCACCAGAAAGGCCGTAAACCATCTGTGCCCCGGAGATCGGGTCTTTGGAGGAATACGGGAAGTGGTAACGGGCCACGTTGGCATAGCCGCCAAAGTTTTGCGCTGCTGCTGCCGTGATAGCCTGCGTGCCGGAGAGGCCAGGACGGATATCACAGAACATATCAACGCGGACGTCTGAGGCGTGTTGTGCCAGGGAATGCAGCACAATATCGTCATAACAACCCAGGCCCAGCACGGCGGTGTAGTTCACCATTGAGGCGGACAGAACGCTGAGCGCCTGCGCGTAGTCGTCCGGCGTCAGGGAGTCCAGATCGCCATCTGAGCCACCCACGAACAGCGCCGGATCTGCGATCCCCGTAAAGCCCAGCGGGAATTCTGCATCTTTCGCTACCACAGCACGCAGGCGAGAGTTGCTGTTTTCCAGTTTGGTAGGCAGGTAAGCCGGGAGGCCCATGTCATCAATCGCGCTCGTGGACAGGCTGAATTCGATGGACTCCAGCACTTTCGTTCCGCCCGTAACGAGCTGCTCCAGCGTCAGCAGCCAGAGGCCATCATCCTGCGGTGACAGTGTGATCTGACGGTCTGTAGACGCATCGCCATCGTCCACGTAGATAGCCATCAGGTCATTGTCACCGAGCACAACATCCTGCCCCACGCTGATGGTGGTAGACGCGATGGTGATAGCCTGGCTGGCTGCAACAGGCGCTGCGTACGTTACCGCGCTGGTTGACGCAACAGAGGCAGCAGAGTATGGCCCGTTGATTTGAGTCACCATGCGCGAAGCAGTGACAGGGGATGTGTGGTCAGTACACGTTACCTTCACGGCTTTCGCTGTCGGGATCGCTACTTTCACGCCGCCGCTGGCCTTAGATCCGCCAATGTAGACGTCGATTTGAAGATCCGTGAATTGCGCAGTGGACGTCACTTCGGCCTGATAAACGCCGGAGGTACCCACTTCTGTCGCGGAGCCAATGATCAGGCCCGTAGTGGTCGCCGCCGCTTCAAATACAACGTTCAGGCCACTCATATTGGCATGGCCCGAGGTGTTGTCCTTCGCGGTGAAGGTCAGCGTGATCGAGTCAGAACCGTCGTCAGTGAACGTGGCAGGAACTGCTGTAAAGACAGACTCTTCCGGGTCAATCGACTGCGTGGCTGGGGTCGTGACAGCCTTCTCAGTGATGATGCTGGAGAAAGTGCCGATCTGTGCGCCTTTCCATTTCACGACGATTTCAGTGGTCGCAAAGCCGGTATCACCCGTCACAGTTGCAGTGTACACACCGTTGCTATCAGCGCCCTCGGAGATCGTCCCGATGTGGATTTTCGCGTTCGCTGCTTTCGGCGCAAAGGTCAGATCAGGCAGCAGGCCAGAGACCGCGCCCGGCGTCGGAGTGGCATCGTCTTTCGCAGTAAAGGTCAGGCTAACTGTATCGGTACCGCCCGCAGCCAGGCTGCTCGCTGATGCGGTAAAGCTGGAATTGCCGATGTTAATGCTGGACGCTTTCGAGGCCAGAACTTTAACAGCCAGAGTGACGGTGGTGTCAGCGCCATCATCCACCAGCGTAACGGTGAAGGTGCCTTTTTTGCTGACTTTGAGAGTAGCGGTGTAATCACCAGCGGACGCCGGGACAGCTGCTGTGATTGCGCCACACTGCACGGACGGATCGGAGCTTGTCAGCGTAACGTTGGAGATACCCGTTACCGGATTGCCATCTTTGACAAAGTGCAGGTCGAGCACAATATCAGTAGTGGTTGAGCCGTAGCACAGCGTGACCTCATTGTTCGCCGTACCCGTTCCGCCGTGTACAGCGATAGTGGTGTCAGCTGCATCGAAATCGACACGCGGAGCCGCAGTAAAGGTCACGGTTTTGGTGAAGCCTGGGATCAGCGTGCCCTTGTAGTTCGCTTTCAGCATCAGCGAGGCAACGGCAGTCGAGGCTTTTACATTAGCGGTATAAGTACCGAGGGTCGCAGTTTCGGTGAACGTACCCGCAGTTACACCAGACACGTTACCAGCATCCAGCGTCAGATCGCCCGCTGCGCCTGTAAACGGTTGGCCTTTGGTATCCACCAGCACCAGGGTAGCCACGACAGACGTGGATCCATCAGCTACAGCTGTATTGGACGAAACAGAGAACGAACCGCCCGCGCCACTCACATCCGCAACTGGTGCCACCACGGCAAGCGTCAGCGTCTGCGGCGTAGCGATCCCGTCCTGGGTGCCAACTTTGATGTCTACGGTCGCAGAGCCATCTTTGTTGCCTTTGATGGTGGTGGTGTAAACGCCATTGCCGCCGTTAGACAGGGTAGTCGGGTTGATGGTGATACCTGTCACGCCGGAAACAACTGCGGTTACGTTGGTCAGCCCGATAATCGGCTGGCCTTCTTTGTCGTTCGCCGTGTAGTTGACGTTGGTGGTATCGTTGCCATCAGCGATGATGGACTTTTTAGACAGCACCAGGCTGGACTTGGATTTGTCTACGTTATCGGCATTCGCGGTAAACGTTGCCGACGTTTTCAGGCCAGTGAGGTTCGCACCTGCTTCCTGTGCAACGAGCTGTACGGCACCTTGCAGAGTCGAGGTAACAGTTGCCGTATACGTCCCTTTGGTGGCGGCGTCTTCGACAAATTTGTTGGCGGTGACATACTGCGTCATCACTGTAGATTCAGTGTGGCCCAGGGTCAGGTTAGTGAGACCTTCCACTTTGTCCGCCGCAGCGATAGGCTCCAGAGTCACGGTAACAACAGCAGTGCCATCAGCAACAGCGGAAGCAGGGGAGACGCTAACCTTGTATTTAGCCGGGTCGATGAGCTGCACAGGGTTGGCAACAGTAATCGTTTTACTGTATTTCGCCGCCGCCAGCGCTTTACCGCCGACGTTAATTGCAAAGGCCACGCTACCCGCTTCAACCATCACATAATGGAGCTTATACACGCCCGTAATGCCGTCTTCCGGCATTTTGATGGTTGCCTTACCGCTGGCAGTTGTAATGTCCACGGTAACGCTCAGGCCAGTCACCGCGTCGCCATTCGTATCTCTCGCCGTAAACGCCAGATCGGTGGTGTCACTCCCCGCCGTGCCTGCGGCTTTGGACAGGGTGAAATCAGAACTGCCTTCGTCTGCACCCGGCTTAACGGTAATGTTCAGGGCTTTACCCTGCACCAGTGCACCGTTAGCGGACACAGTTACGGCAATATCACCCACGCCTGCCAGTGGCAGATCTGCTGTATAGGTGCCAGGGGTATATTCCGTCGCTCTGAGAGCCTGCTCGCCCGGATAGTTGGACAGATGGAATGTCACATCAGTCAGGCCCGTTACCGCGTTGCCCGAAGCAGTTTTGGCTTCAAAGGTCAGCGTAGCAGTGTCATCCCCTGCGATCCCGGCACTGATGCTGGCATTCAGCACGGATTTAGCTGCATCCACGCCATTGATGTTAACCGGGGCAACGGTGACAGACACGCTCTGCACGCCCACCAGCACGTTATCCAGTGATACGGATACCGCAAAAGATCCCGTTTTGGTAGCGGTCAGGTTGGCAGAGTAGGAGCCTGGGGAACCCGCGTTTTCGACGATCTGGTCAATGGTGGCCCCGCTGGCGTTCACGTTGAATGCCAGGCGAGAGGCCAGCCCGGTCATTTTCGCGCCCGTGGTGTCAACCGCCAGGAAGGTAATGACGCTTGCTGCCTTGCCGTCTGCCGCAATGGTAGCAGGGCTGCGGGTCAGGGAGGACTGATTGGCGTTGATGACCGGAGCAGCAGTTTTGACGATGGACAGGGAAGCGGTTTTGCTGCCGATATCTTTTCCGTCCAGCTGCGCCTTGATGATTGCCGCACCATCACCAGAAGAGTAGATCGAGGCAGTGTAGGAACCGTCACCCTTGTCAGTGATAGCACTCACGTTATAACCAGCAACGCCGGATACCACGAATGAGAGGCCAGTGAGGCCCGCCAGCGGTGCGCCTGCATTATCTACTGCCGTGAAGGTGATCGTCGCCTGATCGTTGTTGTTCGCTTCAATCTGACCCGGAGAAACCAGGATGTTTGAGTTAGCCGGATCGATGACTGGAGTGACGCTTGAGCTGACCGCTTTAACCTGCAATGCCGCAGCCATGCCAGCGATGTTAGAACCGTCCTGGCGTGCCTGGATAGTGGCATCGCCCGGCGCGGACGCTTTCACCTGGATGGAGTAGTTACCTTTGCCGTCGGTAGAAGGCTTTTTGGTAATGATGCTCACAGCCTGGTTGCCAGTGACAACGAAATCGATGTTATCAACGTCAGTGATTGCCGCGTTGCTCGCATCACGGGCCATCAGGGTGACGATAGCAGTTTCGCTGTTGTTCGCGGTGATAGCACCAGGGCTTACGCTAATCGTGGAGCGCACAGTATCAACGTGTGCAGGCTTCATCACGACAGAGCGCGAGAAGGTCGGCATAGGGATGCCGGATTGCGTAACGCTAATGCTAAGCGTACCAGACACGGTAGACGTCAGGTAGGCAGTGTAAACGCCGTTACTCTCGGTCACAGCGGAGATCTGCGCATCAGCAGCAGGAGATACGGCAAACCCGATAACCGATTTACCCAGGCCCGTAATAACGTTGCCTTTTGAGTCCTTCGGCGTGAATTGCAGCACAATGCGGCTGTAGCCGTCGGCAGCCTGCGCGTCCAGATCGGTATTGAAGACGGAGCGGTTAAAGTCGATCACCTGGCTTGCGCTGCTGGCTGGCTGTTGCAGTTTCAGCACCGGGATACGCATGGATTTAGGACACACACGGACTACATAGCCGTTACCGCCGTTCAGCGCCTGGCGCACGTGGCGAATCGGCTCGAAGGCGATGCCGTCATGCGGTGCAATCGCATCGCCCAGCACGCTCAGGAAGTTATCTTTAGTCAGTTGGAGCACTGAGAGCGGTTTGCCGCGTTTAGCTGGCAGAATGCCCGCAAAAACGCTTAACCCACCCGCAGCATTGCTGTAGGTGGCATCGGCGTTCGGCTGCATGACAGCAATCGCTGCTGCCTGCCCGACGGCAAAAGGAATCTTGTTCATTTAATAGCCTTCACATTTAGTCAATATATGCGCCGAAAGAACTTCGGCGCGGTCACATCAGGCTGTTACGGGTTGGAGTGAACGGTGATCACGCCATCCAGATCGGTTTCGGAGAATTTCGCCAGGGTGAAGTAGTCTTCGCCGTGATCCGGGTGGACAACGTTCACAGCGCTGCCCCACAGGGTGACGCGGTTAACGAGTTGCGGAGTGGTTGGGTGAACGAATGGAATGGCTGCTACAGCGTCGCCAGCAACAAGGCCAGCATCGCCAATGTTTTCGCCGCGACCGTAGAACAGGCAGGAGGAATCATCCAGCGGCAGGCCTTCATTCACGAATTGAGCACAGACCTTATTAGGCACTTCATAGATGCGGATCGAGCCAAACAGGGTGCCTGCAAACTGCACGTACGGCGATTCGGCATAGCCCGGCGCTGGTGTCCACATGGAGGACGGCAGGGAGCGCAGCATGTTGACCACGGTAGCACCAGCGAAGCCGCCACGGACGCCCGTAGTTTTGGTGCGCTGCACCATGTCGTTGCTGAGCTTGTTAAACTGCACGCGCAGGCGAGATGCGAAAGCATCAACCTGATCGCCAGACTTCCAGCCAGTTTTGATATTTGCGGTGTATACGGCACGCCACAGCATTTCACGCAGGCGCTTCATATCGGTTTCGTGAGACAGCCAGTTACGTGCACCGTTGAACAGCTGGGAAGACAGATCCAGACCAAATTCACGCTGCGCGTCCATCAGCGCCTGCACGCTGTATTCAGTAGCCAGAGCATACTGAGACGGCTTAACGGTGAATTTCACCATTTTTTGGTTGATCAGCGGGATGATTTCTGGCTTGTTTTCAACGTCCAGCTCGAAGGTCAGAGCCAGCTCGGTACCAGCAGGAGGCGCGGTATCAAACTTAACTTCAACCACACCCTCGGTAGGCCAGATGGTACCTGCAACTTTGAACGCGTTGCCTTTAGCATCCTTACCGTTCCAGTAAATATTACCTAAGCCATCATCATAGCTACGGGCAGGCATACGGTTGATAAGCAGCATGGTGCGGCCCGGACGAATAGGCAGATCTTTGCTAAGACCAAACGCAGACTCAAGACCAGATACCTTGATACCAAAGAAGGTCAGGGAGCCATCAGGGACGTTTTTATCGCCCGCGTTCGCAGTGACGCCTGGCGTTTTAACGTCGGCGTAGGTAGCCGGGAACAGGCCTGTACGCTGGAACTGGCTATAGACACCAGCAGACTGCATATCCAGCTCATCACCTGGCTTGTAGCTACCAAAAGTAGACGCAGCTACCTGGGTGATTCTGTAGATATCAGATTCGTCACGTTCGCACGGTACGAAAGTACAGGCGTCGCCAGTTGCAGCGCCCAGCGCCACAGGCAGCATCATCGCAACGAACAGCGCCTGGCGCATAATGCCGTCAGATTTCTGCATATCGCCGGAAGCCGCTTCGAACATCGGGCCAGCAAAGCCGCTGTGCTGGGTTTTAGCGGACTCCATCATGAAGCGCTGAGCTGCACGGTGGGAGTTCGCCAACTCTTCGGCGTTCGGGTACACGTCGTACTTAGTCGCGTACTCACCGATAGAGGTGGCCCATGCGTTAGAAACCATACGCACGAACGGCTCCGGCGCACCTTCGAACAGAGGTGATTTAACTGCTGCTTCGAAGATCGCAGTACGGCGAGCTTCGTCATCTTCGATATATTTGCCATCGTTAAACTGCGGCTCGACGGCAAACGCCATCACTTCTTTAGCGCGGGTCGCAGTATCGATCTGACGCTCTTGAATTAGGTTCTTCACGGGATAGGCCCATAATTATTGCGCTATCACGGGGTGTAAATTTCGACGGACTAAGGGTAAAAAAAGGTTATTAACGAATGTGAAGGAAATTTTTGGATCAGCACGAAAAAAGGTTCCCGGCCTCTAATAAACTCCCGGTATGCTCGAAAAAATGACGACATTCTGAGTAAGAAGATATGACCTACAAAATTTACGCAACCTATCCAAACGGGCGTACCAGCGCTGAGACCTCTCACCGCTTCAAAAGTGAGGCCGTGGCCCAGCTGACGGAAATGGCGAATGACAAGGATTTGAAACTGACGGCGAAGACCATTCACCTGCATCATAACTTGCGTGAATTGGCAGTAATTCCGGTAGAGCTGTTTAATATGGATGCCTTGAAGTTAATTTCGTGGCCTCATCGGGGAAATAAGCACCGGCTTATTAATCCCCGAAAGTTAAGTGTGGTTATCCCGGAGGTTATTGCATTAGAACTGGAGAAGCTGGGGAAGGGTAATCTGAGTCGGGGGCTTCAAACTCTGTTTCTAAAGGCGAAGCCGGAGTTGACTGAAAAAGATATTTATCTACCTTAGCCTTTTCGGCTTCTACAGCGGCAAGGATCGCCCTGTAGCCTTCAATCGTTTTATTTACTTTCAGTGCGGCCCCACACTCCCAAAGATAGCGGGCCACTTCAAAAATCATGTTAGCTGCGCGGAACGGTACCCGTAGTTTGTCGGCAACTGCGCTAATGAGCGCTGGCGACAGCATCATGATCGGTTGTGAAGGCAACAAGCTGATGCCTAAAAGTTTTGTATCAATGTCCATGTACTCACTTAAATTGAAATATTATGCCAGGGCCGCTGAAATTTGTACGATGAAACTAGCGGCGCAAACTATAAAAACTTTTTAAATCCGTCAAAATTATTAGTATCAACTGATAACTAATATAATTGATGGGGTTATGTCCCTCCTATCCTGTAAAAAAGGCCGTTTGCAGAATTTTACACTGATCAGGCCTCGCTCATTTGTTAAATACAGGGGAATATTCTAACCCTTCCCATAAAGCGCATTTAGCAGAATATCGTGCTTATCTGACTCATATTTCAGGTGATACTGGCTACCTAAAGCAGAATCAGGCTCACTCCCCGCGTTTTTCTGGCACGCCAGAAGCATATTAGTGAGGGCACGGTTGCGCCCGGATAGCTGGAGCAGAGCATTTTCCATCTGTGTGTAATGCGTTTGTTCCTGCTCGATGGCATACATCAGGTAGATAGCAATGCCGATCAGAGCCAGCGCTTTCAGCCAGTCGTGCAGGCGGTCACTAAGCGTTTTTTCCTGGAGTCCTAACGTGTCGTTTTCCATAAATCCTCTTACAGCGAGTCCAGAACATTCTGCGGTACCAGCGCCGACAACGCGCCCGCCATGCGGGGATCGTCTTTCAGCACAGATAACATTGAAATCGCCACGCCGTCATGAAACGCCTGGCTGGCATTATTGACGCTGGCGATTGCCTGGTCGGTTAAGGTTTTTAGTCCGGCGGTTGCCGTGGTGAGTGTTGCCATTGGCGCAGCGAGTGCGCTGGTGGCATTGGATAGCGCAGTGATTTGCGCCTGTGTTGGGCCAGGCGACGTTGTGCCCGTTCCCGTTCCCGTTCCTGTCCCGGTACCGGTAGTGGAGGGCACCGCCAGATTAATATCACCCATTGCGCTGGTGATCGCCGTCAGGTTAATGCCGTCTGTCGCCGCTTTAAAGGCGTCAGAAACAGCCGTATCCGCTATAGCTGTTACCAGCGGGAATCCGGTGCTGGCGTCCAGCTCGTTGGCCCGGATATACGCGTCAAAGCCTACCGACATATTCATCAGCTCGTTGACGTCCTGGTATTTGCCGATCCCGTCCACCAGCGCCTTACCTTGCTGCTGAGCGGCATCGAGGACAGATACCAGCTGCGCCAGCACAGCCAGTGAAGCGGAGACGGTACCCGGATAGGTCTTATCAGCCTTCTTAAGCGCCGCTACGGCGGTGCTTTTGGCTTTCGCGTTATCCACGCCAGCGGTGACGGTGGCGATGCTGTGCGCGGAGCCGTGGCCCGCACTGGCCTTAAGCAGCTTATACGCCGCTAACTGTTTGGGATTATCGAACATCAGCTGACCTGCATAGTTGCGTCACCAGTAACGATGACCGAGCCACAGGAAACATTGTCACCGACACAGACGATCCCCTTACCGTTGATCGAGAACCACGGGCGCGAGGAAACCGCCACGCCGGGGTGCGAGGTTTTGCCGTCGGTATGTGGGGGAAAGGCGTTGCTGTTGACCATAACGGGCACACCGTTGATTGTGACGAGCGGATCACCCTCGATAGAGGGGCGGGGTGAAAAGCTACCGTGCCCCGATCCCATTGAGCCGAGTATTGCTACAGCGGGCATAAAAATATCCTCTGGTTGAAAGGCCGGAGGATAGCCAGAGTTTAATAGTGGGGGTTAGCGCGGGCGTGGTGAAAACTACATACCCAGGTAAGGTAGACGGATCGCTCACCTCTGCTGTTTCGCTTTTATCCACAGCCTAGTAATAAAAACCAGTAATGGTTTTAAAGTAATAAACAGTAATAACAAGTAATAGGGATTGGCAGGCCAGAGCTGGCGCGGCTCTCAGAGCGATTGCGTGTAGAAACCTACATACTCGCGTGTAGAAATCTACATACCCGCGTGTAAAAAACTACATCCTAAAAAGCGGCTGCGTGTAAAAACCTACAAGCTACCCGTGTAGAAAACTACATACCTCAAAAGCGATATCCCCAGCGTGCGGTAAACTACAATCCCAATCCCTTCAAACCCTTATATAGCGCGACTTTCAGCCGTTTTTGATTGTTTTTTATACTGAGAGGTTTTGCAGATGTTAATAAAACCTTATCCACACCAGTTTTTAGCATTAAAAACAGCCGGGTGGTCACTGGATTCCTCACATTTCGGTAAGGTGATTGTAGTTTACTACACGCAAAAATATCTTGCGGGTCGCGGCTGACAGCGTTACCGTGTAGTAACTTACTTTTACTACACGGTAGTGTGATGAGCAGCAAACTCTTAACGACGAAAGACAACCCTCGCATCGCCCAGGGCAGGGCTTTGATGAATTCAGTGTATGTCATGCCGCTGTCTGCAAAACGCATCCTGTTGATGTGCCTCTCTGATCTGAATATGGCAGATTCGCGTGATGCGCATGATGGGGTATTTAAGATAAGCGCAGCACGCTACCGCACCTACTTTGGCTGTGACGCGGCTAAGGCTTCCCGTGATGTGCGGGCCGGGCTGGCGGCTCTGTATGAAGGCACCGTGAGATTTTCACCCTCTGATGATTCAGAGTGGGAAGAGATCGAAATGCGCTGGCTGGAAATGGTGAAAAGTAACGGCAAAGGCAAGCCAACTGCTGAGCATGAGGTGATTTTTACCGCCAGCGTCATGCCTTACCTGAAAGAGCTGGAGCGCGGCTTTGCCCGGTTCAACATGAAAGAATGCGGCAAGTTAACCAGCACGAACCAGATTAGGCTTTACGAGGATCTGTGCTTAAGGCGCGATAGTGGCTGGTGGAATACCACACTGGATGATTTCGCGGCGCGGTATGATTTCACTGATTCGGTTATAGGCAGGCCGTCATGGGTGAAGCGAGGATTTTTAGACAGCGCGTTAAAGCAGATCAACAAGCACACCCCGCTACGCGTAGCAGTCACCATTGAAGGCTCCAGCTTTAAATTCACGATCATCGATACGCTGAAAGACAGTAAACCCGAAACAGAATGAGACAGAAGGGCAAGCCGGAAGGCATTGCCCTTTTTCGTTTTACTACTCCGCCAGCAAACCTTTCTTGCGGGCACTGCCGAGGCGCAGGCCGAGCACCGTAGAGTAATCTTGCATAGCCCTTAACTGAGAGGTTAGCAGGGTGCGATCATCTTCCGGCAAATCGGCAAAATGCTGCGTGCTACGGTAGAGATCGAGCTTCTTCATTTTGTCGTCGAGCTGCGCCTTTTCCGCCACTACCCGGATAAGCCAGTCCGGCGTTTTCTCGGTCACATCTTCCAGTCCCAAGTAAGCGGCCTCAAACTGTGCCGCTGGCGACCATGATACATAACCCTTGCGGCCTTCCACGTTCGGCGGGCTGTTTAAATACTCCACCAGATAGCCAGCGTCCGCCGGGTTCTCATCAGCGGGCACTTTCCAGCCCCGGTAAACGTTGTACTCCAGGCGGCTCATTGTCTCCGCCATCACCAGCTTAGTGCCGATATAAACTAACATGCTCACAGTTTTTCTCCGTTCATGTGGGTGCCGTCCAGCCCGGCTTGAGGATTCACTTCTTTGCCTCAGTGCGATTATCCCAGGCCTCCCAGGCGGTTTTGACGTCCGGACTTTCCGGGCCATATGCGCCGCAGCCGAGACAGTAAATCGCCACGCGGTGATTCATGCGTGGGCTTGAGGCTTGTTTAATGCTCCCGCAGTGCGGGCAAGAGTTGTGTTTCTGGAGTGGTGGAGTGCTCATAGAACCGCCGTTATGTCATTTGCCATTAAGCGCCCGGCCTGCTTACAGGACATTGAGCGCTTTGCTTTCATCGGGTGAAGGGTGAAACCGAGGTCTTGATACAGCTCGGTGATTTTCGGTGCGCCGGAGTTGTTGATCACCACCCGCGCCCCGCGTCCGTGCGCGGCTACGCACTGGCTGGCGAGCCGAATTTGTTCTTCAAAGCTGAATGAGTCACCGCTGTAGGAGGTGAAGCCGTCGGTACCCGGTAACGGCTCATACGGCGGATCGCAGTACACCACGTCACCCTCTCCGGCGACGTACAGCAGCTTGCTGTAATCGCCCGCCTTAAAGGTCAGCTTGTCATGATTGAGGCCGTCAAAGGCCACCAGCTCGTCTACAGGGAAGTAGGGCGCTTTGAGGCTCCCAAACCCTACGTTGAACTCACCCAGCTGGTTGTAGCGGCACAGGCCGTTAAAACAGTGACGGTTGAGATAGATAAACGCCGCCGCCCGCTCGGGAGCGGTGAATTCGTGGCGGTTAAACTGCTGGCGGATTTTCAGGAAAGCATCCTGCGTATTAAACGCGGGCTGGAACCACCAGCGCAGCTGCTCCAGCACCTTATCGTTGGCGTACATCAGCATGTTAAACAGGTTGATCACATCCGGATTGGTGTCGCCTAGCAGATAACGCTCATAGCCGGGTGCATTTATGAAGACGTTACCAGCGCCAACGAACGGCTCTATGAGGCGTTTTCCGGCTGGGAGGTGGGGCAATACCTGGTTGAGCTGTAAAAACTTCCCTCCGGCCCATCTGAGGAAGGATTTTTGATGTTTGGTTGTCACGGGTTTGCTCATGGGTTGAGGTGTAGGCGCAGCGGTAAGCGCTGCGGCGATACGGCGACCGAGCCAGGCCATAACAGGCACCGCCATCGAGTTGCCGATTGCTTTGTAACGCGGGGTATCCGGGGCAGGCTTGCCGCGATAGATAATGTCTGTATGGCCCTCCGGAAAGCCCTGGAGGCGCTCACATTCCAGCACGGTTAAACGGCGCACCAGCATGTGCGGCTGGCCCATGCAAACAGCGGTCGGGTTGCGTGCCTGAATCGTCGGGCTGACAGAGCCGTCATTGCACTGGTACTGCGTGCCGGACATTTGCGCCGGGAAGGTGATCAGCGTCTCGGTGTCGAAGTCGATCCGCTGGTTGCTGGTGGTCAGCGTGGTCGAGACGGTTATTGGCCCTTGCGTGTTTCCGCCTCCAAAGGCGGTGCAGCCTTCGTACTCATCTCCAGCACCGTGCGCAGCAGCTGCGGCAGATTGCGGTTGCGGTTCGCCGCCCGGCGCAAGATCCCCGCGCACGCTCTTGGACTCAGCAAGTACCTGGAGGGGATCGAATCCGTCTCCAGCACTTGCGATAACGATGACTCGTTTGCGTCGCTGGGGCGTTCCGAAGAATTGAGCGTCAAGGACTCGCCACGCAACGCTTCGCAGCTGTCCATAAGCACCACCAGCGCGCGTCCACTTTGCAGCATGGTTATTGGTTTTTTTCTTCCACTGCCAGTATCGGGAGCTGCGCCCCCGGTCTGGTCGTTCACCAGGTTCGAGAGCTTGAGGCTCTCCAGATAGTCCGGCGAGAAGGTACCCAAAGGCGTTGTCTGCGAGGTTGAGCACGCCGGGGACGTTTTCCCAGACGACGATGCACGCCGGGAGGCCGTCGGCCTTTCTGATTTCGTCGATTGCATTGGCTATTTCCACAAAAGCGAGGGTGAGCTGTCCACGCGGGTCAGTGAGTGACTGTCGCTTGCCCGGCAGGCTGAATGCCTGACACGGTGTACCGCCTACCAGCACATCCGGCGCGGGCACTTCGCGGGCGCGGATGCGGGCGGGCAGGGTGGTCATATCACCCAGGTTAGGGACGTCGGGCCAGCGCAACGCCAGCACCGCAGAAGGAAATTTCTCTATCTCAGCGAACCACGCCGGACGCCAGCCCAGCGGCTCCCAGGCCAGGCTGGCGGCTTCTACGCCGCTGCATACGCTTCCGTAGGTCAGCATTCCGCCATGCCGCCGAGCGCGTCATAGATGCGTTTAATCGCTTTGCGGAGCGTATCGCACATCAGGATAAAGTCAGCCCGGCGCATTGCTTCGCGGTCTTGCTCGGCCTCGTCGTCGTCTTCCTGCTCGAAGTCATCGGCTTCGCCGTCCGGGTTTTTCACTTCATCCGGGAAGGCGATCCGCTTAAGCTGCCCGTTGCTGTCAAGCACCAGATCCACCTCACCAGCAACGCACAGGCCAATAGTGGAAATCAGTTTGCCGGACTCCAGCAGCAGGGTGGTGACGTCGGTTTGCAGGTCTTCATCCCGGTAGTTCACGGTACCGCTTCCCTGGATCAGGCCTTCGAACTTCGCCACGCGCAACGATTCGGACGCCCAAATTTTTTCCGGGTAATCGTTCTTCTTCACCCACTCGGTAACTTCGGTCTCCACGTTCTTCGTGGTCACTACCGGGATAACAGGGAGAGAGCCGAGCGATTTACGCAGCAGCGCCAGCGCGAACTCTGCCTGTTTGGGGATGGCGGTATCCACGATCACCAGCTTGCTGCTCAGGTCGATCCAGATTTGTGTCTCTTTGGTCGTCGTGAAGGCCTTAGTGACCAGCTTTTGCATCGCTTCCACGCGCATCGCGTGACGCTCAGCGGCCTTTGGCTGCTGGCCCGTGCGTTGCACATAGGCGGCGATCAGAATGGCCCGTTCTTCGTTGACGGCGCGGGCGGGGATCTTCTTCGTCTCGGTCACAACGGTCAGGAGAATATCGCCGTTTTCGTGAATAATATCCGCCGTGTCTTCGCCGTCTTCAGTTTCCTTCATCTTCCAGCCAGAGCGGGAAAAGTCTTGCGTGCCGCAGCGCTGGAAAGGGGAAGCGTTTAGAGCTGCGGATAGTTCTTCCGGGTCAGATAAAACAGAGGTGTCGGCGCGAAGAGAGTAAATCTGCGCGGCCTTAAAGAGCTTGAGAAAAGCGGGCTTTCTGGACATTTGGTTGGCTCTGATGTGAGTAATTGTAAAATCATATCAGAGTCGCATTTAGATTTCGCAAAGTTTAGAGTTGGAATTGGCGGGGCAATATTACCCCGCCAGCGGCTTACTCGGTGATAGTAATATCTGCACTAATGCAGTAATTAGACCCGTCGATGTTCTCACCCCCCAGCGTTTGGGTGATGAGTACAGAGGTGCTTTTCAGGTTCGGCGATGCCTGGCGCTCCACCAGAGGCACAGGCGGGATAGCGTCGCCTGCCACCAGCGGGGCGCGACCGTTGCCGTCATTCGCCACCAGGATCACGGTCTTCTCGGTAAGTTTCAGGGTCGGCAGATTTTTCACTGCATCGGTGAGCGTCTTAGGCACAACGAACAATTCCATGCCAAACACATAGCCTACACGCGTGACACGCCCTGGCATCAGGTTAGACGGCGACTGCACCGCCGGGATAAAGGTCGGGTGAGTCATCAGCCAGCTCCCGATCTCTTCACCCGCGACGATGGACGACGCGCCGAGGAAATTGGCTTTTTTTCCGAGATCGCTATTGAGGCCGAGAATGGTACGGTAAATCTTCCGGTTGGCCTTAACGCCGTCATCCTGGCTCAGGTCTAGCGCGATATCGCTATGGTCGGTACAGGTCTGCGCCAGGCGCATGACGCGGCCCAGGTCGTAATCCCCTGACATGATGCCGATCATCACCTGCGTCGCCAGGCTTCCCAGGTCAACGCCCATCTCGCGCTGCGCATCAAATGCTGCCATGACGGTGGTATCAAAGCGCAGCAGCGCGTTTTTGAGCGCGTGCTGGATCTTCCTCATCCTGAAATTGATGCCCGGCATTAATTCCGGGTGGTAGTTGGCGAGCCATTCGTCATCGATACAGTATTCATAGGCCAGCACGGTACCCGCCGCAGGTTTTTGTTTGGCGTTGGTGAAGTCCAGCGTCAGGATCGGGGCAGGGCTGGTGGAGTTGTCTACTGACAGGCGTGCGCCGTTGTAATCCGGGTGCCCGGTCACATCAACAAAGCCATTCGCCGGATCGTCATAGCCGGAGACAACTTTGTTATCGATACGCACGCGCAGAGTACCAGGCTTGATCGCCATCTTGTCCGGCTGGGTATGGTAGAAAAGCGCCTGATTGCCATCCGGCGTGCCGTCAAACGGGCCAGTTCTAGTAAAGTCGGTATAGAACATATCCGGCGCTGCCAGTGGCAGCTCTTTGCCAGCGTCCACGCCACCAAATGCAGTGGTCGTGACGGGAACCAGCTGCACCACCTCCACCAGCCGTTGACCACGTGAGCAGTCTACCCAGGAAGCGAGGTTAATTGTTTCCTGCGCCAGCAGGGCAGGCAGGTAGATCGCCGCATAGTGGGCCAGACGGTCAACGCCTTTGCCGGAGGTGCTCATATCGCCCGCTGCGGCTTCCATCAAAGGGCGATGCTCCTGCGGGATGCGGTCGAGTGCATCTTTGCCGAGAAGGCGCTCCAGTGCGCCGTGTGCGCTTGCCAGCAGGTCACGCGGCGGCAGTTTACTGAATTTAGCCTGATAGTTCTCCAGCGCCTCGCGCCAGGTCTTAGCGATGGCGTTTACGCGATGGCGGGCGACGTCGGAGACGCCTTCACACATCAGACCATCACACCCTTTGGACGACAGCAGAGACAGCACGGCATTAGCCCGGTTGTCGAGTTGGGCCAGTTGTGTAGACATGATTTTTCCTCATGGGTTGATTTACGCCAGGAGGATAACGGGAGTTTATTAGTGCCGGGGCGAAAAAATCCCCTCTAACCGGGTCGGCTTATTGGTCTTGTTAGACCGCGAAAAAATGCAGGCTCATCAAAGTAAACCTATACGCGAAAAGGTTTACCACTTACGTTTAGATTTAATTTATTTCACTGTAGAATGGGTAGGAATTAGTTAAGGCTTATGCCGCATGTACTTACTTGCAGAGGCAGTTACTCAACGGGGGGAATGAGGATTATGGTAAAAGTTAATGTGAGCTATGACACCAGCGAAGGTATGAAAACCAAAACCTTTGAGCTGGATAAATCAACGAAATACATGATCAATAACGAAGGCAAAGAACCTTACGCAGTCCCGCTTCCGGAAGATGCGATTGTGATTAACAAATCGACCATACCGGATGATGCTGCGAGCATGATGGTCTGGATTGAACATCACATGCCTGGTCTGTTCGATTTTTCTAAACAACCGCTGACGGATGAAGCGGCGAAGAAACTCGCCACGTATCTGAAACTGTAACACGATACCCGCCGCAGCTCCGGCGGGTTGTTTTGCCCGCTATTGTTTGAAGGCGAACGTAGACGCGCTGTAGCTGGCGCTGCTGGCCTTGAAGGTGTACGAACCACTGATATTGACGTCAGCAGAGGCCGCTTTCTGCGCCCACGCTCCTTTCGCCGTTACGGTCAGTTTGGCGCTGGTCTGCGTCATATCTCCAGCCACCTCCAGATCGAACTTGCCGCCTATCTTCATCAGCATATTGCCGGACGTCTCGATCACCCCGTTTTCCCCAGCGATGTAAACGCGGCCTTTGGCAATGAGTATCAGATCCCCGGCCTCGTTAAAGCCGACCGTGGCCCCCGTATCGATGTTGGTTATCTGGTACCCGCCGCCGACTGTGCGCACCTCCAGCAGCTTATTGCGGGCCAGCACATCGTCAACCTGGGGCGGCTGCGATTTGGCCCACGCCGGAATATTCCCGCCCGTCTTAGGCTTGTACAGCTCTGATGACTTGCCACCAGCCTCGGCGGGCACGTTGGCCTTGCCGTCTCCTTTCCAGTCCTGCGCACCGCCTATTATGCGCGGACGGCGACTGTCACCGTTGTAGGGGAAGTCCACCCACACAAGATCCCCTTTCAGCAGCGGCGTATAGCGGTAATTGAGCGGGAGCAGGAATTCAGCCCAGGGAAGGGCGTCATCCGGTATGCCTTCCATGATGCCGTCACACTTGATCTGCACCTTGTTGCGGCCTTTGGCGTCAACAGGATTCACCACCACGGCGCGGTATTGCTTATCGAAAACCATCAGAAAACAACCCTATTTAAACGATGAGGTCTGGCCTGACATAAGGCCACTGGAATTGGACTGGTTGGGAACCGCAAGGATCATCCGGGTAAGATGGTTAAAGCGTCCCTCATACTGACACACGCGCTCCACCACCATGACCGAAGGAATGGATTCGTTCTCCCGGCTCTCCTTGTCGTAGCGGTTGATCACCACCTTAATCGTCATCCCGACCGCGATCCCCGGATTGCCGCCGACCTCGGCGTCCAGTTTGGGGAGCAGGCCCAGCGCTTGCCCCTGGAGTACGCCTAAATCCGGGTTAGAGATGAGGCGTACGGGCATGCCATCCGCGCCCGTGCTCACAAACCCTTTTTGCTCGTCATAGCTCATAAATTGGTGGCTGTGCTTCGCCTGCGCGGCGTGGTCGGTGTTTATCCAGCGCCATTTGTTGATGGTAAACGTCGCTTTGGGGTTGTTCATTTCGTAGGTGTACGACGGGGCCGCGCTCAGCATTGAGGCCACTAATTTCATTTTCAGCGTGCCGCGTGTCGCCCATGCGCGTGCGCCCGCGTCACGGGCGATCTGTTTGAGCAGCACGGCGGGCTTCATGCCGTTGTTGAGGTGCCATGTACCGGACGTATTCAGGCCATCCAGATCGGTACGCAAGCCGCTTCCCAGCCTGCGCACGACGTCGGACGGCGATGAGTCCACAAAGTATTGCGGCTGTACCGTCGGCGTCAGCAGCTGGCGTACCGCCTGGCTGATAGCCACGATTTCGATAAAGTCACCATGCAAGGGAGCCTGCACGATGGAGAAGGTCTCCTGGAAAAGCGACTGCCCGCCCGGATCGCCGAGAGAGGCCACAATAGTGGCATCAAACAACACTTTCAGGTTATCGGTGTAGTAGTTAGTCGAGTCCCGAATTTTCAGCATCAGGACAGGGCCGTCAAAGTCCATGACCTCCAGGTAGGAGGCCTCGAAAATGTCCTGGCGGTTAACCTCACCGCCGTTAATGGTGACTGATTGCAGATACATCTGCATCAACGTAGCCATGATGTATCCCTCTTAACGGTAAATAATTGGTTCGCACTGGATCCGGCGTGCCGTGCCGACAATGCACACGGCTACCGATATCTTCCACGCGTCAAAGCCGTCTTCCGCCACCTCATACAGGTACGGCAGCGGTGTGCTGGTTGGATCTATCGGTGCCACCAGCGCACCCGCATTCACATACTCATCAAGCAGCAGCGGAATCTCCCGGCGCAGCGCCACGCCGGGCACATTGCTTGGGTCGTGTTTGATCACCCTACAGATCTCATACAGATCACGGGTAATGCTGTTCATCACGCTGGTGATGTTCTGATATTGCAGATCGTTGTTCTGGCTCCACGTCGTCAGTGAGTCATCAATCTGGAGCGCCCCGGTTACACCGGAGGCTACCGGATTAAGGCGGGCCGTCACGTACGCTTCACGGTCGATCTCGTCCGCGTTCTCATGCAGTGGAACAATGGACAAGCGGCGGATAGTGGCGCGGGCCATGCCAGCCGGAGCGAAGTGCCAGCCACCGCAGCCGCGCACCTGTAGCACGCCGCGTGCTTTCGCGTAGAAGACGTCTCCGGACAGGCCATAGACAACAGGGATTCGGGTGAACGGGTCACGGGAGCTGTACGGGAAGTGATACATTGCCACGTTCGGGAAGTTGCCCAGGCTCAGCGAACGCATGAAGTTAAACGCCTGCTGGGGGCTGTATTCACACGGCACGTCGGCAAACATATCGATCCGCCGATCCCATGCATGTTGGGCCAGGTCTTCGATCACCGCGCCTTCATAGCAGCCGAGCGACAGCATAACGTTGTAGGTGTCCATCGAGGCACTGAGCGCGTTCAGGGCGCGGCGGTAGTCAGCTACTGTTAGCGCGTTATTGTCGCCGTCAGTGCCGCCTACAAAGCGCGTACTTTCAATCCCCGTAAACGTATCCGGGAAGGGCACGCCCGGCTGCACAATAGCCCGGAGGCGGGAATTTTTTGCCTCCAGCTTGAGAGGGAGCCAGTCCGGCAGGCCATACGCGTCCCGGCCCTGCGGATCGAGGCTGAATGACCAGCGCTCCAGCATGGTATCAATACCCATGTTGTCGGTCTCGTTCAGTACCAGCAGCCATTTACCTGGCTCAACGTCCGGCATGATCTCCACGCTGCGGTTTGTGCTGGCTTCGCCGTCATCCGGATAAATGACCATCAGGTCATCATCGGCCAGGGTGATTGGGTTGCCCTCGTCAGTCACTTCACTGAATGGCTCTACGGCAGCAAAGTTGACATGCACCCACGTTTTAACGGCTGGGGCAGCTGGTGGAATGACAGCTAATGCGCTGACCTCCGGCTGCTCAATCATCACCTGCGCCACGCCATCGGTCTGCATAGCCTTAACCACCAGCGTGCTGTTCGTCGGCGTCAGGGCGGAAACAGGGGCGGAGACAAAGCGATCTGTGATGGTGCCGAGCGGTGCGCCGTATTGCATCAGGCTTACTTCAACGTCGCCATAGTAGGTGCTGGTGACAGTAAACGTGATAACGCCCGGTTTGGATTCGTTCAGCTGGGAGATCGTGCCCGCCCCGGATGTGACCACCACAGACAGCCCGTGCAGATGGGAGATCGGCTTATTTTGCGCGTCATTCAGCCTGAGCGTATAAGCAACGCAGTCCGTCCCGTTGTTGATAATGCGCGATTTGTCTTTAGTCAGCGTAGTAAGGGCTGCATCAACGCGAGGTGTCTCAATGGCCTCAATGTCTACTGCAAGCTTTTTTAGCTCAACATCCCGACCGTTGTAATACTGCACGGGGGTAATAGTGGCCTGGCCCTTATCGGTTGATTGCAGGGTTGCCTCGTAGAGGCCGCTGCGCTGTTCTGTGATAGCGCTCAGCGTGAATTGGGTAATGCCCTCCACCTTAAAGCTCAGCTGGTTTGCGATCCCCTTAATCCGCGCCCCGTTTTTATCCGCAACGGTGAAGATGAGATTAGAGGTGTCGTTTCCATCGGCATAGATTTCACGCGGGATGACGTCAAATGTGCTGGCATTCTCAAATGTCATACCGCCATGCACAACCTTCACCAGGCGGATAGAGAGCTGTAGCGGGGCCATCAGCACGCCGTTCTGACGCACAGTGACAACCATTGTGCCCTGGTTGCTGGCGGATACTTTGGCCTGATAAACGCCCGGCATAACCTCCAGAATATTGGTCATCAGTGGGTTGGCGTTACCCGTTACCACGAACTCAATATTGTTCAGGCCGCTGATCTCCAGTCCATCCGGATCTATCGCCTTAAGCAGGAGCGTGGCCTGTTGGCTTCCATCGCCATCAAGGATATCCGGCGTCGCGGTGAATATGCTCTTGTCCGGGTCGATGATTGCCGGGCGCACATCAACATATTCCTCAAAAGTGCCTATGCGCTCATTACCCTCCAGCACGATCAGCAGAAGGCGATCCGATTTGTTGGCAGTGAGGGTGGCGTAGTAGGTACCGTTAATCTCATAGGTCTGGCTGATAGTCGGCTGCGTGCGGCCCAGCGACTTGAATACGATAGTGCTCTGGTTCAGCAACAGATTGTTGTTTTTGTCTTTGGCAACCAGCTGCACGGTGATTTCGTCTTTACCGTCCGCCAGCAAAACCTTTTTGCTGACAGAGAAGGTGGATACGGCGAGGTTGACCTTACCTGTTGTAACTGGTGCCGGAGTGTCGTTTACGGTCAGGCGCAGCAGCGGCACGCGCATATCACGCCCGACCACGCGCACCACTTTGCCGGATCCGCCGTTGACGGCCTGCGCGACGTGGCGCAGGGATTCAAACTGCCTGCCTTCACGCGGGTGTGCAGGCGTGCCTAATTTACGCTGCCAGTTATCGGCATCCACGGTAATCACGGAGAACGGCTTGCCACGGCGGGCCACCACCAGCCCGGCAAAGACAGCCTGGCCCCGGATGTATTTAACCTCCTGGTTATACTCCGGCTCGGATGCCGCCACGCCCGAGGCGCGGCCTAATGCGAAAGGGATCTTATTCATGGGTGGAACTTTCCGGCATGGTTTCAGGGGTCATGACCCGTACACGTGATCGAACGTGCGTCACGTTGTAGACGATCAGGACAGAGGTGATGACGTTCAGTTGGGTAGCGCCCACATAGAGGCGCTCAGATTCGCTGTCAGGGCTGGTGTCGTTCATCATGAAGTTACGCACGCCATCGATGCCGCAATCCAGTACGGCAGGCCCGGTAGCGATACGCGTATGGGCTTTAAAGCCCGTGTTCAGCATGAGGCTGAATTCAGCCGCCAGCGCATTGATCAGCAGGCTGGTGGATTCCTTATCCGCGCCGACTACCCACAGGTCATAGGTGAGGGTCGCAGGCACGCTGGCGGTCACGCCGATGATCTCCTTCTTGTCGTTGTAGACGAAATCGCCTGTATGGGTATCGGCGATTGCCCGATCCCCGTTGCCATACGTCACCATAAAATTACGGCTGATATTCACCAGCGGTAGCTGCACCTGGTTGCCGTTGTCTTTATCCTTCTCACGGGCGCGGCGTATGTGCGTCAGCAGGGCGTTAACGTCATCGAACCGACCCATTACCACCTTTTCCGCTTTGGGTCGCTCACAGTAGGCGTGGAAGGCCGCATTTATGGCATCCGGCTCGTTAATGCAGAAGCCGTCAATCAGGTCAGTGATGAAATTGCCAAAAGCAATATCGACCTCATGGAAGCCGGAGACCTCCCGCTTTCCCGTATCTGTCAGGTCATTAGTGCGCAGGACGTCGATCAGGCGGTGCCGTTTAGTCGAGTGCATGGGTAGCCTCCGCCTGCTGCTGTTCGGGGAAATTACGGGCCGGGATCATGAAATACAGTGAGCCGACCTTCGCCGAGCCATAGGCAAAGATTTTCAGCACATACCACCAGCGCGGGACGTCCTGGCCTGCGGCGTTCTTCTCAAACCATCCCAGCACGGAGCCAATCGGGATCCCCGTGGCGCTGCTGCGCACAACGAGAAAATCATCAACGTTGCCGTCGTCTTCCTGGTCGCTGTCGGTCGCATAGAAAGAGTCGCGTTCATCCGGGCAATCCAGCAGCGTGACAACAACCGGATCGCCGTAGGTCAGCTCGCGCTGGTTGGCGTTAATCTCGGTGAACTCCGGCTTTTCGAAACCGCTGGCTGCGTCCGCCGGGCGGTCTGCATACTCCGGCAAAAAGAGCAGGGCATCGAAAGCAAACGGGTCGCCCTCGATGGCCTTCTGCCAGTCATCGCGTACCAGGTTATTAAACGGCTCATCCACGGTGAAGCGGCGGCGCATCTGGCTCAAGTCATGCAGCTTATCCAGCTGGGGCAGCGCCGTTTTCTGCGGGGGCTGGTGGGCCTGCTGCCCGGCATCAGTACGAGATAAAATCTCGCTCTCAGGGTTTGGCCATGCCTGTTTATCAGATGAATCCTCGGGAGTGCCCGGCGATCCGGAGTGGTTTGTGTTGTCAGTCACCTCGGCTGTAGTGAGCGGGTGCACAGGCGCAGCGGGCGCGGGTACCGGATTCAGGCTGGCCCGCACCAGCGCGATTTCTTCCGGCGTCGGCGCGAGCGGATCGACGTCCGGGAAATCCTCATCATCGTTGTAGTTCATCACTTGCCCTTAATTTTTGCGTTGAAGTATTCCAGCCACGCTTTGGCGGCGTCCTCCGGCGTCTTGCCCGTCATCACCAGGGCATCCATAAACGTCTGGCGCTGGAGGGCCAGCCCGTCCTGCACGGATTGGGAAAAGGAGTCGATAATCTTTTGCAGGCGCTTATTTTCCTGCTGCTGCTGGCGGATCTTTGCCGTCTTACCCTGGATGGTTTTGCGCTGGCGGTTGAGCTGGCTGCGCATCATCTCCAGCTCGTCGCTGGTCTTCTCGATCCTGTTCGTGAAGGCACGCTGGGATTTTTTGTACTTGAGGTAAGCCTTGCGGGCCTCGGCCTGATTGGTTTGCGCCTTGCGGTTGCGGGAGAGCTTCTTGATCTCCTTCTCGCTAAAGAATTTCGTGGTGCGCTTTTTGTCATCGCCGAAGCCGATCACGTTAGTGGACTTATCCAGCTGCCGTGCAACGGCTACCTGCCACGTGCCGGACTGCAAGCGGGTGAGGGCGTGGATGATGTGCTTACACGCGACGCCAGCCAGCTTCGGGTTACGGATTTTTGGGAAGACGTGCTCGAACGGCTTAAGCGCGTAGTTGCCGACGGTGGCAACGTAGCGATACCAGAATTGCCAGCGCCCGCAGTCGCAGTTGACCGACACGCGGCCCGCGCACAGGTTGGCGATCACCTTCGCATTTTTCTTCTTGTCGTCCGTCAGGTTGTCCTGCGCGTCCCGCCACTCTTCCAGCTTTATTTCAACGCGGTGATGCTGGTGGACTGATACGCGTGACGCTGTAACGCTCACCACCAGCGTATCGTTTTTCATCCCCACGAAAGCGGCGGACGAAATACCGGATCCGTCATCTACCTTGTTATTGGCCCGCTTCACATCGATGGGGAGCGAGTGGGCGATCAGCTGGTTGTACGTGATCCCGGTCGTCTCATGCCCGAGCGTGCGCTTAATAACGTCCCGGCGCTTCTGGAAGGCTTTCAGGTCATCCGGCGTGAAGAATGTCCCGTCCTTCTTTTTGCCGAGCTTGAGAATGTCTTCGAGGTTCTTATTGCGCAGCAGCCCTTTGGTCAGCTGGCGCTTTCCCTTGCGGCGGGTGGCCCGCTGCTTTTTGGCTACCAGGTTAAACAGCTTGTTGAAGTCATTAGCCGTGAGGCCTGTGGTCTTAAACGAGCCGTTTGGCCTGCGTTCAAATTCCTGTTCCGTTACTGGCATCAGCTTTCGATCTCGGGATTTTCAACGTAATGGCGCACGCGGTCACGGATAAACGCGGTAGACGGCAGGCTTAAATCCTGGCCTGCCTGCAACGGCTCCAGCTCGCTTTCATGGCCTGCAATCCTGTTTATCACCCAGCGCAGCTCTACCGTCCCGTAGGCGCGATAGGAGGCCAGATCCGGACGGTACTTCTCATCTGGCTTGATGGTGTAGGTGAAGTTGTTTTCATCATCGAACCGCTCGGACTGTTGGATGATCTCCCGGTGCAAGTAGGCCCGGAGAATGAGGTCTTCGACGCTGCGGTCATCGAGGCGGCTATATTGGTTTGGGGACTTGAGTGCCATCAGAAGATCCAGGTGTTTTCGTCCGGACGGGTACCCGTCAGGCTCGGCTGCATTTGCGCATCGGCTCTGGCCTGCTCATGGGCCACGATTGCCGACAGCGGATCAGGCATTTTCGTCTCCGGCTCGGCACCGCCCATGACAGCCCTGATATAGGCGGCGGTACCCACGGCGTTATGCACAGTCGCGTAAGCTGCCAGCAGGGTCAGGTAATGCTCGGTGCGCAGGTTCTCCCAATCCACGCGGTAGCTGATATCGCCCGACTGGCTGTACACCTCGTTAACCACGGTATCCGGCACGTCGAAACCAGACGGGTTATCCTCCGGCGGGATAATGGCGTGCTGGCGCTTCATTTCGCGCACCAGGTTGAAGGCCATGACGATCATCGGCTCGCCAGTGGCGAACTTCGTACCAAACGTGATGTGCTGAGCGCCGGAGAGGCGCGATAGGGAGCCGTCACGCTCATCCACCAGCACCGTAAAGCCACGGGCCACCAGCGTCGCCAGAATCGGCACTGCTGTAGCGTGCAAGGCCATACGGGAGACGGGGAGGGACTTGAGCTTGCCAAACGTGAGCATTCCGTCTTTGTAGACGGCCTGGATCATCATGGGCTGGTTGGTGGAGGTAGTGAGGACGGCGATACGCTTAACGGTGGACATAGGTTAACCCTCGCTGGAAAAAAATAAGGCCTCAATAAAGAGGCCAGTGTCGAGGATTGGTGCGCGAAAAATCGGGTTAGATAAACGTCGAAATTTACGGCCCCCGCAAACGCCATCCCCGACGTGCGAGAGAGTAAAAAAGGTTTACTGGAAACCGCAAGAAAATTGTTTAGTTCTATTCGATTCGTAGAAATTGAATAAGTTTGTTCTCGGTGAGGTACTGGATTGCCTTCTCGGCTACCGCGTTCTTAGGCTGCTTTTTGCGTATCTGGTTAGCCAGGCGCATAACCATAGCGGTGAGGTTAGCGCAGCGGGCTTCCGGCTCGCGCTGCGCTTCCTGCCATATCTGCCAGAGGGTATTGGTCTTAACGTTCTCATAGCCGCCGTCAAAGCGGCGCACAATCGGCAAGTGCGGTTTGGTCTCGATTATGTGGCTTTCGAACCTTTCGCGTGAATCGTTCATTGGTGTCCCCAGGTTTAGATTTACTTTTCCTTTAGGGTAAACGATGGGTGCTCACCTGCCAATAATAACAGCAATTCAAATTCGCCATCAGAGAGCGGGCGGGAGTTTTCAGCGCTGGCCTCCTGCTCTTTGGCCTGCCACGTCCGCAGCGCATATCCAAAGCGCTCGGCGCAGGCCTTCTGCGTGAGGCCTATCTTCTTGCGCAGCCGCTTGATGTTGGCGGCGTGGTTGTTCAGGTAGATAAATTCCTGCGTGGGTGAGGTGATCAGCATAGTGGTTGACGTTTCCCTGGTTTCCCGAAAATAGTTGGTTGACGGATCCGCAAAAAAGCGAAAACGGGCCGCAGCCCGTTAGATTATTGCATGGCTTCCCCGTCGTACAGGTAAGGCTTTAATGTCGCCCCGGCATCCGGCTGGAAGTTCCATACGCGCCACTCCAGCTGGTCATACCCATAGTCGTTGGTGCGGGTCTCCAGCATGAAGTGGGTGCGCTGGTCATTGATGATGCGCAGGCGCGTAAAGTGGCGCATCAGCTCCTGCGCCTGCTCGCGGCTAAATTCGCCGTCAGGGAAAGCGGCCTTAGCCGCCTCCTGTTCTTTGGTCAGTGGTTTACGGATCATCACATTGCTCCCAGGGTATCAATAGCAGGCTGGCCCTCGGCAACATACTTCGCCCAGCCCTCTTTACACTCTTCGGTTTCGGCAAACTTCTTCATTTCGGCTTCCATACGCTCCCAGGCGTAATCGTATTTGGCATAGCCCCACGCTACCTGGTGGCCTTCTTTGTTCAGCAGCACGATTTTGGTCAGGTCATCCTCGCGGGTGAAGGCTGTTTTAGGGTCAACCATGACATTCCATGCCGGGACGTTGCAGGAGACAGCCAGGCGTTGCAGGCGGGCGTTTGTTGAAAAGAACATGTCGGTATTCCTCATCGCTTTGTTTCATGGTACGCACGATTGTGCGTATTGCCTGATTTGGAATATACGCACGGTCGTGCGCATCGTCAACATCTAAACTAAAGTTAAGACGAAATAAAAACAGCCCCAATCAAGGGGCTGGCTGGTGGTCATTTTCCGGCGTAACCATCGAGGAAGGTTTCGCGGATCTCGCTGGCGAATATCACCGAGTCGCGGCGGTCGTCATTTGTGCCGACGTCGATCACGTTCATCCGGTAGATGCGATCAGCGTCATAGCGGGCTTTGTCATCACTGGCATGGCTCTTACGCTCCAGCTGGCCCGCGTGGTAGGCACGCTCAAACGCCGGGATCGCCGCGTGCATGCTGCGCTCTATATCGATGCGCTGGTGTTGGGCCATCTTGCTGATGTAGGCGCGGGCATGCAGCTCCGGACGGCTCATGACGTCGCCGCTGGTCTGGTTGCATCCCACCAGCAGAAGGGACAGGAGCAGGGCTAAGCGCTTCATTGGGATACCGCCTTTGTCGCTTTCGCAGCAGAGGAAACCGCCACCTGGGTGATCTGATCATCATCGTCCTGCTGGTTCAGCTGATTTGACAGCTCAGTGACGCCGACACCCTCAACGCCCAGGTACTGCTTATGGGTTTTGTTGTCGGTAATGATGAAGATATCGCGCTTAGGGTGGTGCGCATTGCTGTCGTAGAAATCATCGACCACGCGCATATCAAAGCGGCTCTCATTGCGCAGTTCATGGCTTTCTCGGGCCAGATCGTACTGGCGCACTTCCTTAAGGCTCGACTCATCACAGCCCACCAGCAGCAGCGGGATTAACAGCAATACGCTTTTCATTACTCGGCAGTCTCCTGTTCCGGCTGCGGCTCTGCCTGCGATTCAGGTTGTGGCTCCTGCTGCGGCTGTTCAGCACGCTCAGATTCAAACAGCTCTTTAGGCGGTTTCTGGCCCTGCGCTTTATAGAAGCGGGTGATCGCTACCTGCCATTCCAGCTTGGCGGTGGCAATCTCGCTTTCCAGTTCCTCCGGAGGCACGCCAGTAAGGGCGTAGCGGTCGAACGCGGGAACAAACACGGTAGAGGCGCTTAGCTGAGGGTTTTGCTGAATAACAGAGGCGGTCTCCGGCGTGACCCAAATCAGCGACGCGCTGTCGATGGCTTTCGGGAAGTAAATAGCGGCCTGGCGCATACAGCCAGCCTGGCGCAGGGCGTTCAGCACAATGGCCTCGCAGATATTCTCGCTGGCAGTGACTACCCAGGAGTCACGGCCTGTATGGATCCCCATTTCCGGATTGCCCGCGCCAAACACTGTGTTGCTTTCCACGATCCAGCGGGCCACCAGCTCACCCATGTTGGCAACCTGGCTGCTGATAAACATGGGGAAGACCTTCATTAGCTGCTGGCACAGGCTTTTGCTGTTCATCGGTGCCAGGTATTCGGCGCTGTACTCGGTGTTGAGCTGGTCAAGCAGCTCCATGCTGGGGCTGTCCTCTTTGGTCAGGAAGAATTTACCCTGTCCGTTCGTCATAATCACGTCGCCGCGCTCGGTGCGCTCCAACAGATGAAAACCCAGGAGCAGGCTGGCGGCAATCTCCAGTTCGATACGGTCAAAAAGCCCATTTTCATTGTGCTTTAGTGAAAAACTCTCGTTGAAAATAATCTCTTTCATTGGATTTTCCTTATTAATTAGTTAACCTACACGCGCTTTCAATGCTTTCCCCCCAGGTTGGCACTTAAAGCACTTCGGGCTGTAGCTCACTGCGGCCCGATACCTAACCCCTCGTTTTGTACCCCTTATCTTCCCTGTACGGCTTATTCAGCGCCGCGTTTACACGCCGGGCCAGATCCTCTATATCGCTCTGGTACTTCGCTATCCCGCGCCGGATCGTGTCGTCGTCCGCCAGCGCCACAAACTCATTCGCGGCCTGTAGTGTGCGCATTGGGTACTCGATGGTGACGTTTGCTAGCTGGTTTAAATCCGGCCTGAAACCAAATACCACCAGCGCCCGCCGGGCTTTCATACCAGCCGCCAGCGTGCAGGCGATACCGTCTACCTCGAATTGACGATATACGGTCGGCTTACTCACTTATTCTTACGGCGCTCATGTTGCTCATAAATCCGGCGGGCATTGATGCGTCCGGCGGCGGTGAGGCAGATTTGTGTTGGCGTGCGGCGCAAATCATCCGGCTCATCAGTGCGGTTGCCGCTGCGGTCATTGATCAGGTTGCGGCGCATAAGCTGTTTCATATGCCGCCGCCAGATGCCGTTATCACAATCAAGATCGGGAAGTTCGGCCCGAATGAGGGAACGAATGTCGGCTGTATCAACGACGGTTCGGTCGGCGTGGAGGTAGTACGCCCACATAATGAAGAGGATGCTTTCGTTTCGGCTCATTCGGTTTAACTCGTACTCGAAAACTGAATGAAAACTATCACACAAAAACATTTTAGTCGTTATATATCGGCAATAACCGCGCACAGTTCAGCACTGGCGCGGTTTTATGTTTTCGTTTAGAGCGGGTTATCAGGTATGAGGGCGCTTAATTCGTCGTTGCCAGCCAGTGCGTTGCGGAGGTAATGCAGTACCATCACCGGGCTTTTCCAGTTCCCCAATAGCATGATTTTCTCCAGGGACACGCCGGACTCCAGCAGATCAACGCACGCGCCAACACGGGCAGAGTGTCCGCTCCAGCTGGCATACCTTTCCTTTACAGGCGTATGGTCGGTATGGCCCACGGCGAGCCAGGCGCGGTTAAGGATATTCTGCCCGGAGCGCGTGGTGAGTGGCTTATCAGTATAGATAGGCTTCCGGCTGCGGTGGTGCACTGGTATGAATAGAGGGGAGTCCGGCTTATCCATCAGGTCTGCGGCCTTCATCCAGTTACGCAGCTGCCTGGTGGTGCGCGGGGCCAGCGCCTTAACGATGCCGTTCGCGTTAACGGTGGTCTTCGTCCAGCCGATGTGGATCAGGGCTGTCTCGTTATCTTGCCATGCGATATCGCGTACCCGGATACGACAAACCTCGCTGATACGCAGCATGGTGTTCCAGGCGATCCCCAGCAGAGCCAGATCCCGCAAATCCATCAGCGCCGGAGACTCGGCCCATAGCTCAGTAAGGGTGTTAAGGTCATCGCGCCGGAATGGCACGGCCTGGCCCTGGCGTTCGCCGTCCTGCACGGCGCTGCGCGTGATGCTCTTTGTTACGCGACGGACAACCGGATCCACGCCGGGACGCGGCAAGCCCAGGTTGCTGTGAACCATATTAATGCGTGACAGATGCACCTTGACGGTTGCCGCGCTGCGGCCACTGGCTTGCAGATCCATTAAATACGCACGAACGTGCGTAGGATTGGCGGGCAAGCCTTGATACCCGTGTTTTTCAGCGTAAGCCAGCCATTTTTGGAACGTCCTGAGCGTTTCCGTCCAGGTGTTTTTTGCGTAAGCATCTTTGTCCGCAGCAAACATCTTAAGACGGTCTAATATCTCGTCTGACGTGGTAACGCCCACCGATAACGCGGTGTTATTATTGTCTATCACTATATTCCCCCAGATTAACTATTTACTGCGTAACTTTCTACTCTAATACTGTTCCGAAATAATGTGGTTTTAGATTCACAACTAAACAAATTCCTACCCGAAACATTGCTACCTTTAAAAAGATCGAGTAGCTTTACTCACCCCACTTAATGTGGGCTTTTAATTCATGACTTCGCATTCCTTATAATAATGCGAAGTCATGGAAATGGGAAGGGGCATGGTAAAAAGTGCTTGCGTTTACCTGGCGTTTAGTGCTTGGTTTACGTTTAATTTACATGAAGATTTAGACTTGATTTGATTCGCACTTGATACCGTGTGATAAGCTTTCTCAAGTTGAATCAGGCAGGATAAGGCCGTCCAAAAATTGTTTAGACAGCCACGGAGGGTAAAAGAGGTGCTTATGATTACAGAAATTGAGTTTGAGAAACAAGTAAAGAGCTTTTTGAGGCTACGTGATAAGTGGTATGCGCTGGTGGAGAAAATAAAAATCCACTCATCACATTCACAGTTTGATGAGGAGTTCCGGCCTATCGGAATGACCTCTGATATTACGCTGATTAAAGAAGCGCGGGCCATTATTAATAAGTGGGAAGCATTCAAGGAAGTTGCAGACGAGTATTGCGCACGCACAGGCCGCACAGTTCAATCTATTCTGTACTATCAGCAAGTGCCTTCCATTATTTCCGGCTTTGTTGGCTTTACAGTCAATGAATTTGAAGCGGCCAGCATCAAGCAGGCATCGCGTGAGAAGATATTAGGGTTTATCGACAAGAAATATCGAAACAATCCTAATCCGATTGACCGTGAAAATATGCAAAATGACATTGAGCGATTCAGCAAATTCCCCGAGGGAACTATGTTCCGTCTCAGGGCATGCGGATATCGTGACACAATGATCTACCTTTATAATAAAGGGTCATATCGCGGGCGGTATGATTCAATAAGGGTCACTCGCTCAGGCTGCATATTAGATACACGCGATATGCCAGATCCATCGTATTTCAGGATACGAAATAAAATAGAAGGAAAAGGCCCGTACTTTTATGACGAGCTGGTTACTATCCCGTGCTCTATCTACCCGAACTTTGAGATTTACCTACAGGACGACGTAGATCGCATCAAGCAACTGAGGACGGAAACTAAATCCGCTGCTGAATCAGCAAAGGAAGAGAAGCGCCAGGCGCGCACAGCGACGATGGCTAAACGTCGCAAGGCGTCCAGGACAAAGAATCCTAACGCGGTCTCTGTATGATCCACCAGCCCGCTGCGCTATGCCAGCGGGCTATCTTCTGCATCGTCAAAATCATCCAGATATTTAAGCGCATCGGCACGAACACTATCCACGTCATAGTCCATATCCACTTCTGCTGGTGTATAGGACATGAGAGCCACAAAACAGTAAGTATCCCATCGGTCTGGTGAAGAGATATTTAACTTCTGTTTCATGATTTGCTTTTTCATGATGGTGTACTGCCCGGCCTCATTAATATCCGAAGGAATCTTGGAGGCTTGGTCAATTGTGCGAGGGTTTTTATCAAGCACCATGCGCCCATATATGACCGCATCACGCGCCCATATACACGCTTTGGCACGTTTATTTGCAAAGCGCTTTTTCTCTTCATCAGAGAATACAGGCTTACCCCATCGAATAACCTGCACGTTGCGCCCGAGGTTGTTCAGCACCTTAATTGTAGCGGAGCCTACGCCATCGCCATCTACCCCTATTGAAATGTTGGGAAACTTTATTGGGTCACACGATGAATGGATGACATGACCGAATGAAACCGGATCTGTTGCCCCATCATATTCAACCACGCTAAACGGAACGTAGCGCCTTTTATCCCCGTCGCCGGAGACGCGCCCGATATTGATAACCGATTTGTCTCGTCCGTTGCCAACGTCACAGGTAGCGATCCAGCCCCAGCCTTTGTGCATCATCACCCGGCGGCGCTGCGCACGTTCGCACTGGTCACGTCCCAGCAGGAAGCCAGCAGCGTTCTCAGGGAAGATCCCCAGCACCTTGATTTTGTACTCCGGAGAGTCTCGCCCGCCGTACTCGGCAAGCTTCATCACGATAAACTCACGCGTTACCAGTGGCGACTCTTCGGAGTTCAGCACGATAGCGGTATAGACGCCGTTCGGGTTGTCGGCGTTCTTCGCCAGGGAGTGATGGGAGTCGTAGAAATAGCCGCTGGGGCGCGTTGGCTGGCTCAGCAGCAGCATGCGGTTGTCTTTCTGCGTCAGAGAGCCGGTGATCACACCAAACGCTTTTGGCGATACGCCGGATGCCTCATCGATGATGTTCAGCAGGTGCTCTGCGTGCTCACCCGCCAGCGACTCTTCGTTACCCGGACGGAAGCCCTTCGCTGCAACGCTCCATACGCCCTTATTGGCCTTTTCATAGAACATGGTATCCGTCAGCACGAAATACTGCTCTATCCACGGCTCACGCGTTATGAGGGTGTTCCAGTTGATGCGCAGGTATTTGAATACACCCGCCTTAACCTGCCCGATTTTGTTCGCAATGATGACCACACGCGCCAGCTCGTAGCACAGCATGTAGATGATGGTGATCATCGAGGTCAGGTCTGATTTACCTGTACCGTGCCCGGATGAAACAGTTGTCTTACTCCCTTCCTCCTGTACGGCATCGATAACCAGGCACTGCTGCCAGGTAGGGTGCTTACCAAACAGTTCTTCACAGGCGCGCTCCCAATCGTAGCAGTAGCGCTCCACAAAGGCGGGCCAGCGTGGATCGTGAATAATGGACTTAGCGCCCCTACTCTTTTTGGAGCTGCTCATCTACAAAATCCTCGCCATACATTTCGCGGGCCAAATCCCAATCAATCTCGTCTTCTGCGGTGCTGGTGGTTTCCCCCTCACCCTCACGGTGACGGCCTAACAGGTCGATATCGCCGTAGCCACCCGCGTCAACAACGCCTGCTACAAACTCCCGGCGGTCGGCCTTAAACAGCTCGATCATGCGTTCATCGCGGCGCAGGCGTGACCGTGCGCGGAGTTCCTCCGGTGACAGGATGTGTGCTGGTGCCTCTTCGGTGGTATCGGTAAAGGAGCGGGTCTGCCCGTCGGCTACCTCGCGTTTGATAAGCTCGTACATGAGCGGCGGTATCTCTACACCCTGCTCAACAATCCATTCTGCGGTCTCCGTTGCCGTCCAGCCCTTAGCCTTACGCAGCTCAAAGGCCGCCTTGACTACCTGCGGGCTGTGCTTCGCCTTATGGGCTTCCCCGTCACGAACATCCTTGTTCAGCCGCAGGCCAGCATCGAAGTTCCGGCTGGCGATGTTATGCAGCTTCATCAGCAGGTCAGAGATCATTGCCGTGCTGGTGGTGACGTACTGGTTAAGCGACTGGAGAGGGTTGGCTATGCCGCTGCTGGTGACGTCTATCCATTCATCATCCTCGGGGGTGATCTCCCCGCACATGATCCGGTCAACCAGCTGTATGCGCTTAATGGTGTTGGCCTGCGTTGTCTCCAGCAGCGAGAGGTGGGCCAGCAGTCGGGCAGATACCTCAACATTGGCATTCGCCATGAAGGGAACAACCCGCTGCTTTGCCTCTTCGATGCCTGCTGTCGTGATGGAGGCATCCACTCCGGTAGTGGCTGGCCTGCCCCGAGGGACAACTTTTTCTGACGGTGCCGCCGTCCTCTCGGTGGGATTTTTATGCTTGGCCCGGACGCCTGCCAGCGGCGTCATGGTGATGACGTTAGACGGGGCCGATTGATCCGATCCCTCTTCTTTCTTGCCCCGCGTGGGCGCTTTGGATGGTGTACGTCTCGCTGTCTTTTTGGCTTTCTCCCCGCCAGCCTTTTTGGTGGCACCCTCGCTTGAGGCCGCTACGGCGGGCTTTCTGCCGCGTTTTGTCGGTGTTTTACCTGTGGTCTTTCCCTCGCTTCCTGTGCGGGCCGCTACGGCCTCTTTGGCGAAGATCGGATCATTCTTTTTCAGGTATGCAAAATGCTTACGTAGTGTGTTCTCGTTGAGGATATGGCCTGTTTCATTAAGTATGGCATCCCCTGCAAACTCAGATACGGAAAGTTTTTGCTTTGATTTTAACTCATTGAATAGTTTGAAGAGTTTTCGCCAATCCATCGATAAACGCCGACATTAAAAATCTAAACGATTTTCATATGATACCGAGCGAGATCACTTTTCGGATCATATTTTTTGGATCAATTTTATTTATGCGACTTTTTGCAGAAGTGATCCGGTCGGAAAGTGTGTTAATTGTCACTTAAATGACACTTATTAGATTTCTAATTGATTCCTACTTTTAATTAACTGACTTTTAGCGCTACAATAGACGCGGAATTACTGACAATTCATCAACCTGGGGAAAAACATGAAACCGATTTTAGTAGCAGTGGACGCTGGTAGTGGCAATGTGGCAGTACGTTACAACGACGATACCGGAGCCGTTAAAACCTTCCTCTACCGCTCGCTGGTAGTCGAAGGAAACCTACAGACTGGCGCTGTCGAGTCAGACACTACGTGGATCACTGCGGGTGAAGATGGCAAGGACGAAACCTATTCCGTGACCTACGGCGGTGGGCGCTTTGTGAATACCTGTGATCCGCATTATCAGGTGAGCGCAGCACACCGTGTGCTGGTCATGAATGCGCTGGCACAATCCGGCCTCGGCGGTCGGGAGATCATCCTTGCGGACACCCTGCCCGTTAACCAGTATTTTCACGCTAACCGCAGCATCAACACGGCACGCGTTGAGGCCAAAAAGGCCAGCCTGCGCAAGCCTGTGCGCAACTACGCGGGCAAATACGATATGCCTGTCATCGTAGACGTGCAGGTCTATCCGGAGGCCATCCCGGCCTTCACCAGCGCCAGCATGGACGCCGCCTATCAGCCCGTGCCGATGTTCAGCAACGCCAACATGGTGATGATCGTTGATATCGGTCGTTTCACCTGTGATATCGCTGTCGTGAACAAGGAGTACCAGATCCCGCAGCGCCGTACCTCAGAGAACGGTACCCGCGTCATGCTGGAGCGCCTGCATACCCTGATTCAGGAAAACGAGGCTAAGCTCGGTCTCGAAGAAACAGCCGAATACTCGCTGGAAGATATCGACATGGCTATCCGCCGTGGGTACCTCGGTTCCTCCCTGCAAGGGCTGGAGCACCTGCGCACCGACATTACTTCGCTTATCCAGCAGGCCGCAGAGGAATTTTGGCAGATCATCAACGCTGATATCCGCGAAACCTCCCGCAGCCTGTCCGGCATTGACGTTGTGCTGTTCATTGGCGGCGGCGCGAACTACATCGGCGGCAAGCTGCCTCATATCAAATCCTGCATTACCACGGGCAAAGTTCACCACGTCGTGCCAGACGAGCCGGAGAAGGCCATTGTGCGCGGCGTACACCTCATCATGCTGAGCCAGGCGGAGTAACTATGGCGGAAAAATATTTACGCATCGATGCGAATGGTCTGCGCCAGACCAGCCGCGCCGGAGGTCGGTTTGTTGACGCCTGCGAGGGCGTCACCAGCCGCATAGACCGCCGACACATGACGCAGCAGGTCATCATGCTGGGCCAGCTCATGCGTGAAGCAGAGCTGTCCGGTCTGGCTAATCTGCTGGATAGTGAGCGCTGGGCCAATAGCAGCGTTTCAGAGCGCCAGAGCACGCTGATAAGCGCCGTTGGCATGTTGCTGGGGTTTGGGTCGGATGTACCGCCTCCGGCTCACCTGATGGCGCAGGCGCAGGCTGTGACCCCACCAGCGAACCGGGAAACCGTAAAAGCTGACCAGAATCAGCCACCAGCGGCCCAAAACGAGCCAGCTGAGCCGGAAAACGCGCCAGAAACGCCACCAGCGTTACCAGGTGACAGCGTGACCAGCATCGACCCGCACGGGAATACGGCAACGGTCGAGAGAGCGCCAGCAGTGAAGCCCCAAATACCGGGCATCAAAAACCTGACCAATCCATAAAGCACAAAGCCCGCAATTAAGCGGGCTTTTTTGTGGCTGGCGTTCAGGCGCTGGCGGTAACGTATGGGCGGGCGGGCCATAAGCGGCGTAGTATCGATGTACTCCCCTCGGTCTCCTGCGCTTTCTTGCGGATGATCGTATGCGAGAAGTCGCGCACGCGTCCGTCACGGCTCCCACGGAAAAACTCCTGAAAGATGGACTGCATGTGATAGGTCACGGGGCGGGCGTCTTTATCGATGACGCAAACGCAGTTGCGGGAGCGGGCGAATAGAACCAGGCGCTGGCGAATGTATCCGGTGTTGATATCAAAATTGGGGTGGTGCTCGTTCATCAGCACAACGATTTCTTTGAATGTAACAGGCTTTCCAGCCCTCAATAAAACATCAGCAATTTCAATGTTACTAATGGTTTTCACCTGTCGCCCCCGAATGAATTTAAAAATCTAAATCATTTTAAGGTGCGAGAGCGTATGGGGGAACTACTTATTGACCAAACAGGCAAAAAAATCTAAATCTTTTTTCAAACTAACGATAATTTGCGTGACTGGCCTAGTTTTCTCGTGGTAGGAATGTCTTCGCTCAGTAAGTAAAAGTACAATAACAAGACTCTCAAACTCCGTCTTAGGCGCACTCGCTGCGCCTTTTTTTTTGCCTGTCATTTCTCAAAGTAACGGCTGTAGAGGTCATCACTAGCCAACTCTTCAACGCGCCGGGAGACTAACCGGAGCATCTTCTCTCGCTCATTCTCCGGCATTTGACGGTAAAGCCCCAGCAGGTTACTTTCGCTCGCCGTCAGGCCTCCGCGTTCTTCTTCCTCGATACCCATCAGCCACTGCATCGATACACCTGCCACCTCGCAAAGCGCCAGGGCCGATTTTTTGCTGATAGCTCCCTGCCTGTACCAGCCATTAACAGCCTGCGGAGTAATACCAGCAATACGGGCCATATCCGATTTCCGGATCCCCCGGCTGTTCAGTTCCTCAAGGCGATCCACCAGCGTGGGATTGTTTTTCAAAGTGCCTCCAAATCAGGGCCAGAATGGCTCCGCCAGCCAGCCTGCAACCAATATCCGGCCCCGCCAGTCCAGCACCTTAGCCGCCTCGATCAGGTCGAAATCCCCGTTCCGGTGCAGCCAGATAGCCAGAAAGAACTTAGCGAGTACCTTTTCGCCGTGGCTCATGACCTCTAAATCTGCTTTCAGGGCTTCTACACGGCATTGACGCGTAGGTCTGTCCCAATAGCAGGCGATCTCCGGATAACCTGCCACCAGCTCAAAGAAACGTGCCTGGTCTTCACTTTCTCCAGTCATTGCATATCCCTATTCCGCGTGTTGAGCGATCACCAGCCTGACGCCATCGTTTAACAGCTGGTTGATACTTTCGCCGCTAGCCAGAGAAATACGCTCCAGCGCGGCATGATCATCAGGCGTAAGGCGGGCTGAAATCTTCCCGCTGTAGCTCTTGTACGGCTCCAGCCCGTCTTTTTCACAACCCTCAAGGAAGACACGCAAAGAGATCTCCCCCTCTTTTTTCAGGTCAGCCACGCTGTAAGCGTAAAAGTCCGCGCCGCCGTTCAGGCCTATAAACTCCCCGCGAAACATTTCAATGTCCGGATCAAACGAAATTACCGCCGTGTGACCATTAATCTTCATAATATTGTTCATGGTTTAACTCCCATACTCTCTAACCAGATACGCGTTGAGTTAACCGCGCCTTTATCCATTGTGCTCTTTGGGTGTGGACGGTGATAAACACGGGATTCACCGTTGAGCACGAACCGGACGCGAGAACCTTCGGCCTCATTCATCGTAGCGCCTAACCCTGTCATCAGGGCCACAAAATCACGCCATTCAATACCGGATGAAACAGGACGGCGGTAAATCGCTTCCAGCGTCTTTTGGTGTTGTCTCTTCATATCATCTTAGTATCAATTTGTGATACCGCCATAGTATCAGTGTGTGATACCACAATCAATGACAATACGGCGTGGTAACGTATAGCTGCAAGGTGGTGTTTTATTCTTTGAAGGCCAATAGCTAACGATATATTATTCCAGGCGCCGTGGCTGGCCATGCCTTTTTCGCGGTGGTTTATTCTGTTGAAGGTGTGTTTGAGCGGTTCAATGGCTGGCCCACTGTTTTCACAGAAGGCCAGCGCGAGGATTAGCGGTAGAGCGGCGTCCAGCCTTCCTGCTTAGCGATTTCCCTGAATTCTTCCTCAGAGTCGAAGTCGGTGACGCTCATGGCATTACCTACCAAGTCTAAATAAGCATCGGGTTTAGAGCGCAAATGGGCGTGGTCAGGTATTGCTATTACCTTAAGGGCATCCACCAGCCGCGCTCTCAACTGCTGTGCTGACCCGTAACGGCGTACTGCCACCATGATATCGTTTACCGCCTCCGTGAAGCGGTGAGGCGGGACACGCGCCGCGCTGGGGTGCGGTTCGACGTCTGTTGCGGGCACGGTCGGAAACTCCACCTCAGTAACCAGCGGCGGCGTTACCTGATACTGGCCCTGCCCGGTGGTTTCCTCGTATAGCGTGCGGATCTCGTTCAGGAGCGCTATCTGTTCCGGATGGGGCATAGTGTCAAAATCGGGGCGGAGTCGTCGCGCCACCGACTCTAAATGCAAATAATCAGGGTGTGCGGGTACCAGACACCAGCCTCGCGGCGGTATGTACGGTTCCACGGCGTAGGCGCGGTAATCCACGCTCCCGGTGATCCGGTGCTCAAGGTTGCCGAGCCTGTTCGTGATAAACGCCCCACGCGGCAGGAATACCCGCTCAAACCTGCCGTGCCATTTCCCGGCGGTCTCGGTCGGGTTCCCGGTGATGTAACGCGCCGGGCCACAGGCGCTGCAAAGTTTCATGCCGCAGCGCATAGGGGCGTAATCCCAATTAAAGCTCTCTTTGAGTGGCGCGAAGCCCTGACTACTGTAGGCGGTGTTCTCACAGCACCCGCAAACTTCACACTGAAACAGGCTCATTTCTAATCTTGCTCTCGTTGATGTTTATACCGTTCTTTCCCCGTGCCATCACACGCGCCGCAGGGGGGAGACCCATTGTGGTCGTAGCGACCGGAGCCGTTGCAGGATGAGCAGCGCCTTAAGCGCCACCCATACTCGAAACGGAAATACCACTCTGTTCGATGCGCCTTGCGCTGGTGGAAGGTCATGCCACTCCTTTTAGAATTTTTTGTATGGTCAGGCTATGGCCTTCACTCAGGCGAGCCAATTGCCGCAGCCATAAAGTGCGAATAAAAAAACGCTGCCGGGCGGTCAGCTCAGAAAAAATATCATCCAGCCGCCATTGATCGTGCATCGCTTCCCATGCTGCCCGAGGTGTTGCACCAGCTCCAAGAAAACCCGGTGCCTGACAAAACCAGGTGCCGCCAAATCTGTAGATTTTGGGCCTGTATGCCTCTGTTGATATCACGGCTTGCGTAACTCCAGCTCGCTCAGCGCCGCGTTAAGCTCTGTCCAGGTATCCCAGCAGCCCCCGGTGCCCTTCGTCGTCTTAGACGGCGTTTTACACGCGATAAATTCGCTATCCGTGCCAGGGTTCATTAGATACATCGCCACCAGCTTACGGGCCGCATCGATCACCCGGAGACGTTCCGGCGGATCGATGTACAGTGGCAAGGCTGGCCCCTTCTTCGGCTCCAGAGTGGCATTGGCAAAGCGGCTCTCACCCTTGATGAGGCGCTTCGCGGCTTCGCCGTTAATGTAAAACATCGGTTTGATTGCTTCGCTCATAGGTTTCCCTTCGGCTGAGTACAGCCCCTACAGGGGCAGGGCATTTGATCGTAAGTCTCTTGCCAGCGGAAATAGCCCGAGCCGCCGCAATATTTGCAGGTGACAGTAACCGCTTCCGGCGCTGTTGGTGCTTGATGGTACATGGCGGCGCAGGCTACCCATGTAAGCTCTGCGGTGCCGTAAGCCATTTGCTGTTCTGCGGGCTTTATTCCGTTAACCAGCATTGCGGGGCGAATTACGCTTTCAAACCATGCATTAAACTCTGGTAATACCCGCAGCGCTTCATACCGCAGGCGCTCCAGCGCGATTTCTGCCAGACGCAGATCAGTCTCTATCGCCGGGCGGACATTACTGAAAGCGTGCTGACGGGATGCAAGCCGGAGCGCCTTAACGTTTTCCTCTGCACGCTCCAGCAGCTGTTGTGTGGTGAAGCCAGTCATTTTGTCTCCAGTTCGGTTTGGTGCGGGCCAGCGCGTTCAGGCGTAGCGCATATTCGCGCTGGCTCAGGCCTTCTTTGAGGGCGATCTCAGTCGTCCAACCCATCGCGGCGGCTAGCTCGTCAAACTGGCCTGTGAGTATGCCGACGCCCGTTTGCAGGTGGGCGCGTTCCGCTTTCAGATCGGCAATCTCGTCCAGCAGCGCGATCACCGCCTGCGCGGTGGCGTGCTCATGGAAAAAACCGTCACCGTCATCGCCGTAATTCTCATCCTTGAGCGCCTCGATGGCCTTACGGCGGAGTTTGTGCTTCTCCTTCGCAGTGAGCTTCTTGAACTTCACAGGGCCAGATCCTGCTCGGTTAGCAGCACATCACGCAGCGCTTTAGCCTGCGCAGGTGAGGCCACCTCAAAATGCGGGTGCTTCTGGCCTTCCGGCGTCACGACGGTGAGCTTGTGGATCTGGAATAAGCCGCCCAGCGTCCAGTTACAGCCCTTGCCCTCTTCGCGCTTATCACCACCAGCGCCAGTAAAGCGACCGACACAGGAAAAGCCCAGCGTGCCCTGTACCTCATCAAAATCTGCGCCAGCGCCTGCGGCAATAAGCCAGCGGGCGCTCTGGATGGTGTTGCAGGCCGGGCAGATAAAGGCGTAATCCAGCGGCTCTAAGCCCTGCGCTTTGATCTCAGCGCGGAATTCGTCGAGCGGTAGCTCGCGGCAGTTATCAGTCATTTGGCTTCTCCGATGTCCGGCGTGCGGGAAATAATGATCTCTTCTACGGTCTGGACGGCTGGCACGGGGTTCTGTTTGTCCCATTGCTCCATAAATTTTTTGGTCTCCAATTCCGTTTCACCTGCCTGCCATAACGCAAGGGTGTTATGGCGTAAGCGGTAGTGCGCCTGCTGCGCGGCCTGCTGCGTCATGTGCTT